TGGGTAGAATCAGACGCGTTCTGTCTACCGAGACCTTGTCGTTAACTTTCGTCAGAGCGGAACAAGACACTATTAGTGATCCCGAATGGATTCGAACCATTGACCTACTGCTTAGAAGGCAGTTGCTCTATCCAGCTGAGCTACGGGACCAATTTTAAAAGATGATGAATGACTTTATCAGGAATCTCGCCTTCGACTTCACACACCATTAGAGAGTCGGGAATTACGACAATACAATTAAGAATGTCAACCTATCCTTAGTGTGTACCCTTGCGTCACGTCTCTCCACGCTTATCATTCTACGCTTTGTATCACCTTTTGTAGTCGGGGCGGGAATCGAACCCGCACGGACGCAATGTCCATTGGATTTTAAGTCCAACGTGTCTACCTATTCCACCACCCGACCAAAAGTATTAACCAATAAATTAAAGAACATTCTAGTACTGCCACGGGGAATCGAACCCCGCTTTTATGGATGAAAACCATAGGTCCTAACCGATAGACGATGGCAGCGGTTTGCGGTGCGTATGGGATTCGAACCCATGACCTCTGCCGTGACAGGGCAGCATTCTAACCAGGCTAAACTAACGCACCATACCCCCTTTATTAACCCCATTCTGATTATCTTTATACTACAATCAGACGTTACTAATGTAGTCCTTATCGTATTGTCTGACACCACTATCATATTACCCTAGTGACTTAGGCATCCACAGTGAGGAGTTAGGGGGACTAGTATTATAAAACCAACAGGACTATCAAACACCTTTACTCCGTAGTCTTAGTATTTTATCGACTTTAAGAGATCTGTACTCGATTCTTTTCGATTAGACTTTTAATCCTTATCGATTATACCTTTCCTCCCAGACTTCGTATTCTTTGCGCAAACCTATCCGAAGTTCAAAGGGTCAGGTCCTTTAGTGATGAAAAATTAGTCATCTTATTTGATAGAACACTGTTGGTTTAAATATGTTTCAAAGAACGCTTTCTTTTTTTCTTTTACAATTATAACTACTATTTTTTAAAAAAACAATAGATATGACAATTATTTTTCAGATATTTTATCTAAGATTTTAGACAAAGAATGGACTATCTGAGATTTAATCTCATTCTCATAACCCATTCTAAGATCTTCAGTCTTTTCGTTATAACTACGAATAAGTTTATTCCAATCTCTGTCAGATAATTTGACATCATAATGGTAAACATGATTAGTGATACTAACCTGACGATCCTCTAAAACGACAAACAAATTAAGTGTTGCGTTTTTGATGTACCTTTTTTCAGATAGAGGTGCAATCATAAATTTAGAATCTTTGTGAGATATCATCTTTCTACAGATGGCATTACAAATAGCCTCATTCTGAGTTTTTTCCTCTTTAGGTTTTAGGGCTCTGTAATGTATCCATAAAGTATACTTCACATACATTCTTTTCCAAAGTCTTTTAAAAAAATTTTTCATAGTTATTTGTTTTATTTAGACAAAGATACAAATAATTTTCAATCTACCAAATTTTTTTTTATTTTTTTTAGTTTAGTACGTTATCCCCTATTATCAATAAAAATTAATATCTCACTATAATAGTTAATAAAATCATCACTCCAACAATAATTGGTGATGTCTATATCATCTAAACTATATATTTTAAAGTCTGTAAACACTCTTAGGTATACGTCTCTAAACACTTTAAACTTATCTTTTAAGTCTTGTGTATTTAAGTGCCACTCACCAGATATTTTTCTTACATTTTCTTTAATCCAAAATAAATTCTCTACAGTAAATATATCATATTCACCACCTTCACAGTCTGTCTTAAGAAAATCTATTTGTTTAATATTATGATCCTTAATGACTTTAGAGAATGTTGTGGAATATGATTTATTATTAGTGGTGTCCTCAAACAGATATTCAAATTCCATCTTACCAACTTTGTCCGTTATACCTTTATTGATGTAGGTTACAGGACCGTGATTAGTATTTAAAACTAAATAAGGGAATTCGGATAAACTAGGTTCAAAACAAAAAATATGTGATGGGTTCTTTTCAATTATATTAAATGTGAACGGTCCGATACTGGCACCAATGTCAAACACGACATCTCCTTCTTCAACATCAAATACTCTAGTGTAGATACTTCTATCAAACAATTCATTAGTGATGTGTTCTTTAAACACTTCATTCGTTTTACCCCAATTAAAAATTTTATCCATTATATTTTTTCTTCTTTAAACATTTTTTTTATTTCATCAGATAGTTTGTCATAATCCATATCAAATTTATCTGACATAGAGTTAAGTATTCTTTTATTACCGTATGGTGAATTTCCAGGAACTGACCAATTCCTACTAGTCTTTAAATGGTTATAAAATAATACATATGCATTTGCCTTTTTAGTATATGTGGGTACATCAATGGGTAGATTCCATTTTTTAATCATCTCCACACTCCTCTTCTCATTATCCAATTCCAAATCTCTGGCAATATCAATGTGTGATCTAATACCCACAATTTTTTTATCTTTGTTACCTAACCATTCCCACATTTTTTCTAAGGAAACACTTGCCCTATCCCACAACTCTATTTTATCTAACCACTGTGTCATATGACAGAACTCGTGAACTAAAAGTTCTAAATAATCTTCCCTACCTTTGGCATACGCCAGTGTTGGCGGTTTGGTATTATCATCAAAAAAACCTGCACATTTAATATTGTCAGTTAACTTGATATATCTCCTTTTGTATTCTTTTACTTTCACACCATGTTTCTTACATTCACTCTCTACATACTTAATGAAATTTTCCACATTAGTGTTTTTACTCATCTTTGTCTTTGTTTTTATGTTTACTCTTTCTATTATATAAATTTTTAGGGGTTTCTGATCTAGCCACAAAACGACCATCAAAGAAACCATCCTCTATTTGTTGGTGTCTTTCTTGAGTTCTTTTCATTTTATGTTGATCATACTTTTTCATAACCTTAAAATTCTTTGTCTAACTTTTCAATCTTTTCAACTTCTGGTTTATCCATCACACATTTAATTTTTGTGGATGAGTCATCTTTTCTATGTGAAAAATGAATATGAGAATCAACAGTCATATCTGATCTATGCGGATTTCTTTTCCACCTTTCATTTCGTATTACTTGTACAATATCAAATGACATTCTACAACTATCATCCACATTTTCATTATAGATACCCCAAGAACCATTTCTAGTCATTAATGGATCATTAATCAACATGTTACGAGGTTGCACTAACATCTCATCAACATTATCTCTAATATTATGATACCTACCATAATCAGTACTCAATTTCACATCTTTTAGTTTCTTCCATTCCTTTTCCTTACACCAATGTCCAGTTTCTTTACTAACAGAACCATTTATTAACGCCTTACCATCTTTAATCTCTAATATTTCACCTTGTGGAGTTCTATCCCCAACCTCTGGTTGTCTTTTAGGTCTACAAACTTCCTCTAAATATACTTCAAAGGTTGGGTGATCTTTGATAACCTCAAATTGCCCAATACCTACTCTAGAGTAAAAGTCTAATGCCTTTTCTACTAACCAAAGTTGTTCGTCAGTTAATTCTAAATTATTCATTTGTTTTGTCTTTTAAATATTGTTTTACATATTCATACGTTGATTCAAATGAGAAACAAATAGGGTTACCATTTTCATCGTGTGCACCATAAGATTTCACAGGATCACTTTCGATTACTTTACCAGACACACTATCTATTGTTGGGTATTTAGACCAATCTTTTTGTCCCCAATCATTTTCAAAAATAAACCAATTTATCCAATCAATCCCTTCTTCAGTATAATGTGATTCTAAACAGGACTCAAACATAATATATACGTTATCCGACATACGGTACTTACCCTCTAAAAGATCGAAACCAATATCATATAATTCACTAATGTCCTCACTAATTTTTTTATATGACATTAATATTTTTAAAAATTCTTCGTAAGTCATAATCTTTTAGTATTTAAAATTATTTTATCGTCTATTTTTTCAATAGACTCTACAATTAAACCTTTTAAGTCATCATGTATATAACCCATATCCATACCTAGTCCAATATATGGTCCACCCATAGGATCAACTGCAGTATATTTTGGATTACCATTTTCATCTAAATTAAATAGAGATCTGTAAAAATCCCCACCTTTCATTTCAAATGATTCACCTTCACCAATGAAACTAATAGTTTCATCATGTCTATTTTTAAAATTATATTCCATCTTTCTTATTTTTTATTTTCATATATTCCCCATCACAAAGAGTTCTATACCAACCTATGTCAGTTCTTAAAGTTCCTGGTTCGCCAGTTACTTCACAAATTTCATAACTCTTATTTTCTGCCTCTGTTATTCTTTTGAATATTTCATCACTACCACCATTAATATAGAACCTTAGTCCTCCGAACTTTTCTTTAACTTGAGTTACTTGTTTATCCCAACCCAATTTAATTAAATCTTCTATAAGTTCTTTGATGAGTTTTAACCACCCATTGTCCACTTCAAAATAACCACAATCTTTAATTGGTGGTTTTTCAGTTCTCCAACCGTTTTCTAATCCACCTATAGAAATTAGAAAATCATTCATTTCTTCTTCTGTCATATATTTTATTTTAAACTATAAGTCTATCGATATCAATACCTCTTTCAGATAATTGTTCATTCAATTTTTCAAAAACTGAATCTATTCCATCATATACTGTAAGTTCCTCACCTTTTTCTTCTCTCCCTTCGAATTCATAATATAATCTTTTTTTAATATTATAAACCATTTCAAATAGGACCAAAGACATATCAGTAGACTTAGTACATCTTTCGAATTCCATTTTATCGTCAAAATCTGTTAAATCAAATTCCAATTTTGCTTTACTCATAATAATTTAATTTTTATTTCCAAAATAATTGTATCATTAATATTAAAAATGATAAAAATAAACAGACATATGTTTTTGTTGTCAAAGGCTCATCAAATACTTTCCAACTTAATAATGTAAATACCATTGCCCCAATACTGAACCCTATCAATCTGGACGGCCACATTTCACCATTAAATGCGGTTATCATATTTTTTACTGAATACATAAATAACATTGAAATTGGGATACCTGCCAATACTGTTAACCAGTAATTATCTCTAATCCAATTATATTTAAGTTGTCCTTGTAGTTGGAAGAAAGTTAATATTTGCGCAAAAAACCCAACCAACATACCAACTAAAAGATTATTTTTATTTATCATTTATTTTTTTATTATTTAAAAATATTATGTTTTTCAAATTCATCGTCTAATTCTTTTTGTATCTTTTTATCGTTAATGAATTTAGAATCTTCCCACGCCTCTTTAATATCACCCCATTTTATCCACAACCTAAAAAAGTCATATATTAGTTTAATTTTATTCACCCTTTAATAATTTTTCTTTACAATAATTATAAATTTCTTTAGCCCTATCATACTTATCCACTCTTTCATTCCAAATCACAGTAACAATATAATAAGCCTCCCAATAACTACAATTTTCAATTACATTTATATACTCCTCAACAGGAACACCCAACTCTTGTGCAATTCCCTGATCCACCATATTAAATACACCTATCATATTATTTTAAAAATTTAAGTATTTTATCTTTAATCCCTGATTGTTTAATACCTTCATGTCCTCTTGGCGTTAAAACAAAATTATCCAATCCCCAATCTTTCCAATCTTCACCATTCTTACCCATATCTAGATCATCAACCGCAACCCAATGTGTAATCTCAGGATGATCGTGTAGATATTGTTTTATCTCAATAACTCTAGTCATTTCTAAATCCCATCTCGGTGACCATATCCAAACCATATCATTGTACCAATTACACTGTCCTAAGTTTGGTGTTAAATCTATTGGCTTTTTAATAATACCCTGAGATTCGTAATACTCACCCATCTCTTCTAAGTTTGCCCATCGTTTCCAATCGGATGAGGTGACAATCTCAGTACCAGTTTCTTCTATAATTTTATTAAGAATCTTAATTGCTTTTTGATTGAAGTTATCAAATCGGTACTCCAAAGGGAAATCCCCCATAGACATAGATAACTTACGACCATCCCATTTTTCTTGTTTCTTACGTCTCCCACCCCATTCTGAAGATAAACAAATTACCCCATCATGATCTAAAAATATAACTTTCATATATAAATTTTATTATCTAAACAATATTTTACAATATAGTTTTTTAAATTGATTATTGTTTCTTTAAAATCCACTCTTTTGAATTCATTCTCCCATCTTTCACCTTCATTATCCTCTTGTAATAAATCGGAACAACTTTTACTAATCTCAGAAATAAGTTGTTTAAGTGCTACAGTCTGATCAACTACTTGATTATTCTCAATAACCAAATCTTCCAATTCTCTACAATACTCAACTAACTCCATAACTTCAGGTTCATCCATTAGTGTGGTGTTATTTTTGAATATTTGGTTGATTGACTTCATACGAATTCCATTTCATTTGTTTCAGTATCCCAAATCACATTAACAGGTTTGTTTCGATATTCGTATCTATCATTTAACACTGACGCATTAATATAATGCGTATTACCATCAAACACATACCCATAACCCTCATGTATGTGCCCAAATACGTGAATTTTTGGTTTTATTTCTTCAACACGTTTCATAAGTTCTTCACACCCAACGTTCTCATTTCCATAACGGACATAATCTAACTTCCCAAAAGGTGGACCGTGAGTGATAAGAATATCCGTATCCACAGGAATCATATCCCATTTCTCTTTTAACTTTTCACCTCTAGGTAAATTAAATGCCCAATTAAAAAACTCTGGTTGCCAAGGTGTACCATAAATTACTAACTGTTGATCTTCATCGTCCCAAAGATCCATTCTTTCGTCCTGAAGATATTCAACGTTCTTATATCCTGTTAATAAACCTATTAGTTTTTCATAATCGTTCTCAAACCCAAAATCGTGATTCCCCGCAATAAAAACTTTAAAGTCGTAATTGTCTATACTATCAAACCACTTTAAAAAGTTTTCAATCTCAGTAATATACCCTCGACTAGATATGTCACCCGCACAAATAAGAATATCTCCACCAGTTAAAAAACTGTTTAGTTTTTCGTGTTTGGTGTGTGTATCACTTATAAATGTTATTTTCTTTTTCATAATTAATCAAAAAAACCACCAAAATATAATAATGTTAGATGTATTGTTACACCTATCATAGTAACAAAGACACTGTGATTCCCTTCTTTTGGTTTACCGTGTAAATAAGAAGAAATCATTAAGTTAAGTCCAATAAGACTTAGTAAGATAATTTGTGGAACCCCCATAATATATAATTTAGTAAACAAATATAGTTATTATTTCCCATAAAAACAAATGTTTTAACATTTTTATAGTACCAAAGGTGAGATTCGAACTCACAAACCTTTGTTTCTAAGACAAAGAGGTATACCTATTCCCGTCACTTTGGTATTTTGAGCAGGTGGAGAGAATCGAACTCTCGTCCTCTGATTGGAAGTCAGACATAATAAGCCACTATACGACACCTGCATAATTAGTTTACCTAATTTTTAATTTTTTAAAGATATTGATTATCTTTTTGAGATTGAGATTACTTCTCCTACTCAAAAGAAAGTTCACATTTTCTTTTGATGATTTAAACGTTCCTTTTACTACTACTTTCATATTATTTATTTTTTGTGGATACATCTCGGCTTCGAACCGAGGACTCCTGAGTGCAAATCAGGTATGATAGCCAGCTTCATCAATGACCCATTAGTTGCGGGGGAGGGACTCGAACCCACGTAGTTCGGCTTATGAGACCGAGCTGGAACCACCTCCAGTCTACCCCGCAATTTTTAATTACACCGAATTCGGTATATTTAGTTCTCCCGACAGGATTCGAACCTGTGACTCCCTCATTAAAAGTGAGGTGCTCTAAACCAACTGAGCTACGAGAGATTGTTGAGGTTCCGCTCAGATTCGAACTGAGGACACATGATTACAAATCAAGCGTTTTACCAACTAAACTACAGAACCTTATTATCACCCGTATGGTAACCGCTTGATTAACGGGCGAAAAATAGTAGTCTCTGTAGGGTTCGAACCTACGACATCTTGCATGTAAAACAAGCACTCTACCAACTGAGTTAAGAGACTGTTGCGGAAGAGTGAGGTATCGATCCCCATACCCGAAGGTACCACTAGTTTTCAAGACTAGGTCCAGCGCCAGCTGAATTACTCTTCCAGTTTTTTTCAATACGTCAAAGAACTAAAAACAAAAAACCCTAAGTTTTCACTTAGGGTTCCCATTTATAGTATTAAAATTTTACGATTAACTAATGTGACATACCCTAAGTATTGGATGAAGCGAATCCGCCCCTTCCATTTTCGTCTTAACGACCTCTAGTCTGTATGTGAATGTAGTTAACATTGAATTTTTATTTGTTTTTAATTAAATATACACAAATATACAAAAGTTTAAACAAAAAGTCAAATATTTTTAAAAAAATATTTTTATTTCATATTATCCATAGTAAGTTTATCTGCAATATAAACGTGTTTTAATTCCATTTTGAATTTATTTTCGAACCACTCCTTAAAAAAATAAAGGAATGATTTGTTAGATTCAAATTCTGGTGATTCTTTAATAAAGTTTTTATAAACTTCATATCTTATTTCAAGAAAACCCCCAAACGCAAAATATGTCATAATAACATTAGGTAGTGTTAATTCAATTGAATTAGGTTTTGTCCAAATTCTTTTTCTAATCGATTTACCGTTAAAAACATGTATCACATTTTTTTCCTTTTTAAACCTAACTTCTTTAAATAAAGAATTAAATGTATCCTCACCAATTTTTTTTTCTGTAATTACCATATCTTTTCCCATAGTTTTTGATTTATTTAGACAAAGATATGAATAATTTTCATTCTACCAAATTTTTTAACGTTATTTTTATTTGAGGTCAGAGTGAGATTCGAACTCACGAAAAGTAGTTTTGCAGACTACCCCTTTAAACCACTCAGGCATCTGACCGTTAGTTCACTAAACTATATTTTGCTTAATAAATTACATTTGTTTATTGTTGCAAAAATAAGTTTATCGTACACTCTGAGAGATTCGAACTCCCATCTTATGATCCGTAGTCATAGGTTCTGATCCATTGAACTAAGAGTGTATTGGTAGGGATGGGTGGAGTCGAACCACCGAGACTACTGTATAAGAGTAGCATGTTCACCGTTACATCACATCCCCATATTTTGCGGAAAGAATAGGATTCGAACCTACGGTACCCTTTCAAGTACAACACCTTAGCAGGGTGCCACAATAAACCGCTCTGTCATCTTTCCATTAGGTGTACGATGGGACTCGAACCCACTATTGACGGAATCACAACCCGACGCCTCGACCACTTTGGCTTCATACACAGTTGTCTCCCAAGGATTCGAACCTCGATTAAGTGGACCAAAACCACTTGTCCTGCCATTAGACGAGGAGACATTATTTGTCTAAGTGATGGGACTCGAACCCACATAGAACTGTTACATTCATTCCTGATCCCAAATCAGGTCGGCGACCAATTGCCTACACACCTAGTTATTGTGGAACAGGTAGGAATCGAACCTACATTGTCGGATTTTCAGTCCGATGCCTTGACCAACTTGGCAACTATTCCATTTGCACACCCCCAAAGATTCGAACTCTGACCAAACGGGTTGGAGCCGTTTATGCTACCGTTACACTAGAGATGTGTATAAATGTTCAGGAAGACTTTTTTTACATTTCCAAATTAGTAGTTTTTTATTTGCTGAAATCTTCCTTTTAACATTTGTGAGGGTAGTAGGATTCGAACCTACTCAGTCATAGACAACAGATTTACAGTCTGCCCCAACTCTCCAACTTTGGCGTACCCCCATTAATTATTTGCGATTCAGGCAGGACTCGAACCTGCGACAACTTGATTAACAGTCAAGGGCTCTAACCAACTGAGCTACTGAATCATTTAATTTTACATTATATCAAAGAACTTATGTTCTGTCGGTATGGTAGGGATCGAACCTACGAATCTTCTCGATATCAGCGAGATGCCTTAAACCTACTTGGCCACATACCGTAATAAATTAAAAAACCCCAACTCATTTCTGAATTGGGGTACTTTAATCCTTTATTTATTTATCTATCAAAATTTAAATAACGACATAACATACCCCATCCTTCCGTAAATATAAAACGGTTGACACCACTGTATCGGATTACTATGTATGTTATTCATTATCATTTTTTACTGTTTTTAATTAAATATACACAAATATACAAAAGTTTAATTAAAAAGTCAAATATATTTTTAAAATTATTTTTTTTAAAATAAAAAACCCCTAAAAATAGGGGCTTAACAAAAATTTATTTTTTGTTTTTTACTTCACCTCCACCGATGTGCTATCTACATTTTCGGTTCCTGCGGTATCATCAGAAGCAGTACCTGCATCTGTTGCCACACCATTTGTAGTTGCATCATTAGTTGTTGAATCTGATTGTGTGTTTCCACCACAAGACACTAAAAGTGTCATAACTGTCAATACCAAAAAAACTTTTTTCATTTTTAAAAAAATTATTTAATTATTAGTTAGGCTTTTCACCCATCGGAGATTATAAGTGTCTCTAACTATACAAAACAAAATTATAAAAAAAATATGTGAAAGTAAAACTTTTTAACATTTGATAACAATTTATTTATTGTCACCATATTTTTCCTTCAAATACTTTACCCACTCTTCTTGCTTCCTACCATTAATAAAAAACCAACCCAAATTAATCTCAAACCATTTATTAAAACTGTATAATATATTTCTTATAATGAAAAAAATTGTAATAAAAAAAACTATTATTATCGGTGCAAAAGGTACCCAACCCATAAAATTTTGAAATTTAGATATGTCTTTTCTAACCACACCAGCACACATTAAAAAATATTGAACGAATAGTGTGAACGTAATCACAAAAAATACTGTAAATTTACCTATAATCTCAAACATAACTTAATCTTTTATTATTCTTTTATGTGTCTTAGTGGATACCTCTTTAATTTTTTTCTGCGATGATGGTGATTCGCCTAAACCATTTGCCATCCAAGATTTAATCTCCATTTCCTGTAAAAAATCAGATACATTAGGTATAAACTTTTTACCATAATCCTCTAATATATGGTATTCACATATATCTTTAACTGATACAGTTTTACCATCAGAGTTTGTTATATATTCCCCAAATATAGGTATCATTACTTCAAATATGAAAAACATATTATGGGTTAACGCCCTATGTCTATTATCACTAAAGTATTTTTTAGAGACATCCATTTTATTATGAAGTGGTAAGTAATCTTCTACATTACCACCCCACAGTTTTATGGAAGATTTGGAATGTACTAAAGGATTAGCCATTAGTTTCTTCTATATTAGAATCATTAGTTTCATCATCTAAACCATCACCAACCGTTACATCCCAAATTTTAGATTCCTCTACATCCTCTTCATAGATTTCACCCCAATACTCCTCACTAACAATTGTACTAACAGTAATCTCTTGTTCAGAATTCATATTATATTCTATTTTACCCGATGTACCAGCATTATTCCAATTATACTCTACACCTGATTCATCTAATATCTGAAATAGAAAACTCCAATGATCATCTAAATTTAAAACACCTTCTCTTTGCGGGTATATCCCTACATATGAAAATGAACCGAAGGAATCTCCTCCTCCCTCAAATTCAATTTCAACTGTGTCATTTTGTGGATCAAAATCAGGGTACCCACTTTTAATCATCTCAATAAAACTTTTTTTAATTCCCATTTTTTTATTTTCTAAATTTTTCGGAAAACTCAGTATCCTCTAATTCTGGTGGGCAAACATCAATAATGTGTTTTCTCCACCAACTCTTTAATTTTATTTTAATTATTTTTAACATAAATCTCTACAGTATAAGTTTGCCAAAATTAATCTAGCAAATTTTAATTCTTTAGACCTATTTAAACGCAAACCATATGCGCGAGCAATAACATTTAAATGAGGGTATGCCTCACTTATCGTCATTTGTCCTATCGTTTTTTGATTCATAATCATTTTTATTTACACATACATAAACTTCTTGAAACCACCCAAAAACACATTCACCTGAAAATTTAACTGGTATAAATTCATCCCAATTGAAATTCGGTATTACGTCATAATATGTTTCATTTGGAAAAATTACTCTAACCATTTAGTTGGGGTATTTATTAACATAGTCTAATGCAGATAATGATAAATATTTAATTAACCTTTCGTTATCTAATTTTTTAACTTTTCCTAAATCTGACATCATCTCTAAATAAGACTCAACAATCTTATCAAACTTTCTTTTGTAATAATCTTCAGGTGGCATATAATTATTTTTTTTACAAATATAGTAAATATTTTTTAATTAGTCACAAAATATGCAATAATTCCGATAAAAATAAACCAACCTATTACGATAATAGTCCATTTGTAATCTTCTTTAATATTTCTCATATTATTATTTTTAAAAATTTTAGTCCCACCAACCCTTAAGTCCTGAACCATCAAACCATTTATAATATTGATCAGTTTCTTTTTTCTCTTCCTCAGTTAAAGTCTTCTTAAACTTTTTATAATCTTTATAATCCTGACCTTTTAAAATTTTGAATAGTTCTTTCCATTCTTTTTCCTCAATTTTACGGGACAGTTCAAAAACTTTACTATTATGATTCTCTTCTTCTTCAGTATTCTTTTCTACTAATCTAGAATATCCTGGTTTATCAGGTACTTCCTCAAACTCCCAATCATGAAGGTGTAACGGTCCTAACTCAGATTCAGCCATTTCAATGTAGTTACTCTCATTATAATTTTTAATGATTTCTACTGCACGTTTCATTGCGGCAACTTTTTTCAATCTTGATATGTCAATCTCCAACCCTTTTTTTTCTAAGTTTTCTGACATATGAGTTAAACCAACCTCCAGAAACATTAAAGTTCCGTGATGATCCCACCAATAGTGGTTTGCCAATGGTTTCCTAAATCTCCATACGTTTTTTATGAAACGCATTATATCATACCTAAAAAAAGAATAAAATTTATAAATCTTACTCTGATGCCACGATAATTTTTTTAAACTTTCCGCAAAAGTGTCCGCAAATTTTATTTCCATATTACCTAAATAGTCTTTCTAATATATTCAAATTTAATTTATCTATAAGGGATAAGTCATCACCCCAAATATTTTTTTCACACAAGTCCTCATATAATGAAAATAAGGGAGTTCTTAAAAATAAAAAATCCCACTTAGATATTCTGAACTTAGGAATGTTAGTTTTGTTGGGTAATTTAAACTCAAAAGAAAGTAATGAGTAAGCATTATGATTTTTACTAATAGTAAAAAAATTAACACCCCAATTACTATGATAATCATTTATCTTTAATGTGATTAAATTAAAAATCAAATGAAACTTTCTAGTTTCCCAACTTATTTTTTCTAAATGTCTTCTCATTTTAATACTTATATGGTTTTAGAAAACTTATCACATACCCAAAAAAATAAATATATTTTTTAAAGCCATATTTTTGACTAAATGTGAATCTTTTTGTGAAGGATATTCCGTAACCGAATAACCTAAACCAAAAAATATCTTTACTTTTATGACAATAAAAAAACTTACCCATATTACAATTATAACGTTTTTAAACTGAAAGTCAAATCATTAGATAAGGTTTCCATTCTTCATTGATGTTTCCGTTCATTCTTTCTATGAATTCTATATATGTTGGTGCATATGGTTTCCTAATCATTTCCATATTAGACTCTTCAGGTGTTTTATCACCTTTATTAAGATTACACTCACCACAACAAGTTACTAAATTTTTCCAACTATTCCCACCACCTCTTGATTTTGGTAGTACGTGATCTAATGTCAGATTCTTATTTGTACCACAATAGACACACTTATGACCATCCCTCCTAAATATGTTATACCTACTTAATGGTACTTTTTTATAAGGTAAGAAAATGTATCTCATTAATCTAATAATTGTTGGTCTCTTAAAAGTTTTTACGGTAGATACAATAGGGTTATTATCGTCAGAAAAAATAATTTCTGCCTTACCCTTGTAGACTAATTTAAACCCCCTTTTCAGTGTTGTAACATTCAATGGGGTGTAGTCATTATTTAGAACTAGTACCTTTTCCATATCATTTATAAATATTTTATTAAAATAAAAACCCCCAAATAAATGGGGGTCTTATAAAATTGGGGCCGATAGGATCTCTATCTGGCGAATCCACCACTTTGTTTTTAAGGAACAAAGAAACCTTTAGTGGAGGTGGAGGGTTTCGAACCCTCGTCCTTCCCATGTCCAAATGGATTTCTACGTGTGTAGTCAGTTTTTCTAAACTAACAAAATAGACAGTTCCCTTATTACACTGTTCGGTTTACTGACAACTAATCCTCAGTCTTCTTATTTATAAAGGTTCAAAAAGATAATAACCTGTATGTATTACTCGATTAGGCGAATACAACCTCTTCTTTTGCAATTGTACCTACAGTACCATTCAAAAGAATGTTTTCGTTTAGGGCTAAGCCCATGTTTGTATCGTTGCCGACTATTGTTTTTTTTAGATTAACGCTCTACCACGACACGCTTACGCCTACTCTTCTTACGCGAAGTCAAATCCAATACACCCCCATTTTTCAAAGAACTTTTCTTTAATGATTTATCGTAACCTTTGTTATAAGAAATAATATCATAACAATCAATTTCATGATCATCGTACATCTTACTCTTCTCAAATAACTGTTTCGTTAAACTCATATATAAGTATAGTGATATTTATTTATAAAATCAAATATTTATTACATATGTCATTAAAATTATTAGATATTTTAAACGAAGAAAAAGAAAGATGTGAATATCAAGTTAGAGATATCGGTGGTTCCGTATACTACAAAAAATGTGGTAAGGGTAAAAAATGGTTATTTACTGATGAAATAGATTTCTTAAAAAATTCAAAAAAATCTAACACTGAAGAGTGGGAAAAACCAAAAGATAAAAAATCTAAAATAAGACAACTAAATGTTCCACAAAAAAAAGGAGACAAGTTAGAAGATTTAAAAATCTATTATACTAACTTATCTCCAGATAATTATAAAATCGAAGTGGAAGGAGATGCTATAGTTATTAAACCATCTCCTCTAAAATACCAATAATTTCACTTAATACTAAAAGTATTGTGGCAATAATTAAATTAAACGGTATAAAACAATATCCAATAATCCTTACACCACTTTTAATGAAAGATACTATTTGATGCCATTTTTGGTTAGGCATTTTATCGATATCAATTTTTTTAAAATCTTCTCTCACATATCTCGGTGGTACATCGATAACTAAATTAGTATCAACTTCAATTTTCTCACTCTCATTTACTACCCAACCTAATGATTCATCATCTTTTAAATCAGAGGCAATCTCAATATTACTCAATAAAGTATTAACATTTTCATAATTACCATAAACAGACATATTTAAAACGTCATTTGGTAAACTTTCAATTAAACGTTTAACATCTTCATTGATGAACTTTAATCTCTGTTGAAATTCTTTCTTTTTAGTACCCATTATATGTTGTTTTTAATTATTTTTTTAATAGTTTCTTTATGCGTATTTATCCTTTCTTCTTCTTTTTGAAGGTACTCTATAAAAGATTTAATAATCCAATATATTGTAGATTCATCAGTAACTCTATTACTATCGTTTGGTTCGGATTCAGTATGAATTAAAAATGTGTTTGAATCAATAAAATATTTTTCTCTATCTTGTAGATGACACTCTAATACAATAATATCTTTACCTATAACAGTATTGATGTATTGTAAACTAAAAGGTTTTTTATGTCTACTTAAATAATCATTTTCCAAAATGTTCTCTTTATCATTAAATGTATTATAGATAGTTAGAATTTTTCGATCTTTGGACATTATTTTTTGATGTAACTCCCAATTTATGATTGATAAATTTTCCATATTATTTAAATGGTTTTTTCATTTGTATTTTAAACATCATTTCAGTCACCTCTTCAGGTGACAACCAACCAGCAACATCAATACTATCATCAGGTAAAGGATAACCTACCTCAAAGGTATTTACGCCATCACCATAAAACCCAACACTTCCCCCAATAACAGATACATAATGTCCGTTATCAAAATTAAGTAGGGCTTGTACCCCTTTGTCGGTATCAAAAAAATTGATTTTGTGTGGATTAAATTTTAAATCTTGAAACGTTTTAAGTTCGTTTGGGTAAAGATTTTTAATAAAATCTAATTCATAAGACATCTCATTGTAAAGAATATCAAACTTTTCGTAGTTTGGCTTTTCATCTAAATAATCTTTAAGTTTCTTAATTAACGTCTCACTCATTTATTATGATTTGTTACAAAGTTAAAATAAAAATATTGAAAAACAAAATTTATTTATTTCTTTCTTCATAAAGTTTTAACATACGATTTCTGGCGTAATCGCAGTAGTCCTCAACTAAATCAATACCAATATACTGTCTACCCATTTTAGAAGACGCATATGGTGTGGTACCAGTACCTGAAAAATTATCGAGAACAATATCGTTTGGTTCAGAGTATAAGTCAATAAAGTACTTAGCAAATTCAGATGAGAATGTTGCCTCATGACCCTCAACCTTTCCATCATTATTTTTTGCCTCAATGAAGTTATAGTAGGTTTTGAAATATCTTTGTCCTGTTTTAGAAATAGACATAACTTTTTTATTTGCATTGAAGTTGGGTGTCTTAGCGAATATGTACACCATCTCAACAATTCTAGTCATTCTATTTGGGTGACCACTTAATGGTACACAGGATTTCTTTTTCCAAGATGCAGTATCATATATCTCTAATCCCGTATTTTCAAAAACTTCATTAATCAAAATGTAAGGTAACGAAGGATTAAAGGTGGTATAACTATAATTGAATACAATGACACCATCATCAGTTAATATTCTCTCATATTGTTTAAATACGTCCACCAACCAACTTAAATACTCCTTAACAGGTTGATTATCTTTAATGACATCTTTTGCACCAGGATATTTATGATTATCTTTCCTAATAGACGCTAAGTATGGTGGTGAAGTTAGAATAAGGTTAATTGATTTATCATTAATCAACTTCATAGTCTCAACTGTATCCCCACAATATATATCATTTGTAAGTATCCCTACATCTGTAGGACTTGTGGGATCATATATATCTTCTAAGTCATTAAAAACTTCATCATATACCTCAACTTCAGTACTACCAGTAGTATACTCTTTAACATCGAACAAAACTCCTTGTACGACATCTAATTTTCTTTTTGGTCTTTTTGCCATATTATAATAAAAATGAATGTTTAAATAAATCTAACTGTTCACCGAACACAGGTAATATATTTTGGTTTTCTCCGTAGTTCATAACTAACAGTTCTTCCCCCATATTTTGTTTTACACCACTTTTTGCTGCCGCGGCTTTAGCGAATTCTTTCATTTCCCACACATATTCGTGTTTAGGAAACCAAACCCTTAATAAAGGAAAGTCATAATAACTAAGTGAAAATTTACCACTAATAGATTTTAATGAATCAGCCAATCTTTCGTGATCATTTCTATCGAAGTCGTGATTAGAATAATAATTTTCTGTTTTCCAATATGGGGGATCCACATAAAAATATGTTTTCTCAGAATCATATTTTTCTATGACTTCCTGAAAATCCATATTTTCTACAAATGTAATTTTATCAAAATGAGAACGATATTTTTTATCCTTCAGTTTATCCATAAAAATTAAAACCTTACATCTATATTTACCTTTATAGTCCATATAGGACGATGTTTCAGGTTTAGAACCTGAGAATATTTGAGTTAATACATATACATATTTTGCCGCAACCTCAAATCTATTATCATCGGTAATTGTAACACCACTATGAAAAACTTCTTTCTGATATTCATTGAACATTTCTTCATATGTAGTTGGTGTATCCTCAACACCTAATTGTTGACAGGGGTATTTGGACATTTCGTCCCACATTCTATCATAATCTTTACAACAACTAAATAAGTTTGCATTAAGTCCGTTAAAATCGTTATACACTACCGTCTTTAAATTAGGGTAATGATTTAAATCCATTTTAAAAAATACCCAAAACATACCACTGAATGGTTCAACGTATGTTTCTATATCTCTCGGTATGTACGGAACTATCCATTTAGATATTCTAGCCTTACCACCAATATAACTAATCATCTATTTTTTCTTTAATAATAATTATTTTTTTTTGAATTGTCAACTCACCCTTTAAGTTTAACTATAATACTTATTCTATGATAATTATCGAATATAGTCCCATATTCACCTTTATTTATTACCCATTTATATTCTAACATATCATTTGGGATTGCACCGTCTTTAGTAAATAACCCACAATTGGATTTACATATATTCTCTAAAATCTTTTTATTGTATTTCTTCCACCATTTAGAGTTAAAAATACTAACAATAAAATTATTATATTCTTCTGAGCCATTAAAATTGTCAAAAAAAGAATTTCCTTTACCCCACTTACTTCTAGTTGGGGATACTTTTATAATAGGTTCAGAATAAAGTCTAAATTTTTTCAAATCTTTTTTAGAATATTTCTTTATTTCATAAAGATTACCCTCTTTATCTTTAGCGTCTGCCTTTATGAATCTTGACTCTTCCATAATTGGTTTAAAGAGTTCAGGATCTTTATTTAGACTTAATATCTTTTCCACATTGTTTCTTCCGTTACCAGTCCATTTTATGCGGGGAGATTTTATATACCTATCGAAATTGTATTTTTTTCGTACTTCCTTTTCAAAACTATAGCCCGCATTAACTCGTATGCGTCCATTCATAACTATTGTTTTAGAAATTAAGGGGTATCAGCTGATACCCCTTTTAATTTAAGATTAAGAATTCATCGATAAGGATTGTGACCTCATCTGTTCTTTAATCTGTTCTACCTTACTCAGAAGAAAAGTTTTATCTTCTTCTGAAAGTTCATTAGTTTCTGACCATTTCATTCCTAAAACACTCATCAACTCCCAATTCTTTTCTTGTTCAGTTAGGTTTGGGTCCGTTGCGTTTTTGTTAATACTCATATTTTATTTTTTTGAATCTTCTTCTATTTGTTTTTGCTCTAATAGAGTTATTATACTTTCTTTGATAGAAAGGTATGTGTCGATGTCAAAGTTTCTTAAAACCCCACTAAACGTAGTGATATCGTGTGACACAATGCTGATTTTGTCTTTTTCCATATCATAAACAATTTGTGCTAACAAATCCCTCACAACATATTCTTTTTGTTTGTCATCTAACTGATCGAAAATCGGTTCATTGACTTGAATCACTACATCGTAATCCGTCATAAACTTAACAATGTCATTAGTTTTAGAAACTTTACCAAACTCCTTCTTAATTGCATCGTTAGATAAAATTTTAATTTTCACCATTCTAGGAATAGATGTCTGATCAATGTGTTTTTGAAATAACGATAATGTGTCTTCGTAAACTTCTTCAAATTTTGCCATAAATTATAATTTTTTAATATTAATGTTTAATGATAGGTATTATTTTTACAAAAATCAAATTTTTAAGTCTTTTATTTTTTCTTTTTCCTCCTCACTAATATTTTCTGGTATATCTAACCAAATCTCAATTAACATATCACCCTTTTCATTTTTTCTAAACAATCCTCTATTTGGTATTCTTAACATACTCCCTACTTTAGTACCTTCTTTTATTTTAAATTTTATTTTACCTTCTAAAGTATCTACTTGAACATCATCATTACCTATTACTAAATCTTTATATGGTAGGTTAATTCTTTGGTGTATGTCATTTCCAACCCTTCTATATTTTTCATGAGGTACCTCAACTATATTTAATATTAAATCACCGTCCATACCTTTTCTGATAGAATTACCCATACCATTAACTTTGAATGATTCACCATCCATAATACCCTTTGGTATATCGAATTCGAATTCTACTTCACCCGTATTAGTACCCACACCAAAACAGGTTTCACATTTTTTAATTATGACTTCACCCGAACCCGAACAATTCAGACAACTAGTCGCATTAGACATTCTACCGAATGGTGTATCCTGTACCTGAGTTACCACACCTGTACCCCCACATACGTTACACTGAGTTGACTCCCCTCCAGTATTATTACAGGTGTTACATTTATTTGATTTACGGTATTTTATTTTTTTGTGAGTACCCTCAAATATTTCTTCCAAACTTACTTTTACATTTACTCTAATATCTGCACCTTTTCTTCTCCTATTTTGATTCCCAAAGAAGGATGAAAACATATCATTCATATTCATACCACCAAAAGGGTTAGTTTTACCATCTGCAGTCCCAAACCTATCATAGTTTGTCTTTTTTTCTTTGTCAGACAGTATTGAGTATGCTTCCGCAATGTCTTTAAATTTTTCTTCAGCCTCTTTATTGTTAGGATTAAGGTCAGGATGATACTGTTTAGACAGTCTTCTATACGATTTTTTTATATCGTTTTCTGTAGCGTTTCTCTCTACCTCTAATATTTTATAATAATCTTTATTCATTACTTCTATTTATATATTACAAATAATAAGTATTTTTTATAAAAAATAAAGATATGCGTTACAGAATTATTATCACCCAAAATGGTAAAAAGAAAAAAATACTATATGAGGGTAATAGTGAAGATATCGGAAAACAAAACTATTTCAAAATTAGGGATAACAATAAAGTATTATTCCCTAAAAAAAGTAATGCATATAAGAAAATAAAATCTGTAACATATGAAATTCTTTTCTTAAAAGAAAAAGAAGAAAGAGATACTGATTATTTTGAAAGAGATGATTTAGGTAGAGTCATACCTATATCTATAAAAAGTGATAGATGGACTATAGTACACAAAGATGAATATTTTTACGAAGAAAAATTTACTGTTTTTGGTTTTAATTATAGAATGGAAACCAAAGAAATAATTAAAAAGATTCTTTTGAAGAAGTCTAAGGATGATAATATTAAAATGATAAATTATGTCACCAATAAAGTTTTAATACATCAGAATGGTGACTTTGATATTATAACCTGTAAAAATACTAATGACTCAAAAAGGTTATACTTAACTATTAAGGAATTTTGTGATCATAACAAAATTAGTAATGTTGTCTTTACTGGTTTGGTTGGTATTAAAAGTAGAGTTAAATTATACAAAAGAATTTCAGAAAAGACTGGGTGGAGTATGAATAAGACTTATCGTACATCCACCCGTCCTTAATTACTCAACCCCTACTTGAAATTTGTTTTCTAAATCAGATATTAAATCATTTAATTTTTGAATATCGTCAGATTCGTCAATGTAGACTGGATTAATACATTTAATCTCTTCTTTTCCTTCTGTTGGCATAAAGAATAATCTAACGTCATCACCTCTATTTTCTAAGTATTCTTTAACATTTTCACCGTAAATTCTAATCATATCTGTATTAGTGAATAATGATTTTTCTAAATAAAATACTAAAATTAATGGTGTGTAATCCCTATTTTCTGATCTAAATTTTTCTAATGAAACGTACTCAACATCATCAGTTGTGATATCATATTTTTGACTGAACTCATTCTCTTTTGACGTTCTTTCTTCTTCACCTATAGCATCAACACACTCAATAGGATTATTATTATCATCAACTAAATAAACTAAATAATGTCTAACACCTTTCTCTAAACGATTATTTTTAGTAATTATCTTCATAACTTTTTATATTACCTTTTGTTATTATTTAACAATGTTAATGAAAATATAATTAACTGTAAATGTTATAAAACAAAAAAGGGAAGATTTCTCTTCCCTCTTTAATTTCGGTGTCGGAATGGTGATCCTCTTTTATTTTCGGTGGTAGACTAACCACCCCTACATTATTACCCGTTTTGGTTCGGATGTCTTTTTTTTAATTGAGACAAACTCAACTATCTTTTTCACATGAGATAAACAAGAGGTATGTTTTACGACCTAGAGTGTGGGTCAACCCCACTTTAACTCACCTATGGTCGCCACTTTATACTTTAATCTGAAGTAAAGTGGTAAAACCCCGTCTGATCAACTTGTTTTTTTGTAGTTTTTAAAGTTGCAGAAACCATTCGTTTATTGGACTTAAAGGGAGTACGTTAACCCCCAATCCTTTACACCTAATGACATTGTGGTATCGGAATCGTCTGACACTTTTACATAACCTTGAGTGGTCCCTCCGCTTTCACGGTTTACACCCTTATAGTTATGTGGGTTATCAAAGCCCTCTTCCTGATTGTAGCTTAATTTATAGGTTTAAAATTTTGCTGCAATGATTCGTTAACTACCACAAATATCTTCAAAGAACGTTTTATATAGTAACTAAACTATATCTAATATCATTAATAGTCTCCATCAGTATTGATTCTGGTGTCATATTCTTTCCACCTAATATAGATTTAAGAATTGACGGACTGAATCCCGATACTAACGCAGTACCATTTTTATCAAACTCAACTGGGAAATTCCCACCTTTAGCATTTAAATTCCAGTAAATGATATCAGGAATTTTATATCCCGCTTCATTATACATTTCCTCAATCATAGATTGTGCTCCCAAACTATCTCTTCTGTTAGCCTGATTGAATTGCATATCTGACAAAATTAATATCTTAGTCGGCATAAATTCCTCCGTAATATTATTATTTTTTGCCTGTGTTAAAATTAGGTTAAACACTTTTTCTAAATTAGTGCTCATACCCCAATCAGCGTTTCTCAACTGTGATAGTCTTTGTTTTAGACTACCTCTTAGGTATTGTAATTCAGGATCTTCAGAGAATGTAATGAACGCATCTTTAAAGTTACCTGAATTTCTTTCTGAAATATACATACCTAACGATATTGCAATATCCATACAAGTTAGGTTAGGATTCCCTCCCACCTCACAAGCCATAGATCCTGAAACATCTACAACTGGTAAAATTCTTTCTTCAGAACCTTCCATCCAATTAGGTAGTGACTCCCATTGTTTATCATTAACAACATCATCACCACCCATATTCATAGATTTTATGATATCATATGGGTATACTGCACCAGCATTAACTTTCGCAGTTCCATCAACTAAGGCAGTTTTATATTCCTCATACCTTGTCGAATCGTTTCTTTTGAATGACTTCTGATACCTTGATGATGCGAGAGAAGGAAGTTTAGAATAATCAATTGCCTCCCAATCTCTAGCACACATCTTAGTCTCCACAACGTTAGTTAGTTCCACTAACATCTTTCGATATTGTTTCGGTGTAAACTTAAACAATTTTCTAAGTCCGTTAGCGATAATACCTTTTCTCGGCATCCATTTAGCACATAGACCGTCTCCGTTTGTTAAAGCCGTTCTAATAAGTGAATACATATCGTCCTCTAACTCTGTACCAAATAAAACTAAAACATCATCCCATCTACCAAATTCTGGTATCAAAGCAATGTTCTTTCTAACAGTTTGTGGTGAGTTGGTGGTTAGGTGTGAAATAACGTCTCTAAAGACTTTTCTTTCTCCTGACCCACCTCTAACGTCTCTAGCCCAAAATAAGACTTTAGACGCCACCAAAGGATTTTCATTAAAGGCTTCTTCGAAAACTTTAACTACTTTATCTTTTGATTTCCCTCTCATCGATCCGATAGAGAAAAACAAATCAACACATTTATTCAATGTGGTGTTGTTTGTAACCATACCATTATCAGTTAATGTTACGTTACTTTTATTTTCTACCAAAATTGTTTGAGAGTCGCTCATAATAAAACTTTTTTAATTTCTGAATACAAATATAGTTACAATTTTCTTAAAAGTCAAATATTTTAGAAAAAAAATATTTTTTTAATTATCAAACCAAAAAACTAATCTTACATCTTTAGGGTTACCTATATCTAACAATGCATCCACAACATCTCTGAAAAAGTAAGTACCCACACCAACTTCATGTAAGTCACTGTCAGACATCTTATAGTAAGAACTATTCATTATCTCATCTAAATAAAGATAGTTCGCAGAATGTGCGTCCATACCCCATTCATCAAATATATTACATAGTTCATCAGAAACATCGTCAGGTAAACCCCTATCCATATCCGCAATTAATTCCATAGATCCGTCTCTAACACCTGCAAGTGCCCCAAATAAACTATAATTTCTTCCACCATATGGTTGATCTGTATATGGGTATGGGAATTTACTTTCATCTTTCCAGTATGGGAAATTTGGGTCGTCCGTAATAGACGGTTTCAAAAATTTATTCATTATATAATCCTCTATTTTGTTTTTAGGATTATTTTTACCACTCAAATATCTATAGATAATATCTGTCGCTTCTTTATCTGTTAAACCAAAATTATGTGTTATTTTATCTCTCATAACGTCTATCGCGTATGAGTTATAAAACTTATCACTTACTTTTTCCCACTTTCTATTTTTAGGATTAAATTTTTCTGCGTACATATGAACATCACATCCCATATTCTTTTTTTTTACAAATATATTATTTTATTTATAAATATACAAATTTTTTACTTATATCTTGTTTTCAGATACTCCAAATTACTTTTGAGTACATCTTTTCCGAAAAATCTTTCTTTGAAATCGTCTTCTCTATAATATAAGTTAATACCATTTAAATCTTTGGATTGTCCGACAAATATATCAATATATCTGTATTGTCTTTTAGTGGAACTTAATAACGCCGCCTTAGATTTACTCTTTACCTGTACTAAAGATATTTCACCTTCTTTTTCTACAATGAAATCTATACCATACATCATATCAATAAAGTTACCATTTTGTCCCTCAAATATAATACTAAAACCATCTTTAATTAACAAGTCCTTAGTTAAAGATTCTACAAAGTCACCAACTTTAGTATTGTTTCTGGTATTATATGTAAAATCTTTATACTCATCGATAGTAAAATATTTCTTTAATAACTTATAGATACTATCACCTTTCTTAAGTGTTAGTAAATAATTTTTAATTTCAGTTACATTAAGTTTAGATAACATTTCTATTTGTCCACCTTTCAGAAACAAAGTGGTTAGTAGTTCAGAAATGTCACTGTAGTTGGAGTTCAGTTTATTGACATAATCCCATTCTCCGTTTTCATCCTTTACTAAACAACAGTTTTTCAATTTGTCACTGAAGTATGTACCATCGGTTTTTTTGATGATGTCTTCTATCTTTTTAGTTTTATATAAATAGGATAGTGGTTCTTGATAGGCAGGATTTAAATCCTCACATTCTCGAATCTCATCTAAGATTTTGTTAATAACATCTTTCATGTTTAACCCATCTCTTTCACACACCCAAGAACCTAATTTTTTAATGTTATCACATACTAGTTTTTCATTACCATAGAATCTACCACAACAGTAATAATCAATTAACCTCTCTTCTAGTATTGTGTCAGCAACCTTACGTTCTTTTTCTTCGAATTCGACACTAGGGTGACTTAACCCATTATCAAAAACTTCTTTTTCATCATTTAAGATGAAATCAATAAAATCATTATGTATATCTTTATTTTCCATATAACAATTATATGGATTATAGATTAAAATGTCAAACTCTATCTATTTCAAAAACAAATGTAATACCTGCGATGTTGATTTCAATCAAATCGTTATGTGTAAAATTATTTAGATTATTGTTGGTATTATAAAACAATTCTTCATCTAATTTTTTATGTGTTTTCTCATCTAATTTATACATAATAGTTAGTCCATTGGTTTCTATTACTTCATTTTCAACACATTCATTCGCAATATCTAATACCTTTTCTAAATTCATACTAAAAAACATTTATTAATCTTTCCCAAAACCTCCTCAAAAAAGATTTTTTTATTTTTTTGACTTTACTACCATTGGTTTTTATGTGATCACCAAGACCAGATTTTATCTGTTTTATAAATTGTTCTTTCTTAAGTTGGGTTCTTATTCTTTCCGCCTCAATGTCACCATTTACTTTTTCAAACTCATTCATAAAAACAAATATAACTATAAAATCCTAACAAGTGAAGAAAATAAGGTAGGAAATAATGGTTTAGGTAAATTATTCATATCAAACCACCCCCAATTTTGATTCTCCTCATTCAAATCACATTCATATTCTTCTTTACAGTAACCAATATAAAAATGATAAGGGTAACCCATTTCCCATTGTTTTTCAAATAATTCATATCGTATATTATCCGATTCTATTTTAGTTTCCTCAAAAAGTTCTCTTTTAATACCTTCTAAAATGGTTTCCCCCTTTTCAATCTTACCTCCGAATAAACTCCAAGTGTTAGAAAAATTTACATTTTCCCCTCTCTGACCTAATAAAAATTTATTGGTTGTGGTACATAATAATAATACACCACCATACTTTTTTAAATTTTTCATAAAACATTATTTAATTTTTCCTGTATCTAAATTAAGTAAACTATTTAGATTAACACCATAAGGTAATCCTACGTGAACGTGAGAACCTTTCGGACTAGTTTCCCATAAAGATATTTCCGCTAACGGAGTACCTAATGTTACTTCTTGACCCTTAACTACTTTTATTTTTTGTAGGTGAGTATAGAATATATCAGTGTAACCATCTTTACCTTTTACTGTGATAGAACCACCGTATATTTTACCTGTATGATCTTCATCATTACCACCTATTTTGGAAACAGTCCCTTTAGTGATGGAATATACTGTAGTACCAGGTGTACCAAATATATCCGTAGCGTTATCCGATTGCCAATTACCTAATGCTCTAGAGGCATGATTTTTAGGTCCATTTTTATCTACAACAATTGATTTACCCAATATATAACTATTGTTACCTACGATAGTTGGTGCATCTACAGTTTTTTTAGGTTCCTCAGTTTTTTTAGGTTCCTCAGTTTTTACTTTTTTTTTACAAAACTTTGGTTTGTTGACTACACCTGAACCACAAAAAGTAAAATGCCACGACTCACTTCTCGCCTCACCCCAATACCAACCATATTTTTCACCATTTGTTCTAATCCAATCCTTTCCGTTTGCAATATCTATCGCATTACCAAAACCATGATTAGATGTACAATACCCACCACCTTGATCAACCCATTTGGATTTGGTGTTAGGTACGGGTGATGCAGCATCTGGACCATTATGAAATTTTTTGTCTTCCCAAGCATACCATTGACTCCATTGATTTCTTTCATAATCACCAGGATTACCACAAATTCTATATCCATCTGTCAATGTTATTTTAACGCCATCATTCTTCGCATCTGCCACCATTTTTTTAAATTGGATTGCCGCTGCATTAGATAGGTATTCCGTTTTACCATTAACGTCATTCATTACTTGAGTTAATTCGCTCGATAACAACTTACCATTTTTATTATAATCTCTACCACTATCGTCAGAACCATCTACACTTTCTTCAGGTTTTTTTGGTTTACCAGCATTTACCCAATCTTTACCCAATAATGCAAATGCATTTCTTAAATGTTCGTTTATACTACCATTAGAATCTAATTTAGGGTCTGGTAATCCACATTCAGATAATCTTTTATTAACTTTTTCCAATCTAGAAGAATCCTGATTAACCCAATATCTAAAATTTAAATTATCCTCATTATTAGTAATGTTTTGATTAAAATATCTAACATCACTAGAAGTTAAGGTACAACCAGCGGTTGAGGTTTGGGTATCGTATTTATTTAAATTATATCGTTCAATAATACTAATTAGAGTTTTAGCGTATGTACTACTAGTTGCATATCCCGCTCTTTGTAACCCCTGAGCCCAACCTTTGTAGTCTGTAGTCCCTAAATCAAATAAACTATCATATCTAGAATTATCTTTTAAGAACTTTGAGTGATCATCAAACGATAGAGAAATGTTAGGATATTTTCTAAAACAAGCCTTTTTTTCTGTACGACTAGATCCATCATTATTTTCTTCTCTCGTATCCAAATATATTTTTTCACCCGACCAACTACTATGACATTTTATCCCAAAATGATTTTTACCTTTTCTAGCCAAACCTGAATTACCATCGCCAGACTCTAAAATTGCCTGAGCAATAGTTATAGATGCAGGTATTTTATGTTTTTTCATCTGACTAATTGCAATATCTTTAATTAATGCAATATATTCAGTTCTTGAATATTTTTTATTTGGATCATAATCTATTTCAGCAGTACCTTCATCTTCTAAATCAACATCATCTGTCGCACCATCATTTTCTAAATCAACATCATCAGTAGCACTATTGTTATTCTTATCTACAACTGCAATATCTTGATTTGGGTGTAAATCTTCCCAGTCGGTATCCGTACCAAAATCATAGGTTAAATCTTTAGTTCTTTTATCATTAGAAATATTTGTAAAACTAACCCATCTATCAATCTCACCATTTATTAAATCTTTTTCTTCCTTAGTATATTTCGTTGAATCTATATAAATTATACCATTTTCAACCTTATCAATATATAAAGATTTATTTGCAATACTATCTATATAAAATTTTAAATGTATTAATAATTGCATCATTTTGTTTGTAATATCAAATTCATCTTTCGGATCATTAAATACTACTTCTTGTTCGTTTAATCTTTTTTTAACTAAACGTTTATATTGACTTTCTGTTAAAATTATTCTTTTCATATTACAGTAACTAATCTTAGTAATTTCTTTTTTAAATATTCTCCTCTTATTTTAAATCTCTTTTCCACATCACTTAAAAACTTATCAAAAGATTTAATTTTAGGTAATTTATCTTCTTCACTATAAAAACATAATATTATTTGAGATAGTTCACTAACCCTATCTTTTGATAGTGTTTCAATCTCTTTTAAATAAATATCCTTATTGAAGTTAATCATTGTCTCCGCAAAATTATAAAAAGGTAATTCCTTTAAATAAACCATAAATTCATTATGATCCTTTGGAGTTCTTTTTGTTATCATAGTTGCCGCCTGTTGTATAAACGCATTTAATTCATATGACTGACTAACATATAACATATAGGCAATCCGATCAACCGCATCCCCATCTATATTACCATTACTGTATATACTTTCACATCCCTTAATTTCTTTTGGTGTTTGTAAATATCTACTCACCCATTCATATAAGTGCATAAATTCATGAGATAAAAAAGAAGAAAAATAGTAATAGAATGTGTTAGTATCGATATCTTCCCTGTCTTTAGGTATAGTTAACATAATATTAAACTCCGCATCTAATATATTATACGTCCCATTATCATTTTCAATTATCTGTGTGTAGTACGGAGAATACTCCATATCTATAGAAGCATCATCATCATCAACTTCATTTATTATAACCGTTAATATCACACTATCAACTGGGAACTCTTCATAAAAACTTTTACCTTTCAGTTTTTTAGATAATTTAGTTACCGTATATACATCTTCTTTAACATCCTGTTTCAATATTTTAGACAACATTTCATCTGTGATAAAATCTGCCCAATTTTCAACTACTTTTGAGTACCCTCTAGTTTCATTAATCACTTTATTATATTGTTTTCTATTTACAATAACCTTCATTACTACTATATTTTATATATAAATATTATAAAATAAATTAAAAAAGAAAGTATTATGGAATTATTATTAATTATTTTACTAACTTATGGTATCTCAAACATTATTGTTTTCGGTTCCATATTTGACGGTTTAAGAGAAACTGCAGAAGTTTACAGTCCTAATTTTTTCGGTAAGTTAATTAACTGTATGATGTGTACTCCGTGGTGGGTTGGTTTATCCATCTCTACTACCGCACAAATTACTGGTTATACCTTACTATCACCGATGTACAATTACTTAGGTGTTGAGTTAGTTCCCTTAGCCTTGTTTTTAGATTCTTGTTTATTGTCAGGAACCACTTGGTTACTACACACAATTCAAGAAAAGTTAGAAGTATAAAAAAAGGGAGTTAATTAACTCCCTCTTTTTCTTTTTCAAATGATTTACCATTACTATTCGTTGGTGGTAATTCAATTCCATTATGTACCTTTTTATTAGTATCTATTTTAATATCTCTTAGTGTTGGTTCATCAATCGATTCGATTACAAACTTTAGTCTTTCTAATTCCTTTAACGATTTTTCACTAAATAAGAACTTAAGTTCTTCGATTTTAGCCTTCAAAAGAGTAAGTTTATTCTCTTTCTCAACATTAAATTCTATCACATACTCAACATGATCTAAGACACTATCAATAGAGTCTTCAGGATTTTTTGGGAAAACCATAAAGTAGTTAATGTTATTAGTACTAGGTTTATATGTTACTGAATCTGATTCAAACATATCCCAATTCTCCAATAATAAAACGTCAACTACTGGTAAGTCTTTAACAAATCTAATTCCCGTTACATAAGGTCTTAATTGATTTAATTTATCTTGAAACATTTTTTTACCTTAAAAACGATATTATTGTCGTTATGAAAAATGATATAGAAACCGCTAGTGTTATCAAAGATACATTATTCACTACAAACCGTTCATTCATCCTTACACTTCTTATTAAAAAAAACGTATTTCTAACTATCACTAATAGTGATAAAACGAATAGAAATAAATATGTATCTTTTACTATGTCAATCATAACTTTATTGTATTAGACATTTTTTTTATCAGAAACATTAACTCTAATTTCTTGACAAAGGTTTTTGATATCTTGACAACCTTTTCTAACTCTAGTACCAGCCGCTTTGTTATTTTTCTCATAGAATTTAGAAAAATCACCTTCTAATTCTGCTACTAAATTTTTTAATTGTTCGTACAATTCCATTTTAATTTATTTTTATTCATTGTTATTATTAGTATCCACATTGTTAAATGCAGACATATATTCACTCAACATTTGTATTTTGTTGTTGGTTACCGTTATAGAAGATAGTAATAAATCGAAATCGGTTTTCTTATCCTCGGTTCGTAAATTATCATCATTTAAAACTCTATTTAAGTCTAACTCTAATGTATCTCTTTTAGAAATTAAATCTGATAAAACTATCTGTAAAAATTTTATTTTATTATTCATATAAACAACTATAACATAAAAAAACTATAAAATCAATAGTAAAGTCACTTTTTTGTCTTAAAATAGATACTTTTTTCAAATAACTTATACAATTCTATCATAATATCTATATCAGATCTAGATTTTATACGATGAAAGTCAAATGAAAATTCTGCCAAATTATCTAATTTATTAAGTAATTTATCACTATCCTTATAGAATAATTCATCATAAAAGTAGAAAAAATACTCTTTCAATTTTTCTACATCATCAAATAAAATTTGTTCTTCTTTAAAATTAGACACAACTTTATTGAAACACCATAGATAGTGTTCCTTAACCTCTCTCTCAGTAGATATGTATTCTGACCCTAAATATGTATCAACAATGACTTTATTAAGTGATTTTATGAAATCATAATAAAGATTACATCTATCAAACTTAATGTCATTTGCCTTATATAACAAATTCATCTGATCAGATGTCAGTGGATTTGTAATATAGTTCATGAATTCTGAATTTTCCATAAACTAAATATAATATATAATTATTTTTTTATAAAGATAATAACATATCTAAAAGTTCTGGTTGTGGGAACATATCGACCTTATCTTTTCTAGTGTTAGTGTGTGTCCACATACCCTTAACCCTTCCATAATATGCGTTTTCATTGAAGTCGAACCCTTTGGCACCGTTCTTTCTTACTTCCTCTACCAAACCTTTTCTCACATCGATATTATCTCTTTCCGCAATGAAAAGTATCCATTGTTTAAGCACTTCTATTTGTTTATTAGAATAACGATGCCAATCTTTATGACCCCTAAATGGTTGTGGTAATGTAACAATCTGTGATTTATCTACAATTGTATTTGCATATGTTTTACCTTTTACTACATAACCAAAATTACATACCTCAATACCTACAGAATGTGAATGCATACGTTGTGAACCATTATCACCTAAATGCCAACCGTATGCACCATTTGGTAAGCATTGGATTAGTTTACCGTCAAATTTATCATTATTACCAGAAGCACTTTGTCCACCTAATACGAATTCAGTGGCAATTTTACCTCTTGTGTCTCTTCCCCACATATCAACTACTTGATATGGGTTATGTCCACCCGCAGTATGGTGTAAGAAAAGATATTCTTTATTAGTTGGTCCAACTAAGTACTCACCTTTAGGTAAAAAGTATTGTTCAATTATTAAACCACTATTCGACTCAACCAATCTTTCACTATTATCTGTAGTTACTAATTGATCTAACCCCATCATCTCCCAAGTTTTTGGTCCAACTATACCATCATCTTTTAATTTATTTTCTTTTTGCCATTTTTTAACTGCCAATTCTGTTTTTGGGCCGAATGAACCGTCATCTTTTAATTTTAAAAATCTTTGTAAGATTTTAACATCTTCACTTTTACTACCTAATTTTAATAACATAAACTAATTTTTTATTTATTTTTTATTTATTTTTTATTGTTGATTCATAAATTCTAAAAATTCATCAAACTTATAGTCATTTGGTTTGATAACTTTGTTAACTACTTTATTAAATAATTGTTCGAAATATTTTCTAAGTGTTTCGTCTTTTAAATCTTTTGGGTAATTAAAGTCTATCCATTCACTATCTATCATTTCATCATATCCACCATCTTTATATTTTTCACCATTAAATTCCGCAAATTCATCATCCTGAATAACAAAATCTGCCCCAATTTTATTCGTACTTTTGTTTGGTAGTGAGTCAAAATATATTGAACAAGGAGGATAAACTTCACTATTGTTTTGAATAAGTAATCCAAATGATTCCTCTAAAGATGCCTCAAAAGGTGTGAGAATTGTGTCTAAAACCCAAGAATTACCCCTATAATTATAGATTACTTTATTTCTATAATTTTTATAAAAGAATGTAAATAAAATACCCTCTATCACTTCACGATCTTCTACAAAATTTATATCTATATCCTCAATTATGTCAGGCACCACATCGTTAAATAAAATATTACCATATTTTTCATAAAATTTAGATATTGAGTATAATCTTTGGTAGTCACCAGTGTTTAACATTTCTTCTACCTTCATTATTTTATCCGCAACAGTTAAATTAAATTCTTTCCCACTAGGTAAATAATTTTTTTCACCCCTTAATAAATGGAACGACTTAAGTATTGCCTTATCCATTTTAGATATGTTTAAGTTATCGATTACCGCTTCAGTTAATAAAGAATTTAAAGATATTTTCATATTAATAAATATGTTATAAAACAAAAAAGGTACCGTTTGGTACCTTTTTATAATGTAGTTTTTGTTAATATTAAATCAATTTTTTACCTTTTGCAGATTCAAATAGTTTAGAAAATGTTTTTGTCTCTGTACCGTAATCATTGGTTTTACCCATAGAGTCTGAATGTTTATAGTTGAATAATTTTTTCATTTTATCCATATCTTCATTTATCATAGATTTATTTCTATAACCTAGTACAGTACCTTCATTAATTGACTCATCCCATCTTACTTTATAAGTTTGATTACCATCTGTCATTAAAAATGTGTTACCATCAAATTTATAACTTTCAGGTACCAAATTAAGTACTTCTTTTTCTGAAGTGAATTCGTTTTTAAAGTTTAATCTTTTCATTTTACCGTTGTTTGATTCATTTGTTACTCTAACTTTAGGAGTTTGTCTATACTCATCAGGTTTATCGTATTTATGTTTTATATATTTCTCACTATTATCTTTTAATTTCTTATAAGTAGAATCTTTTTTCTTACCCTCTCCGAAACCATCTATTGTTCCAAATATATCATCATACTCTGAAGTATCATTTAAATTATCCATTCTTTCAGAAAAAGATTTAAAAACTTCAGTATCTTCGTTATCATATTTTAAACCTGACATTTTACCAGCACCTAAATCTTCTATTTCATATGCCTCTTCATAGTCACTTCTATTATATTTTGGTGTGGTGAAGTCCTCATCATTATCAAATTCATAATACTTAGACATTCTTTTCTCAAAATCAGTGGTAGCCTCTTTATTGAATTCACCACTTTTAGTACGTGCACCCAAAGCAGTTCTTAAACCAATAGGTTCTTTTTCCTCTTTGATGGTTATTTTTGTTTTTTTAGTTAGAAATCTATTACTCATTTTCTTTTTTATTATAAATATCTATTTTTTTAAAAAAGATTTGGTGTGATGAAATATTATATTATAATTGTTATTATAAAATAGGATTCACATCAACGTTACCGTCTTCATCAATTGTATTCGTAGTTTCGTATGTTTGACTCTCATCATTATTTAGTGGTTCAGTTTCGTTAAGTAACCTTCTATTTGCCTCTGCAATCATTTCTCTTTTTAATTTATCAAGTCTTCCCATTTTATTTTTTAATTTTTAAATCTCCTTTTTTTATTGTTTTTATAATTTTACTCTCATTGTAAAATTCTATCGCTTCAGGACTTTGATTACAATATGGGAATGTTTTACATTTTTCTTTAACTCTAACTTTTTGATACCCTAAGTTGTCTAATGATGGTTGTTCTTTTTTAACTCTAGCCTTACCTTTTTTACCTGCAGTACCCATAAAGGCACTAGGTGGGAAACCAGGTGTTGCGTATTCTCCCCCAACTACTGCGGCAGAAGATGCCTCCACTAATTCCTCTTCTCCTAACATAGTCATATTTCCAATAGGTCTATTTATACCACCTACAGAGACAGGTATATCTGTTTTTATTTTTCTCCTAATAGGTTTACGGGATAACGCCCCAACATACGAACCACCTACTGAACCAGCAGATGAAGCCTCTTCAACAGGTTCCTCAGTCTCTTCTTCATCAGTAAAATTATCTTCAATGAATTTTCTATATTCCTCAGCTTCTTTTTTTCTTAGGTCCATTTCTTCTTCACGTCTCCTTCTAATTTCATCAAATATCTCATCTTTAGAAAATCTTTTACTTGATTTGTTTCTTAATTGATCTCTAAGTTTTTGTGCAATTTCATTACTATCTAAATCTTCACTTAAATCCTCCCTATAAGATAATGATACCCCATCTAAATCAAGTTTACCTGTTTTATGTAATCTTTCCATTTCTTTTTTAGATATTCTTATAGACTTTTTATGCCCTTTCATATCTTCTACTGCCAAAATACCATAATCAGGATTAGTATAATAATCTGAAATTTCGGATATGTGATCGATTGCAATTTCTTTAGCAACATTTTTAGATTTGGTGTGTTCCATTTCTATTTTAGTTCCAACTTCAATTTCCCTTTTGATTTTTTTTACATCTTCTTTGTGATAATCTGCAATATCTTTAATAGACATATCATCACCTTCACCACCAATTAAATCTTCTTCTTCAGAAAACATAATTTTTTGTAATTCTGGATTTCCTGAGGTTACTGCAGCCTTTTTAAAGTCTTTACCAATATTTGACATACCCTCATACATATCATGAACACCACATTTTATTTTCATTAACTCTACTACGTTATCTAACTTATCCACATATTGGGTAGGTAAATTATGTAATTTAGTTAATTGGTTATACATTTTTATACCAACTTTTAATTGTTCTGGTGTCTTACAAGAAAGAATAACATCTTTAGTTCTTTCATAATCACCCATCATTTTTTCTCTACTCATCATTTTATTGCAGTTAACCACATATTTCTTCTCATCCATAATTCTTTATAGAGTTGGACGAGAACTTCTTTATTAATTTCTACGATATGTTTTTTTAATTTAGAATTCTTAAGTTCTTTTTCTAAAATCTTCAATACTTTAGATTCTAAATCTTCACCAAAAGACTTTTTAATTTCCTTTCGAATCATAGCACCAATTTGATTTTCATCAGTTTGGGTTAATGATTCTCTGATAATTTTTCTAAGTTTTTGATTGTCCATATCCTATTTATATATAATAAATATTAGGTTTATGGTAAAAATTTTATAGTGCAATAATTAAAGTGATAATGGGTAATACTACACAACCAACAAATCCTAAGTTTCTTAGTAATTTTTGTTTTTTTATCTCTTTTTCCTGTTGTTCTATCGTCTTATCTTTAAATAAAATAATTTGATCTTTATTGTTAACCACAGTTTCTAAATTAATAACTATTTTTTTGTAGTTTTCGTTCTGTAAATTTAATTTTAAAATTAATTCGTCTTTTAAGAATATCTTCTCACTATTTAGACTGTCTCTTTCCACATAAACGTTTAATAAACTATCGGTTACTTCATAATGAAGTAAGTCAGTGAGTATTTTTTTTGCATCATTTAAATGCATTACTACTAATGTATCACCTTTTTGGTTTACAATAGTTTTAATTTCTCCTTTTGAGATAGTCTGAGATGCCACTGGCAACACCATCAGCATCCATAACATTAACGTTAGTAAGTATTTCACCTTTTTTATTTTTTAATCTTCTAATTAAACCTTCGTTAGATATTAATTTTAAATTAATGTCATCTATTTTATTATTTAAATTAGTAACATCATTAGATAAAAGTAAATTAAGGTTTTCTAAACTATCATTATATAATAACAATTCTTTGTTTTTAGTATTAAGATTAGTTATTTCTTGTTGGTATTTTTCTATCTCCTTATCTGAGTTATTGAAAAATATTAAACCTGAAACTAATATTAATAATAAAATTATTACAATAGTTTTAATATCTATGATTATATTTTTTTTATTGTTGTCCACCTTCTTGTTCAATGTCAAATTCTGTTGATTCTACACTTTCAGGTCCTTCTTCAGCATTTTCCTCATCTTTTACTTCATTGGAATATTCCTCAGCAATTTTGGTTGCCCATTCATTAGACCATGTTTCATAATATGCAACTAACTTTTGGATTTGTTTTAATGTTGTATCACTTAATTGTAATAAATCTGCCGTAATATAAACACCTCTAGAATCATCTAACGAGTAGAACCATTCTACATTATTATCAGTAAATTTACCACTAAACTCAACGTTTTGTGCTTTAGGGTATAGTTTAAATCTATTAAATGCTACTCTAGGAGAAACAGTATCTCTGAATTTTTTTTCTTCTTCTGAAAGTGCGGCAGGATCATCCTCACCTAAATCTTTATCTTCTACATTTCTTTCGTCTGCCTCTCTTATCAATCTAGTGTTTCTATTAGAAACAATTTTAGATTCTCTGATAAGTTCTAACATTCTTTTTGTTTCATCATGTTGACTCATAGTATATTGTTTTTTGTTTTTTATTCTTCTATTAATTTTTTAAACTTATTAAAATCCCAACTAGGGTTTAAATCAGTACTTTCTTTAAAATAATTACTCCTATAAACTATACCTTCAAAATATTCGATACCATCTATAAAAGTATTGTGCCCAACGCATTTTTGTGGGATGTTGTATGTTTCACATAAATGTTTTATTAGATTCACACAAGATTCCATTTGTTTATTAGTATAAGAGTCCCAAAATGTAAAACCCCTCCACCTTTTTTCAAACACACTTTTCTTCCTCTTATAAATATTACCAACCCAATTAAAATACGATTCATTTAACAAATCTTTTTCTAACCACCCTTGATTCTCTAATAAAACAACTATTATTTTTTTATCTACTGATTTATTACCTAAAAAATCTGAGTACTTTGTTGGATCATAGTGTTGATATATGGTACCGTCTCTAAAAACAGTAAAGGGTGAGGTTTTTTTATATTCCCCACCCATTCTTTTTTTCCAACCAATAATATGTTTGTCTTTTTCAGAAAAAGTATTTGCTAATACGATTTGTCTTTTCTCAAATTCAGTAGTGTAATAATTTTTTTCGTTTAAAAGATATTTCTCACTGTCAATTACCATTTAGTCGATTCTCTTTATATTCGTTTTAGTTTGTCTATATGGTTGATTAATTACTGTATTTTCACCTCTAGATTGTTTATATTTTTCTATCGCATTTTTAATGATATCATTAGGTTCTTTAGGATTTTCTATTTCTTCCATAAATATTTCACTATCTTTTTCACTTAAAGTAATTACTTCATCTGTTTGGGGAATTGTCTCATCTATACTACCTTCGATTTCATCCACTACATCATCTACACTACCTTCGATTTCATCCTCTACTTCATATGGTGTGAAAGCCAATGCGGTTGGTTCATTTTCTAAATCCTCTTCAGTAATTTCAGGTAACTTACCCTCTTCTCTCAACTCATTAACTTTTTCCCAAACTTTATCCGCAACTTTTTCTGTTTCAGTTTTTGGTGTGTCAGTTATTTCAACATCAATTTTTGGGGAATTATCTTCCGTTTTTGGGGAATTTGCTGATTCATATTTAACAAAGAAGTGTAACGATGTTAATGATATAATCGGTAATAATCCACCTTCCAAAAACGCCAACCACCTTTTCATTGCTGGCACATCTGATGGATCAGATCCAATCATTTCCCATATAGGTCCAGTCAACTCAACCCAAGACTTAAATAGATCTCCGTTATTATCAATTTCTTTATAAGAAAAGAATATGTTACCTATCATTTGAATTAATGTAATCAATCCGAACATAAACCAAACACCACCTCTAATTTTATTAGTGGCAGCAACAAGTGCAGTCATAGCACCCACTTCTATCGCAATTGATAAGTATATCGCCCAACTCATAGGGTTTGCGATATCATACCAAGCCACAACGTGTGAAATAGAGATTCCTGCAACCAATAAGATTGGTATGAGGAACATAGTCCTATTAGGGTTATTCCTAATCCATTTCCAAATAGACATCATATTAATTTTCTAATTTTTTAATATTATTCTTTACCACCATATGTAATTCCATCAACTGTTCACCTCTGTTTTTACCAGAAATATAGTTATCATACTCAGTATGTACTTTTAATTTCTCATCTTTAATTAGTTGGGGTATACCGTCAATTGTTTTTTTCTGTACACTAATTACATTATTCAAACTATCAACAACAGTACTACTTTCGGTGTTGTTTTTACTAATCTTTCTAATTTCACCTGATTTTTGACAAGATCTAAAGAAGAATATTAAACATAATGTTGCCAATATATACACTTTATATTTTTTTACAAATTCAATCACATTTTTCATAATTATTTTTTTAATAAATATAATAATTTTTTATTTTATAGTAAATAGAAAAGATAATGGGGGACAAATTGTCCCCCAGTAGTCATTAACTTTTTATGGTTTATATATCAAAAATACCACCTAAATTATTTCTAACCTTTCTTATCGAAGTTTCTTTTATTTGTCTAACTCTTTCTTTAGTTAAACCTACCTCCTCACCAATCATTTCTAATGTCATTGGTTCACCGTTGATCCCGAAGTAACAATTAATTATTTCAATCTCTCTCTCACTTAAACCATTTAATGCCCTCTTCATTTCATTTTTTCTTAACATTTCTTCCTCATCCTCCATTTGATCAGGACGAGTAAATGTTTTATCTTCAACCAAAGTCAGTAACTCATCACCGTCCTCATTGATGGTAGTATTTAGTGAGGTACAAGATGGTATGTGTATTTGTTCTACCTCATCATCATACGGAGATCTTTGATTTTCTTTTTCAAAAATATCAGTTTCCTTTCTGATTTTAGATAATTTATTAATTACACTTCCAGGTAACCTTACCGTTCTAGAATTATCATTCAATGACTGCATTATAGATTGTTTAATCCACCATACTGCATATGTGTTAAATCTAAATCCTTTAGTGTGATCGAATTTTTTTGCCGCAGTAATCAAACCATAATTACCTTCAGATATTAAATCTGCAACCGCCAACCCTTGATTCTGATACTCCTTAGCAATTTTAATGACAAATCTTAAATTGGCATTTACTAATTCGTCTAAGGCTTTCTTATCCCCATGCTGAATTTTTTTAGCCAACTCCACTTCTTTTTCTGCAGTAATCACTTCAGATTTCCTTACATCTCTCATGTAGAGGCTAATACAATCCTCATTTGGATTTAGATACTTGTTTGACATATATTTATTTTTGTTTTTTATTTATTAAGTCTCTTAATTTAGCCGCAGTTTCATAATCTTCATTCTCCAAAGCCTCATCAAGTAATTCCTCATCACTTTTAATTGGTATGTTTTCTATTTCATCAAATTTACCACTAAAAATTTTATCTTTAACTTGTTTCAATGATTCCTCAATTATATTGTAGGGTACCTTACTATTATCTATATCCCCACCAAATAATGCCACCTGAAATTCTTTATTTGCAATACTAGCAGAATAGAATCCTAATGTCATTTCAAATATGATAAAAGAACGTTCATTCATCTTTAACAAATCTTCTAATTCTCCTATTGAAAATGCGGTTTGGAAAGTTGCTATAATTAAACCTTCACCACTAACAAAATTTACACTACTTTCAGATAATACAGTTAAATCTTCTTTAAGTCCTGAAACGTCTCCCAACCCTATTAAACATACCTTTTTTAAAAATGTGCTCTCCATATTCTTTTATTATAAATACCCACAAAAATTGTTCTTTTTTTATTATAGTGACAAAGATAGTAAAAATTAATTGATTTGCAAAGAAGAAATGTCATTATTTTTCTCAACAGTAATAATTTTGTCTGCCCAATCTTGTACAATAGGGTTATGACTAATTAAAAATATGATTTCGTACATCTTCTTAATCTTATCAAAAAATATCTTAACTTGATCCAAATTAATATTCGCAACTTTACCTAATACCTCATCAAATACTATTACGTTTGGTTTTGGTAAGGTGGATATTCTACCTAAGACACTTCTCAATGCCAATGAAGCCAACGTAGTTTCTAAACCAGACCCTGTTCTAAGTTTTTTAATGATGTCGTTCTTAATAAGTATAAAGTCTACTTCATTTTTATCGTTAATCTCTAATTGGATTTCAAAATCACAAACTTCATCCAATAATCTGTTAAGTTCATGATTGATAATTGGTATAACTGAAGATAAAACTAATTTAGAAATTCCATTTTTACCAATCATTCTATTATACACTTCAAAAATTTTCAGTACCTCATCTTCTTTCTTAATCTGTTCAATCAAAGAATTGTTTTCATTTATTTTTTCTTCTTTATTCTTACTATCATTTTCTATAGTCTGTATGTTAGATTTAATAGTGTCTTTTTCTACATCTAATGTCTCAATTAACTGATTGTAACCTAAAATTTTACTTTCTAACTTTCTATTTTCCTCAATAAAATCTGAATTTCTTTCATAGTCTTTAAGTAAAGATGTTTTTTCTCTATAATCAACTCTCATTCTGTCGATGTCTATTTCAGTTTTATCTTTAGAAAGACTTAATTTATCGTATGAATCAGAGTTCTTTTTTTCCTCACTAATTTTAGTTAGTTTGTCACAAATCTTATCTATTTTTGTGACAATACCCTTCAGTTCCTTTTCCTTAACTTTTAAAAGTTTTTCATTATCCTTTATTTCTGAACTATGATCAACCTCGTCTAACGCTCTTTTACATGTGGGACAGATTTCCCCCTCCTTCAAATCCTTAATTAATTTTTCTATTGATTTAATTGAGGATTCAATACCATTTTTTTCTACCAGTAAGTTTTTCTCTTCTGTACGATACTCTTCATGTGTATCTTCATCGTATGAAAATTTAGGTATAACTTTTATTTGTTCATTAATACCATCTAATGTTTCTTTAAGTGTTACTCCCCTTTTAGTTAAAGAGTCAATCTCTTTTTTTAACGTATCAGGATTTACTTTTTTAATCTCATCATCAATACTATATCTCTTTCCTAATAAGTCTTCTTTCTTATCCTTAGCCGTCTTTATTTTTCCTAAAACCTCATTTAATTTTGTATCGTTTTCTTTATTTGCAATTCTATTATCACTAATATTTCTTTTATATTCTTCAATATCTAATTCTAACTGTTTGGTGTTAAATAGGTTCGATTTCATTTTACTTTTAAATTCTGACATCAACCCTTTGTTTATATCCTCCTTCTTTTCTATAATTTCTAAACCAATAAATTTAGTTAACAACCTACCCCTTTGTGTAGGTTTAGTTTCCATTAAATCTTCTAAATTTTTTGAGGTAGCAACTATGGTTAACATGAAATCATCGTAAGAACCTATAGTATCTTCAATTAACTTATCAGTCTCTCTTCTTTGTTCACCTTCTAAATTTTCTTTAGTACCATCAGATAAAATCCGATAAAACTCTAATGATGTGGAAATTTTATATTCACCATTTTTAGATAACTTTCTATTAAGTGTTCTCTCAATAATATACTCATCACCATCGATTTCTATATGTCCCCCAACTAAAACATCGTCCTTGTTAGAAAACGTATTAAACACTTCTGAGTTAACTTCGGTTTTAGTTGTCTTACCAAAAAATAAGAATAGTAATGAATCGATAGTAAAAATAGTTTTACCTCCTTGATTTGCAGGAATAGAATTTACAACTGTTAACCCATCTAAATTTTTATACTCAATCTCATTATTATCTCCAAAAGAAAGAAAATTATTTAACCACAATTTCTTAATACTCCATCTTCGATATCTAATGTCTTCTTCTTCATTATTAATAAGAATTTCGTTAATCTTATCATCTAACCTACAAAGTCTTTCGTAATCAACCGTAACCTCATTTAACTTTAACCATTCAACAAACAACCCCCTCTGATAGGCAGTGTCCATAATGTTATCTATCAAACCCTCAGTAATGTCTATAACTTTTCCCGCACTATTTTTAAGTATTGGGATGAAGTTTATCTTAATAGAAGATTTGTGTACACTATATTTTTCTGAAAAATACGTTTTAACCTTATTTACTGTTTCTATAGTTCTATTTTCAGGGTAATCTTGCCAATCAACTCTTATCTGCGCCTTTTCTGGTACATCAACCAATTTTGTTCTTTTTACTACTGTCTTTTCCATATATTATTTTTTTAAAATATTTGATCCAAACCAACCACCTCTTTTTTCATCACCATATATATCAGTTTCTTTTTTAGTTTTTTTCTTTTCAGATTCTAATTCTGATTTAAGTTTTTCCAATTCAATATCCTTTAAAGATAACTTATCTTGGAAAATATTTTCCATTTCTATTACTTTAGTGGAAAATTTTTGTAACTCAGACTCATTTTCTATTAGTTTAGTGGAAAATATTTTCTTTTCCTCTTCCAACTGAGTTAGTTTATTACTCAATTCGGTAATCTGTATATCATCAGTTATTATAACTTCTTTTTCAATAATCTTTTCAACGGGTACTTCCCTAATTACTTCAATAATCTTTTCAACAGGTATTTCTTTAATTACCTCAACGATTTTTTCTACTTCCTTAACTTCGGTAGACCCTAAAGGTGTTGAACCAAATTTTTCAACTGTATACCCTTGACGAACCATTTTAATTATGAATTCATCTATATTGGATATATCATTTAATCGACAATATTCCCATATTTCATCTTTTAAATTTTTAGGTATTTCCATTATGAATTTGTTAGGTATTCTCTTTCATTGTCAATATCATCCAATGAATTTATTTTAAATACATAGTACCCATAATCAGTTTTTATGTCGTGTTCAGTATAGTCTAAATGTTCCACATCCCACACAAGGTATCCGTGACCGCTCACTCTTTCACCAAAATCTTGTTGTATTAAACTACCACAATATGTGATATTAGTACCCTTCCTCACAAAATTTTGTCTGTGATGAATGTCTCCCATTAATACGGCATCACAACCATCGAACTGTTCTAATTCAGAATGATCTTCAAATTCAAACCCTATAGAGGTGATTGCCCCATTAACAGGTGCGTGAAATAATCCAATATATTTTTTATCCTTACCATATAGTTTTTTAGCCTCTTTAATATTCGGTCTCACATTTTCTTCAAAAATAGAATAAACACACCATACAATATTATCATCTAAATAACACTTACTTTCTTTAAAGTATGAAACATTTTCACTGAATGTTCTTTTTTCAATAACAGGTGTTAGTGAATCCACTCTTTCTTTATTATTCTCTAATAAATCGTGATTACCTGCAATTACTATAACAGGACAAAGTTTTGTGCATTCATCTAAAAACCAAGTTACTAAAACAGATAACTCATTAGAAATCGTAATTTTTTGATGTACAATGTCCCCCGCAATTACAATTCTAACCTCATTGTGAATTAAATTATTATCTTCAATGTATTTAGATACCTCCTCTAAAAATTTTTGACAGACTAACTCTGACTCATCTAATCTTTTAAACGTCCTAAAGTGTAAGTCCGCAATATGGAATAACTTTTTTACCATTTTACAAATATAATATATTTTTTTTATTATTACAAATAATTAATCGAGTGATGTTTTGTTAGTTTTTAACACTTCGAACATATTATCTACATGATGTGAAAAATCATCACAGTTAATTATTTTATAGTTATCATTTTCTTCATTGAACCACACTAAGTGACAACTACCCAATTTTAGGTTAGTGTTCCTTTCAATAATTTTTTTATAGATTGATAATTGGAGTGAGTATGTGTTAAATTCACACTCATCTAACATCCAAAGACAGTCTTTCATTTTATTTCCGAAGTCGTTCTTCATCCTAAGAGTAGTATTTGTTTTCCAATCCCATATCTGTAAACACTGATGCCTTTCATTCCAAAATAACTGATCAACCATTCCGCATAATAACAATTCACTATCCCCAATCACTAACTCAGACTTAACAGGTATTAATTTACCCTTTACTACGGTATCCTCATAGAAATTATGGAAGTGTCCCTTCATAACTTCGAAGGTGTCTTTAATTTCATCAAATTTTAAACCTTCGGGACTAAACTGAGGGTAAGGTTTTATTTTATTACTCAAATAGTTTTCAATGTAGTCATGTAGTGTAGAACCCTCATAAGTTGCATGATGATTTTTGTATTTCCATAGTTTATCTATATCTGATTCGGTAACCCATTCAGATTCAGGTTTTGGTTTTGAGTAATCTGGTCTACCATAAGGATCATCTTCCATTGGAAAGAAGTTTTGTTTATGGGCGTATTTATCTGCCATACTTTTGGCTTCATATATATGACCCTGTCTCTCCGCCCATTTATCTACCTTACCTACATTATCTTCAAAATGATGTTCAAATTTACCGATAAACCCAGTACAGGATAGTGTTTGAACCCCATCTATGTAATATTTATGGGGTTCATCGTAGTATTTTATATGGTTAAATTTTGATAGTTCCTTAATTATATCCATTAGCACAATATTTATTATTAACAATTATACTGAAATTTAATTAGAAAGACAAATTATGACTCATTTAACAGACAATTATTTAAAAAAAATATTTAAGATAATCTATAACTATATAGTAGGATCAGACCCAAATTTCGATATCTCCGATTTATTTGATGATTCAAATGTATATGAAGACATTTATATGTTCATACAAGATAAATTGTCTCATACTGACTCAGATGAGGTTGACTTCATTTACGCTAGTTTTAGTCGTAATTGGGAAATGTATGGTAGTTCATTTCCTGAAATATACGGTGAGGTTATTAAACCTGAATTAAAAATGTATGAGGGTGTTAGAAATTACGGGGCTACTGTAGTATACAATGAATATTATCACCATAACACATACTTACCAGTAATGTTAGAATATATGATAAATGAATATCAAATAGATGAGGATAACGTAGAGACAGATATTCGAGACACTTGGGATCACCAAATAAATATAAACGAAAAGAAGTAATAGTTATGAAATTCTCAGATATATTAAAAGAAGGTATTCCCATTTATAAAGAATACGAACCATCAACCAACAAAAAAATGTATGATAGGTTGAAAAAGTACTATGGTAGTACACCAGAATATGTTTTAAAAGATATATTTTTTAATAATATTGCAGTTAACTCTATGGAAGACATCAACAAAAATTATTATGGTGACCCTATTTTATTTTTAGCAAGATTTGATGGTGGTTATTGGGATAGATTTCTAAAAGGTCCTTGGAAATTAGAAGTACTTAATGTTAATCCCGAAGACTTTGACAATAGTACTGTTAATGCCTTTATAGAAAGGGACTTTGGTAATGTTGACGCTTATTTAGTACCTAACGATGAAGAAAGGATGCAAACTCAAAAAAGAATGGCTTCGTCTACTGGTATGAATGAACCAATAATTGTAGAAAGAAATCGCACAGGTAAATACGAATTAATTGAGGGTTGGCACAGAGCAATGTCAATACTATTATTAGGTAATAACGGTGAGGATTTAAAAAATTGGAATAGAGTAAAGATAAGAGCCTTTGTAAGAGACCCTTATCAACAAATGTAATTAAACAGTGTGTTCTATCTGAACTCTCACACAATTTTGTGGTAATCTATTTATATGTCTGTAGTTATTAATGTAACCCATCATATTAGCACTACCTATTGCATTAGCAGAGTGGATAACTACTTCGACAACAGTTTTTCCGTCCAACCATTGTTCTACTAACCATTTAGTACAATCCATACCAGTTTTTTCTGTAATGTTATCATAATTTAATTCGTAATTATAATAAACATTTTTATGCCATTCATTCATCGCACTATCTCCCAAATCATGATCTAACGAAATAAGTTCGATGTTATCTAAACCGATTTCTTCTACTTTTTTCACAAACTCATCATAATTTCGAACTACAACCCAATCGCCCTGTATTGGTGTTCTTACATCATCCAAATAGATTTTACTTTTCATATTTATTATATTAAACTTTCTTTTATTTTTTTTGCGGTTGATAGTATATCTATCACACCTTTCTTCCCAATCCTTTGGTTTATGTCAGATATGTCATAACCATCAGGTAATTTAACTATTAAAACTCTACCGTGTAATTTAGTAGAGTTTAATTTTTTATAGAGGTTTATCGCATCCTTATATGCGTCAGAGTCTAATAATATTATTACTTTACATTCCGCCCTCTTTACTAATTTAGTGAATAGTTCATCACTTATAACTTTACCTAACATAGGGATACTGTTGGGTACCACTATATGATCGAAAACACCTTCAACAATGTATATATTCGAATCCCAATTAACCTTTCCCTCATTAAAAACAATTTCACTTTTAGGTATGTCAGGGTTCTTATACTTTAGTTTGGTGTACTTATCATAACTTCTACCTAAGAAGTAGTTTATGTCACCGTGAATGTCGTATGAAGGGAATATTACCCTATTAGAGTATTCACCAGTTTTACAAAATCCTATATTATATTTTTTAATAGTGTCTAAACTAATATTCCTTTTAACTAAATAGTCCATTGCAAGTTTATAGTCCTCACTACTATCTTCTAAACTTAACGGTATAAATTCTTTAGGTAACCCTTTTAAAACAACCTTTTCTTTAACTTTCTTATCCTTTATAGATTCAGGATTAATTAATTTATATTGTTTTAAATCGTTTTTGTTTCCGTAATTTTTAATTAACTTATATAAACTACCGTGTGTATCGTTGGTTTCTGAACAAGCCCAGCATTTATATACATTATGTCCATAGTTTACCTCTAAATTACCTTTACCGTCACCTTTACTTAAACCTTTAATTTCATAAGAACAAACAGGACAGTCAAAGGACATTTGTCCCTTATCTTTGTGATGATTTTTAGGTTTCCCTAAAATACCTTCTAATATTTCAACTATTAGTTCTGACATAACTTTTACAAATATAGTAATTTTTTTAACATAAACAAAAAAAAAGGCAAAAAAAATATCGGTTAAAGAACCGATATTAATATTTATAGGTTAATAGACCGATATTATTTCCACTTACCTTCTTTTCTCATCTGTCCTAAAACACATGTATAAGCATCCGTCATATCATAATTTTCTTTAGTTAATTTTTGGTGTCTATCATACATCCACACAATTTGAGGCTCTCTTTCGTTTACTTTTTCCCAAACTACTACTTTTTTATCGATTTCCCAATCATAGTTACCGAAAAGAACTGGTTGTTTACCACTAATTTCTTTTTCACTATAATTTTCACCTTTTTTATTAGTTTTTCTTATTTGCATAAGTTCTGGATAAGCAAATTTTCTTGCATCATAAGAAGAAATAAATTCAGGTATTATGTTAAGTACTTCATAAACTGATCTACATATCATACCGTTAAATCTAAGTAGTGTTGCAACTGTATTTACATTGTTTGACCTAACTAACGGTTCTTCGATTATAACTCTACTAATATCGATATCACTATACTTTTCTAAAAACTCAAATTGAAATATTTGTGCTTTTTTAATCAATAATTCAATATTGTCTTTAGGATTTGGTTTCACTTTAGGTGTGATGTGTGTCAATAATTGTAATTTACCACTCTCCCCTCCATCTTCAAAAAGTGAAATACCTATTGTTTTGGTAGACACGTCTAACCCCAATATTCTACTCATAAAAAACTTTTTTTTTAACTTATATAATTATCTGTACGTCAAATACAACAAAATCATTTTTCTTTTTAACTATTTGTCGATCTGTCTTACCGATAGCCAAAATATTTCCCGCCACATCTGTTATTGCGATTTCACTTATCCTTACATCATCATTAACAGTTAATGTAGCATTTTGTGAGTTATAGAATTCTCCTCTAGCCGCAATACACACTATGTTTTGTACAAAATCATTTTGTATACTATCTATTGTCGTATTATATGTACTAGCACTATAATAGTAAAGTCCTAAACCATTATTAAGAATATTTGTATTACTATTACCACTAAAATCTAAAGCGATGTTTTCTACAATATATTCGTCAGTTATTGCAAATATACCTTTATCTAAATACATTACACCCGCTATCTTATCAGAATATATTTGTGTATCGGCAACTGTTTGTACATTTATTAATTCTTTACCATTTAAACTAAATGGTTTAAATGAATCGTATCCAGTTGACCAACTTTTATTAGAATCGTTATTTGGTTTCTGTACACTATCTGACACCAAATATGAAACGTTAATATCATTTGTAAATAATGCTTTAGGGTATGAACTAATATCTCTGTACTGAGTATCTAATGTCGCCTTTGGTATAGTGGTTTTTGGGAATGTACTATAAATTTCATATGTCGTCATACCTGTAGGTACTCCACCAGTAGTAAATCCAGTATATACTGGTAATTTTATTTTTATACTTTTACCGTCAATTATTTCACCATACTGACTGTTATCAATTACACCCAATAATATATTATTAACACCTAAACCACTAAATGGTGTGTCTGACCAACCACCGTTTTTAGAAGTAGTACCAGTAAATACATTACTATCAACACTTCTTATTGGTAAAGATAAACTTTTAAATAGGTTGGTGAATTTATCGGATGTATCACTTTTATCTAAAGATACATAAGTTAAATTAGTACCACTTACCGTAGTCTCACCAACGTTAAATGCATTCATACTTATAGAAGATGAGTTTGGTTCAACTTGTTTTTTAGTGTTAGGTGAAACGGTAACGTATAATTTACTATTAACAAATACATTTTCAGAAATGTTATCATTAGTATTTAAGTTATACCCTATATCACCACTATTAGTCGGTATTAAACCAGATGTTAGTTTTTCACTAGTGTTGTAATTAGCATCAGAGTCACCTAATGTGAAATGTGAAAAAATTTTATTATTATTCAATAATATTTTCTCTCTACCAACCTTAGTTAATCTAGCCTTTACAGTTATTGTTGATGCACTATTTATAAATCCCATTTTATTATTTTTTTAAAAGTCTATTGTTAATTCTATGGATGCAGTTGTAGAGTCAGAAATTTTTATAGGTCTCGACAATTTACCAACTAAAACCAAATTCTGATTATTATCTAATATACCTATCTCACTAACATATCTATCATTACCGAATTCAAATGTTGAATTACTAGTTGATGCGATACTCGCACCATCAATAGTAATATTAAATAATGATTTATATATTGTTGCCGATATGTGAGTTCTTAAGTTACCATAGAATAACCTTTCATCACCTAATGTCATTTTACCATAATAACTAGCAGAAGACATATCTAATTCACTACCTAAATTGAAAATGGTTCCACCCGTATATAAATTACCTGTTAAAATAAATCCAGTAATATTTGGGTTTTGATTCTCAAATAGTGTCGGACTTATTGTTTCACCACTGTTAACCGTAATATTTGTGGACGTAAAATCAATTACTTTCCAATTAGATGGTAAAGGTCTAGATTGTGTTGTTTTATCAACCACCTGTGCCAATACTTTAAAAGTATCTGCAAAAAATCCATATCCATCATAATTAACGTCTTCCCTTTTTCTCATATAAGGTAATTCATTAAGATTACCTATTCTAAACTGTACGTCTTTATCCGTATTAGTTTTATTATCGATTACTGTATATCTTTGACAAGGTAATATAGGTGTAGTGACTGTGGTAGTACCAGTTGATCCAGTACCTAAATTCTCTAACCAATATGTTAAATATAGGGATTCACCAGCCTTTAAAACACCAGTACAGTTACCACTCAAAGGTGAAACTAACTCTGCCGCTAAATCAGGTAGTGTATAATTTCTATTAGATTTGTATGACATTCCAGCAATTAACTCTTCGTTATCAATAACTACAATTTTTAATTGTGGGAAAACTTTACCTACTGCCAACGGTAATGTAGGACTAACTGACATACCACTATATTCAATTAAATCATAATATTCAATGTCATTATTACTAGATAATGTTTTTCTAATTGTATCCGAAGTAAATCTCATACCTAATGTAGTTCCACTACCAGTACCTAAATCATTTCTTCTATGCCACATAACAGGTATATCTAAGTTAAGTAGTTTTCCTGTCTCCTCATCAATATAGAATTGTTCTCCGTAAAAATTAGAAATACAACTATTTGTGTAGTGAAGTATTGATATGGATTTATTATATGTATCCATATAACTCTTACTATCCATCATAGAATTTGTGTTAGTAACAGTTAATTGTCTATTATAACCTAAGTATTGTTTCGTACCAACAAATTGTTCTGAACCAAATAAATTGTTTTCATGATAATTAACTGGCGAATCTTTATATAATCCCGCAGGATTTTCTGTCCAAACATTATTCATATTCCAAACAGGAATATTATCTACACATATATCACAACTGTTCTGAAATGACAATGTTCCTGAATTCCAATATGCCGAAAGACTACTTGCCCCATAATATGTGTCCATAGGATCATCACCTCCAGGTAATGTATAATAAGTTATGATAGTTCCTGAATATGCACTAAGTGTTGGTAATGCCCTATCCACTTTAATGGTTGACCCTGCAATGTTAGTTATGTTATAAACCGTATTTATTGTTGCAGAAGTCATTGTTGATCCCGTAACATTACCCAATGTGGGGTTACTAAATCTAAAAATAATATAATCATTTACACTTGTTGCAGTTAAAGCGGTGTCTAATGTTAAAACACCTTGTGTAAATGTAGTATAATCAGTAGTACCACTAAATTTACTTAAATTAATAGTACCTTGTTCTAAAATAAATGTAGAATTTGTTTGTGCCACTAATCCAGTATCTACAGTAGAACCTGAGAAAAATCCTCTATCATCCGCTTCATTTGTAATAATACCTTTTATTAATTGTATATTACTTTGTTGATTAAGTGGGAAAATAAATTGATTGGCTTGATCAAGTAAAAAAGAAGAAAAGAATGGGTTATCATCTTTAGGTCGTAAAACTTTAGAATATATATTTTTTACAATATTACCATCTGCTTCAGGAAACCAAAATTCCCCAGTCGCTGCACCTATACTTGGTACGAACTCACTCCAACCTTTTACATAGTTATAATCAACCTCAGAATCACCAATCATATAGTTGGCAAAAGTTAATTGTCCTTTCGCTAATTGTTCCCTACCTATATCAGTTAATTTTACTCTTACTAAGGTAGTACTCTGTTTATTTATGTAACTCATTTTCCTTTTTTATTTATTTAATAAATATATTGAATGTTATTATTTTTAATATGCATCACCACTATTATATTGTATTACTATCTCACTAACATCACTATATGCATAACTATATATTACTTCACCCATAATAGGTGTGTAAAACTTTTCGTTTTTTATTCTATATATAAATTTATCACCAGCCAAAGCATTTGTCAATGTTACTAAAATTTTATATGTTTTTTCACCAATAACATAATCTGTTACTCCACTATATAGTATGTTTTGGAAATAAATGTCTGATGGATCAGTAAACTCTAAAGTAAATTTACCATTTACACTTAAAGGTGCAGAATTTATTGACCAATTTATATCTGGTGTATTTGTTGGCACTAATCCATTTATACCTGAATTCGGTACATAAAATCCCTCAATTATGTCACCAACATTTAATGTTTCTTCTAATATAATTCTTCTATCGTTAGATGTTGATAAATAATATTCAATATCTTTAGATAGGATAGAACCATTTATTGATAATACAATATCACTTGCAGGTGATGAAAGTAAATAAAATTCATATTTATTATGTGTTGTATTATAAAATACCCTATCATTTGTAGTTTCAGTACCAGTCGCACCACTAGTTATCGGTGTTGTAATATTATATACATCTCCATATAAATTATTTGATGTTCCGTTATCTACATACGCATATGTAAGAACTTGTCTATCCAATGGTGTAAATAATAATTGTATATATGGTGTAGATGCAGTTGTATTTGCACTATACTCTATTCCCTTTGCCAAAACTGAACCATTATAACTAACTATTGGATCAGATAACCCATTAACTACATATTGCGTTGTCCCTGTGTTAGTAAATACCGTTTGTACTACTAAACTATCTATACTAGGAGGTGCGGGTGCAGTTGAGTTATTGAATAATGGTTTTTCTGCCTCAAACATACTGATAAAATACCAATCAGTTTCTGGATAATATATACCATATAACGTACCCCTTTTGTAGGTATCTAAAGTATTTTTTCTAAGTTGTTGTTGTTTTGCTAAAAATGTATTAACGTCATAAGTCCAATATGATTTAATAAGAAACTCACCTTCACCTAAATTTACCGTTGGTAAATAAACAGTATTTCCAGTATTTCCTGTTAAATTTTCATAACCAATACTAAAATTATATAGTGCTGAATTACTAAATCCACTATTGATTTGATCATACTTATAAACCTCACCATAATATGATAGTTTTTTAGGTTCCACCACATTATTAACATTATTCACTAAGACATTAAATAGGTATCCTAATCTACCACTATTGATAAGATATACAAACCTATCTGGTGATAATGTTTTGTTTGTAATAACATTAGGTAATCCCCAATAAGAGGTAGTTCCCGTTACACCTGATGTGGTTAAATTAAACCCATTTTTTTCAAAATTACATAATACACCTAAACCATTAGGTCGGTGAATCATATGTAAGAATCCAACTCCGTAATCCGCAACATATATTTTTTCATCAGGACCCATCTGTAATGCACCTAAACTACTACCACTTAATGAAGCAATTTCTATAACATTTTCAGTCATTTCAGTTGCTGAAGTATATGATAAATTAAACTGATAAATTTCTTCACCAGCACCTTCTGAAACATAGAATTTTGATGAATCTGAAGAAAACTCTATTCCGTAAGGTCCTACATTAAAAGTAAAACCTGTAATCGTAATAAGGTTACTTAAGGTACCTGCAGATGATTCAAAATCAAATATATCGATAATATCTTCATCGTATATTAAAGAAACTAATTTAGTACCATCAGGAGATGTTTTCATATAACCTCTTGCAGTATTATGTGTACTACCAATACTTGTTATCACAGGACCACTTAAACCAGTCTGAGAAACTAAAAATGAATAATAATTAGTATCACCACTAGTATGTGCTAACACCCAATAGTCTTCTCCATTACTATGTGAACAAGATGTAACTTTTTCTGTTATAGGGGTATTAATAATTTTATTATTTTTTACCTCTACTTCACCATTACCATTTTGTAAATCCATATTAACTACTGAATACTCAAATCCATTTGGTGATCCATTGTAATCAGTTGTAAATACATAGTACTTATTTGAATTAGGTTTGGGTACTATAATTGACGATTGTGTCGATGTACCAGAACTAGATAATCCTGTTCCGTTAACCATAATAGTATTACCACTAGTATAAATTGTTTCTCCATTAGTATAGAACAATAGTTTACCCTCTACGTTTGATATAGATGAAACTCCCTCCTGTGAAATTACTGATCCAGTTATTGAAACTGGTGTTCCACCAGATTGTATTGGATTAAATGAAATACCTGCGTTACTACCAAAGAACCAATTATAATTTAATCTATCATATGTATAACCAGTATATGTGACAGGACCACAAAGTGTGTCTGCAGTAGTTGTTGGTATTTTCCTAGTACCACTTATACTAACTTGTGGGAAATCAAAACTATCAAAATCAGTTCTCTCTATGTGTGAATACTGATACCTATTACTAACTGGCTCCCACCCAAAATTTTTACTTTCATTTCTACTGGAAAGTAATTTATATTTTTTACCGCCATCAATATATAATAATTCATTATTAGGTTCTACCTTAATAGACATATTACTATCACTACTATTACCCGATAAAGAAAATATAATAAATTTTTCTGTTAATAAATTAGAAAAAATTGTGTTACCGTAATTTTGTGGATTACTTAAAACATATAAATTTTTTGCATTAGATAAATCAGTTGGTAAAAATAATGCGGTTTCTGTTTCTATGAAAGTAGATAAAGATGAGGCATTATAATGTACGTCAGTAGATATATTCACATTTACAGGTGATTCTATTTCACTTATCACATTTGCCGAAATAGACACTGGATTTTCTATTTTACCTCTTATACTAGCCATTTACCTATAAATACTATTTAATTTTATTCTGTTGTACAATTATGTATTAATTCTTGATTATAAAAATACCCACCTTCTTCCCAGTCAGGATCACCAAGTATTGTTACATTACCCTCATATTCATTTGTATCATAAATTTGAGTTATAAATACCTTATTATAATCACTAATTAAAGTGTTAGAAACTCTAACACATTTATTAACTTTATCTCTTAAAATAGAAATATAATTTCTTTGTCTTTCGTACAGTGTAGTTCCTGGTATAAAATTAACCAAATTATTTTCTGCCTGTACTAAAGTTTCTGTAAGTCCACTACAACTCATAAAATTACTATAATAATTTTGTTGTTGTAATAAATATTGGGTTTCCTCATTACTTAAATTAGTAAGTAAATTACTTAATTGTGTTTCTAAATTAGTAAGGTTACCAGTCAATAATTGTATTTGTGCCGTCACCACATCAATCTGAGATTGTAGGTTAGGTGTATCTAAATCTTGTAAGTTTAACGAACACAATATTTTATTTTGTGCAGCGATATTATCCTTAACTAATTCTATTTGAATGTTTTTTATTTTTATTTGATTTTTAATATTGTTTATCACATCATTAGTAGGGTAAATTGGTATTTGTTCTACTAATGAATAAACGTCTTCCGAACCAATACTAAAATCTGTATACGCACTTAACGTACAACCTGTTGTCGTTTCAATAAAGTTTAAACTATATTTTTTATACTGAAATTTGTTTTGATCGAAAATCGTGTTTCTATATACTTTACCTGAATTATCACAACCTTCCCAAATCGTAGTTGCTGGGACAACTTGTTCTAATAAATTTAACCAATAGTCCCCAATTTTATCCATAAATTCAAACATAGTATTATATGTGAATTTACCTGACAATTCTTTACCACAATTATTGGCGTTTAGATATAGTTCATAGAATAACCTTAGTAATGGATAATCACTAATAGTTTGTCTACTTTTTACATCAATTAGATTTGATTGTACTAATTGGTCAAACATATCTTTTACATTGATTTCTGATGGTTGTACATCTAAATAATCTAATGGGTTAATACAGATATTATATGTATTACCTGTGTAGTATCCGTTAGAACATTCATTTAAAGTTCCACAGTATTCACAATCACCTTCACATACACTACATCCATCAATTGGTTTCCATACACAATATCCGTTGTTACTGTCCCACTGGTAGTTTTTACCCAATCCTAACCCATCTAAACCTTCACCGTTTAAAATACTGTTTAATGTTTTACAACAGTTTTCATCCACAAAAGTGGTTTGATTAAATGTTTGTGCAGTTACACCACTTAAAACTTCAACTAAAGTACCACCAGTATAAGGTGTACTACCACTATAGATATATGTCTCATAAACAGATAAAGTACCATCATAATTTTCAGTTATTAAACCAAATAAATTATCTGTTTGTTGATTGTTATTAATAACCAACGTATCTGTACCACAATTATTATTTTGTATTTCAAAACCTGAAAGACTTGATCCTAAATTTAATAAATCATAGTATGATGCATTTAAGGAATTTGTATAATCTGAGGTTAATGCATAGTATTCATTTTTTAACTCAGTAACTTGATTTACCAAAGTATTTGTAAATGTCGAACAACTAAATGTTAATCCTGTTGTGGATGCGGACAAATCTAATGAATAATCAAATAGTGTTGTAGAACTATATACCTGCCCACTATAAACTACAGTACTAGCAGATGTACAATTTGTAGGACAACTACCACTACAATCTATATTTTTCCAAAAATTAAATACGTCACATTCTATAGCCTTCGCAGGATCTATACTAAATGTGGTGTTTTTAACATTAATAATTAAATCTGAATGATTAACGTCATAATTCGTATATCTATATTCTAAGTCAGTCCACAATCTTTCTTCAGGTGTACCTAATTTTACTACCTGATAATTACTTGTTGATGCCGTATTACAAGGTCCATCAGGATATATAGTTTCTGTAATTATTCCCTGATCAGTGTAAACCCAAGATTTTTTATTGTCAATAACACAACTCAATTGTGGAATTAAACAATTATTCAATGAAACTAATCGTTCTGTTTTACAATCAGAAACATTAATTATAATGTTATCAATTAATAAACATACTGAACAGTTATAGTTTTCTATCTCAACTGAAAAGAAAAATTCTTTTTCGGGATATAATCTCCTTAAATCATCACACACACATTCTGGTATAGTGAAATTAAAGGTATTCCAATTAGGTTGGAATAAGTTTGAGTTATATGGTGTGTTTGAGTTAGATAATTCTGTGAAAACAGAATCCTCTATTAAGGCAATATCTTGTTCAGAACCTTCCAATATAATACCACTATATCCAACTGAAGGGTTAAATACCCAAAATGGGTTAACTGACTGTGTATACGGTAAATAAGTTAAATTAGAGTCAACTTGACTAGTATAAACTAAATTATTATTATCCACAAACAATTTAAAATTAAGTTTTAAATCATCAATTAATGTTAAATAACTTTCAGTACTATTAATATAGTCGTTATATTGTGTTAGTATTTCAGAATACCATTCATCATAAACAGACTCTGTAATATTTTCTATCTCTATTAATTTTGTTTGTAGTGTTTCTAATGTATTATTTAGATAATTAAATAATTCTTGACTACAACAAGGGTTAGGTAATGTTGGATCACATGGACTAGGTATTTCTGCCTGTGCTTCCGCTATAACATCTACAATTTCATCTATAGTAATTGTAGTTTTTAAGGTTGAATTATCGTTTTGTACGATATCATATGTTATATCTTCCTTTTGTTTTTCTAATGCACTAACCTGTGTTTTATTTTTTTGTAGTTCAATATTTAACGTAACCTTTTGACTATCATTTAATACAATTTGACCTTCAGCATTAGTAATCGATTTAGGTGTAACACCTAATATTATTGCAGTTTTATTAATGGTATTAATATAATCATTATTATCTAAAGTAGATTTTTGAGTTGTTTCATCACCAATTACTAAATAATTTTTAGATAATGTGTTGATGTTCTCTTTTACTACATTAATATCTTTTACTAAAGTATTTTCTACTTCTTTTTGGTTTTCAAATTTTGCAACAACTAATTGTTCTTCTAAATAATTATTTTGTTGACAATTATATAATAAATTTGAGTAGACTGTTTTTTCAGAACTTAATCTAGCATTTTCAGTTTTAACACAATTATTATATAATTCTCTATCTCTTGTATTAATTGTTTTAGTATTACCATAAACTTGTGCTTTACAATAAGATTCAACGTCAAAGGTATTTATTTCATTAATCTTATCTTCATAAATTTTACAATCTAATGGTAATGTAGCATTAGATAATGCCTTATTAATTACCTCAATTTGACTATTTTTTTCTGTAATCTGAGAATCAATTAATGTCTCAGTAATTTTTAACTTATTATTTTCAGTAGTTAATATATCTACTTGAGTTTCTTTACTTGAGATTAATGTATTCTTTTGTTTTTCAGAATTTATAATTTCATTAGATAACACAGACTTAGTTGGTTGATTTTCGGGTACCTCCTCTAAATTACAGTTAAATTCGTATTGTGATATTACCCCAATAATTCCTTCTATAGTATTCTTATAATCCATATATAGATTAGTCCAAAGTCCATATTCTAATGGTATTTCTAACATACAAATATTTGTAGTAGTTATATATTCATTAAAGTCTATAAAACATCCTGGTTGAACTATGTTTAAAGTGAAACAATCACCTATTGATATGTCTACCTCTTTTTTAATGTTATTTAAATCTGTACCATATGTAATCAATTCACTATAATCAAAATCAAATGAACCTAATAACTCACTATTTGGTGTTGTAACTATTTCTTCATATGTATCAGAAATATTTTTAACCCAATTAGCATTAACTGAATACGAATCCTTCAATGATGCGATGTTTCCACCTACCGCATTACAACATTCAACAATTGGTTCGTTTTGTTGTGTGTTTTGCCATATAACATATTCTTCAGTTACATCCTCACTATCATTAAAGTTATTTTCTAAAATAGAACTTTCTTCCGAACTGTTAGTAAAAGAAACAAAGTTCATACATAATAAACTATTTAATGAATTATCATGAATAATTGCTGGATAACAATCTATTCTTGTTACACACTCTTTTAAATTTTCTGTCTGATATTTTACCATATAGTCAAAAGAAAAGTCTACTTTACAAGAACAATCTGTAACTTCAGGTAATTTAAATCCTGACCAAGCCTCACTCGCAAATACAATTGATACGTTATCTAAACTACCACACCCTATATGATTTGGATCAACAACCGCATTACTTATTGAGTTAGGGTTTTCTACATATAGATTACCATTATCAACATACGGTATTAAATTATTTGTTGTTGTATCAATATAAAAAGAACCATATGTATACTGAGTAAACAGTTCTCCAACTGACTGATACAATTCTGCCAATTGTCCTGTTGCGTTCCAATCTAAAATGAAATCATTATAATATTCGATAGGAGTAAAACTTACTCTACCATATTCGTCTATTACGTGAACAACCCAATTTGCTGGATTCATAAAATCAGGATCTTCAAACAAAGAATTTAAAATAACTTCAAAACAATCAATACAATCTTCACCAACACCTTTAACTATTATAGCCTCTTCTAAACAATCATCATATATTGTTGTCGAATAATATTGTGGTACTTCACCGATTGGGTTTTGTAATTCTACATAACCAATAGATGTATCAAATAACGATGGTGGTATAACATACGTTGTTCCACCAGTTACAGTTGATAATTGATTACTATATGTCTCAATTTGTGTCTGTATTGTTGATTTTTCTATTTCAGTATTTAATGACTTATATGTTGTACCACCTATTGGTGTCTCTACAGTTTCTTTACCACTACCAGTCATACCTATAGGGTTTACATTAGGAACTGTAACACCACCTAAACCAATAACTGGTGAAGAAGGTAACGCAGGTACTGACGTGTTAGTAGTATTACCAACTGTCCCATTTGTTCCTGAAGTAGATGAGGTACCATTTAGTTCCCCCTCTAATCCCCCAATGTAATTTTGAATATCGTTTGTATTCGATGTTGGTGTAGTTAATGAACTACCTGAAATACATACAATATAACTTATATCATCTTCTTCAATAATTTGAAAATTGTATCCGTACCACGCACAACATTCAGGACTACTAATTATTGTTGTTAATTCACAATCAACTTCAACAAACCACTTAAAGAAATTAGACGGTAGACTGTTTGGGTTCAATCCGTTTAAATAAGTCTGTGGTGGAATTGTAGAGGTGTTTGATGATGGGGATGTCGAAAACTGTGTTACACCATTAGGTGTTAACTGATAACATTTATTATTAAATGAATATATGTTATTTGGCATAGTATTATTAGTCAATTCAAACACTATAATACCATTAGGTAAAGTATCAACTGGCTCACCAACACAAGGTGCAGTTTTAGAACAGTATTCAACTATTCTACATTCTTCATTAGTATATGTAACATATTGTCCACCTTCAGAAATACAACAACTAGCAAATTCATTAAATGAAACCTTAGTACCACCAGAATTAACAAAGTATATATAAGGGTCACAAGTCACCGCACTTAAGGATGAACAATCTATTTGGAAATTATCCTGTGGTATCTCATCAACACATATTTGTAATGTTTGATTAATGTCACAATTTTCAGAAGAAACTTCTAAAAGTGCATTGTTTTGTGCCACCATATAGTTATTTTGTATTACATACCATTCTGGTGAATACGCCAAATAACTATTTTGTTGTATTTGTTGTTGGAAATTTAAATATGCTTCTTCAGCCGCCTCAAATTGTTGTTGGAATGTTGTCTTACCATCATTCTGTAGTGGCGTTTCAATAATACTATAATTAACGTTTACACAATCCTCTATGAATTGGTATGTATTAATTGCGGGATTAAATGTTAATTGTGTTGTAAAAAATTCACTCGTCCCTGAAGGTACGCTATTAAATAATCCATGATTATAATTTAAAAAGTAATTTTCACCTAAAGTTGTTGCCGTAACAGTAACTGTGGGTTCTGAATTAAAGTTAGGGATAAAACACCTACTAAAATATTGTAGATATTCACTACCACCATCATATGCACCAACGTGTGGGTTGTTACCCTCTAAATTAGTTACTACATTAGAACCGTAAGTCTCCCTATACCAACCTCCCGCTTTTTGGAAATACATTTCGGTATAATCATTCTCCACTAACTCACCCGTATTAGGATCAATAAAATTTGTAATTACTATATCACCATTTATTGGTGGTAGTGGGTACCCATTTTCATCGTATGGGATATTTTGGAAGTTTACTTCTCCTGTATATATGTATAATAATCTTTTTATTTCCTCTACATCTAAAGGTTTGTCTAATATTACAATGTATTCATTGAAATTAACTAAGGATTCAGGTGCACCAATAAATCTGAATAAGAACTCAACTGCCTTCCTACTACCCTTACTTTTCCACAACCAAGCAATGTTCAATATTAATCTTCTGTAAAGTTCAATATCAATCTCACTTTGAGTCATATTAGTTGATGTACCGCTAAACTCTCCACCACCGTTACTAGGTAAAAATAATTTACTAAATGTATTATCCGTAACAAAAGTTATAGGGTCTAAACCTAACATATAAGCCAAATCTTTGACTAATACATCTGGTACGTTGTTTTTCTTATCGTATGTAACAACGTGTGCGAATTTTATACCATTAATATATTTTTTAATGAAATCAAATTCTACTCCATATATTCTTAATAGTTTAGATGCTTTCTCACCATTTAATACATAATCATTACCATCCCCTCTAGGTATGGTATCAAAACTACTTATTGCTTCCGTAGTATATTTTCTTATAATGATATCCGTTCTAGAATTATCTAAATCCTCACCCAATTGATTCATCTTATCTAAAAAGGCAATATAATAACTATCAAAAAAGTTTAGGTTATAACCGTCTTCTAATAAAGGGAAATTAAATATCTTTTTAGATGTGAGTAATACACCATTATCTGTATATTTCGTACTATAGAATTGTGATGTATATTTTGGATAAATATTTCTATCTAATAAGTTTAATTGTAAGTCATTTAATCCCGTAAAGAATTTCTCAATCTCCGATTCGTTTGGTTTTATGAAATACGGTATTGACGAATCTATTGGTGTCGTTAAGAATGATATTTGTGGTAAAATTAAACCAGTTAATTCTGGAAAAGGATTTCCCTCAACAACTAATTCTACCTCAGAGTTAGTTTTTTGTGTTGCAGGTGCGATACTTTTTATTTTTTTCGAAATACCGTTATGTTCAATTGTATATGAACCATATTTTAACGTAAAATTTCTTAAAGGATTTTCTGTTTGTTCTGTAGGTGTAAATTGTGCATCTACAGTATATTTTATATTGTATGGGTTAACAAAGAAATTACTATTTACCTTAAATGTTGATTCGTCCGCAGATAAATTATACACATAATTAGTAATATTATTACCTGTAACACTACCAACTTTATTATCCACATAAATTGCTGCAGGATAATTATTTTGTATGTCTATTAGGGAAGCCCTAATCAATTCTTTTGCAGAACCATACCAAACATAACTTAATGGATTTGTAATATCTAAATTAAGTTTTGTTTTTAAATTTTTTTGTATCTCTAATTGAGGTGTGTCCGCATCTACAATATCGTCTAAGGTAAAAAATTTAGATTTTGTACCCTGAGTAAATAAAACATTTGGTTTGGGATCTAAATTTACTGATATTGAAAAATTACCATTAGTAAATAACGTAGTCCCTCCCTCACTAGTAAGTTGGAACCCTACTAAGTCAGGACTAAAATTCCTATACTCAATGTTGTCATTGAAAAATATTCTTTTAGCGTATCCCGCAATTTTTATTCTCTTATTGTTAGCCATTTACGTTTTAAAAATTAGTTATATCATCAAAATCTTTTGTTGGGTCGATAGTAAATTTCTGTTCCCTAACTTCATACAACGGTTTACCAGTAAACTGATCTTTAACTTCATATAAGTTATATTGTCTGTAAATCTGATTACCAAAATTGTATATAGTATAAATACCATCTTCCAAAGATTTTGTTTGGTTAGAGAATAGTGCATATGCCAATGTTTCTTCATCGAATTCCACCATTTCTATTTCCAACATAACTGGATTAAAAAACGTATTTGTTATAATTACATCCTGAAGAGGATTACCTATAAAAGGTATTGCGTTTGGTTTAACTGATGGTGCCGAAGAAGGGGATACAGTACAAAATACACTAGTCGAATTATCATTAAATGTGTATGCCTGTGACGCATTTGAATTACCTTGATTTTGTGAAATAGGTAATGCCCTATTATTAGACGTTACAATCCTAAATAAATTTTGGATTTTATCTTGTCCAGTACCAGTCTGTTCTTTTATATATTCTATTCTATAACCAACAAGATTACCATTCTCAAATCTATTTTGTAATTCAAGTGGTATTTGATTGATATCGAAAACGATTCCTTTCACATCTTGATTATCCACCAAAACTGCACAATCTTGTATCGTAGTTCTAATTTGTTTAGGTCTTATTACAATACTATAAAATCCTTTAGAACCAAATACTGATGTAGGTAATTTTAATGTATATAATCCACCAAAAATTTCATTTACATTGTTTGGGTTGTTTGCAGGAATCAATACCTCTGCAGGGTCTAACGATTGTAATTCTACTGTTGTTAATGATTCCCTATTGGGTGTGTAACTGTAAAATATCTCAACGTCATCAATTGATACATCTGCTGGTCTTATAGTTCCGTAATTTCCTGTAGCCATAACTTTATTTTTATATTCTTATAAATCCACCTCTATTTGTGTCGATGTCATTACTTGTTTTTATTTCTGATAATATTCCGTGTCTTTCAAATATATCTTCTATACCTCTATTTATAAATACTGCACTATCAACTTCTGGTTTAAAAACTACACCTAAATATTCTTCTTTTTTTAATGAAGCATTTAATGACGTATTATATTGATTCCACCCACCATTTTTAGAAACGAATTTAGTAGTATTATAACTTAAAGATTTACCATATTCATCAACAGTTTTGGTGAATTGGTTTTTAAATGTAGTAAACTCTACACCTGTACTCTGTACATTACTATTGTTTGATCCAATTTTATAAACTGTCTCAAAATTACTTTCATAAATTACACCATTAAAGTTATCTTTAGGGTTATTAGAAACATTTAAATTAGGTACATATATATCATTACCTTGTGAATCTTTTCTATAAGATTTAACTTGTTTTAATAATGAATCATCCGTATAACCACTAACCGTAACACTATTTGTATAATAAAAACTAACAGGTGCACCAGCCAAACGACCATAAGTAAACGAGTTAAAATTATTAGGTTTGATTGTTAATTGACTACTTTTAGGGACAAATGGTTCATCAGTAAAAATACCCATATCATCTATATCCTGTGTTAAAAATAAAGTCACATCTATAGTATTAACTATTTTCTGACCTAAAGGAGTTAATATAAAATTACCTTCAGAATCTATCTTATAATCAGGTATTTTACCATAATAATACTTAGGATTACTTTCATCTATGACAGTTTTACCTTCCGAATTTTTAATCAAAACACTTTTAGGTATATTTCTTACCGTATGGTATTCTAAATTTATCTTTTTTCTAATGTATTCCATAACTATTTATAAATATATTAAAGTATAGTTTGCCAAAATGTTAGTGTAGGTATACCGTTACTTGATGGATTTAAATTAACTCCTGGTGGTATTAATTGTTGTCTATAGTTTGGTGTGAATTTATATTTATAAATACCATTATCATTTTTTAATATCACCTTTAAATATGTGATACCATTTTCACCCTCTAAATTTGTTAAAGTAATATTGTTTGGGTTGAAATCTTTAGATGCTGCCATTTCATATATTTTACCATTTCCCGCATTATTGAATTGTGCAACTGCATACATTTCATATTCTTGATTTGGTGCATTATCTACTAAGTCCTTAAACCAATATATGTGGAACCCCTCATGAACCTCATTAGGTTGTAATACAGGATCACCAATTGTAAATGTAATAGGACAATTATCTAAAGGAAGTACAAACCCGAATTGATTTTCTTGATCTTTACCTACCTGTGTATATATGTCTGAAAAAGATAATAATTGATTTTTACCACTATATGGATTATCATAAAGTGATAATCTAATAAAACTATTAATAAATCTTTCAGTTCTACAGAATATATCGTCAAAAATAAACCCAATATCTTTGTAAAGTCCTGGTTCCGCACTAGTACCCCTATGTGAGGGATTACCTATTAGTATACTACTTGGAGTATAAAAATTTAAATTTATTTTAAATTTATCTATAATATTCCAATTATTATCACAAGGTTTAAAAATAACTTTTTTATAATCAACTATTGGATTAATAGACTTTTCAATTTCGTCTTTTACAAACTTATCCTCAATTAATTCTGCATTATCAACAGGGAAAAAATTAGTTCCCAATGATATGTCTATGGTACTACCAGTACCCAAACTTCCAATTAATATTTTTCTTCTATCAACAAACATCGTCTATTTCTTTTTGTTTTAAGAATGATAAGTCTAAACATCCACCAGCAACATCTCTTTTACCTAATTCATATTCACCAATATAACTAGCCAATGTTACTTCAATATTTAAATTTGCCAAACCATTGTAATTTAAAATGTCTAATGTGTTTGCAGAACCGACATCTAAAGTAAATATAACTTTAGTCCAATTATTACCGTTAAATTGATAGTACCCTACCCCAACACCATTTATGGTATCTGGGTTTGTATTAAAAACGATTAATCCCGATTGTGGGTTTGGTACTGTAGTAATGTCATTAATATTAACCAACGATGTTGCAGGTATGTCAATACTATAATTTAAGAAGGTAGGATCATTAAGTAATTTTATAAATTTATCCTGTTGTAAATTGTTAACATCTGACGCACCTAATACTATATCCTCTGAAATTAATGAAAATTCACAAGGTGGATCCTGTCTTTGGAAATAAAATCTTTTATCTAAATAAACATAATGTGCACCACTCTCAAAAGGATAATCAACTCCCGCACCTGAATTATCAAATTCACCAATTTCTAATATATCCCTCCATTTAAAAACATTAGGTGCGATTTCGGTTGCATAATCAGGTATCTGAAAAGACTTTCTCAATTCATCTATTTCGTTTGGGTTTGTGATATTATATTTGTCTATAACTAATTGTAAGTTAACTGCTGGATTAATATAATTAGAAAATTCTCTTATTTTTACCAAATTAAAAGGTGTATAGATATACCCTTCTTTTTTATTACCTTTATTAGTATCTATTGAGTTTAAAAATTCTCTATAAACTGTATTAACTCTATGATATAAATTTTCTAATCTTCTTTCCAATAATTCACTTTCATTATATTCTACAATGTCACCATCAAAAATATCATCACTTTCGTCTATATTTTCATAATATGTAGAACCAACGTAATTTGTATCTCCATATGATCTTATATTATAATTAACACTTGCGTCATTTTCTAAATCATAACCTGCAGAAATTTTAGTCCAAAATCTTACGTTATATGGTGGTGGTAATGGTTGTTGTTGTATTAACCAATACTGAGTATTAATTGATGATGGATTAGAGTCATTATCATTTTTTATTATTGATAGGTATAGTTCCGTTATTGGTCTACCTAAATTATCAACTAATGTACTAACGTCAATATCATTTTTAAAATTAAATGCAACTACCTCATCATTAAAATATGTTACACCATACGCTGCAGGATATAAATCATAATCTTTATAATCTGAACTTGTTAATGATTTAAATTGTCTCACATAATAACTAGATAATTTACCATTAACACTTCTTTTTATTGTAGATACACCCAAACTAAAATTAATGTCTAAAGGATTAACATCTATTATAAATGTCCTTAATTTATTATCATTAACTTGATTACCTAATTTAAATACTCTATATATCTGTGTATTTAAATTAAGTGTATTGTTTGGTGTATTGTCAACGAAATTATATAACTTAATCCTATCACCAACATTTAAACCGTGATTCATCGGTGTTCTGAAACCAACATATTGTCTCCCATTTAATTCTATAGTAAACTTATCAATGACTGGGATACCGTCTTTAAGTGATTTGTTTGAGTTGTTTTTAACTAAAGTTATATCTTTAGTACTAAATGGATAAACTATCTTTAATAAGTAATTTGAAGATCCGTCACTATCTAACATTTTTAACCTATCATATCCAGGATCGAATGGAAAAAATTCACATAACGCACTTTTATTATCATTAAATTGTATTTCATTCGTATTTGGTTCATCGTTATATGAACCTACCCACCCATCTTTTTCAAAAATAGAACTACTCATTATTGTTTTAGCAGCAACTTGTGGTACTGGACTTACATTCGGTAGTGGTTTAGGTTGTTTTAAGTATATTTTTATATTTTCATTAAATAATACATTTGTAACAACTGGTTTGACTACACCATAAAAACGATAAATTGTACTATCTTTTCTCTCTTTCTCAAACTGTTCAAATTGACTAACAGTCGTATCGATATCGTTTAATGGTATAGGTTTATTAGTATTGTTTAAACCGAATTGAATTTGTGTGTTTACGTTAACATTATTAGGTAACTTAACACTATTCAATAATATTTTATTATTAATATCCATTAGTTAGACGAATTATTAGATACCCCCTGTGTCGTTAATACAACATTTGGGTTATTTGGTGGTGTAATTGGTGTCCCAACTTGAGTTGTTTGTATTAATGTCTCACCCAAACACGTTTTATAAACAGTAAATGGATTATCTCCAACATTATTTATATTAGGTGAATTATTAATATTTTCATTAACAGTATCATTTGATGCATTAAGACCCTCTAATGTAACTTCATCTATTAAATCACCGAAGAATTGAGATACAGTTCTATGTAATGCAGTTTTACCTGGTACTAAACCAAAATAAAGGAAATACGGTGTTTGGGTTCTGTTAAATTTAATACCATTTACTAAATTACTTCCATTATTTGGGTCATCTTCCAAAGTCACCACACCAGTTGTTGGATCTGTTACTAATTGGTTAATTTCGTCAACCCCATCTAATTGTGACGTTTGATTAAAATTAATTGTTTGGTTACCATTAGGATAATTAATGAAGGATGATGTTTGTCCTGGTGCCAATCCATAGAAGTAATCACCACTACCATTAGTTTTTTTATAACCGCAGGCATCACCAGGAATAAATGTATCTCCGTCATTATATTCTGAAAGAATTTGTTCACCATCTAAATTATAATATAAATTATACCCCTCACTCAATGCAATTTCAGGATATGTATTATATAAGTTATCAAACTCCAATGAACCTGGTCTTTGGTGGTGGAACGTTAAATTAGATGATTTATAACCATTAAATCTTTTACAAAAATAACTTCTTACATCTTCATCATGATCAAACCTTAAGAAACAGTTACCTATCTCTATACCTATATCGTTTTTATCTATGATATCCACACCTATTTGTGAATGATTTACACTCGCTGACGTATTCAAACAAACTGTTTTAAAACAAGAGAACTCCGCATAAGCCCTAAGATTTAACGATATATTTTTCTTATCGTCAAACTTAAGAATATTTCTAGTAACATTATTACCCGATATTTGTGGTGTACCTAATTTATATTTAACATCCTCATAACTAACATTAAATGTAGTCGGTGGTATGACATCCATAATAAATGGTACATCGTCAATATCACAATATGTACTACTACCTAATTCCATAATAGTTGTAGGTAACATTAGGTTTGCTTTATATTCACTATTATTATATTTTACATCACCTTTAGGTATGTAAGGTGTATAATATATATTACCATCAGCCCAACTAATTAACCCGTGTTTAATTAATTTACTATAGTTATTATATTCCGTTTCGTTATATATACAAGGTGCCACACCATTGGTGTTACAGTCTGGTGCACATGTGTAAGATGGACATCCCGAAGATGGTACTGTTGGACTTCCAGGTTCTTCTTCATCTGGTTGCTCTATCGGACCAAAACCATCTTCCGCCTCTTCTGCAGTTGGTACATAATTACTTGACTCTACACAATCTAATGATGTTTTAAAGTATTCTTTTCTCTCCATCATTCTTGTATCGTCACATATATTCCTATGGTGTCCATGTCCACCTATGTTTGTCCAAGTTGAGTTGCCTGCAGCATCTTCTGTTTCTACATACTCAGGTTTACCGTGTTCACTTTGTATTGTTCTATTTTTAATTTCATACTGAACCCCAAATGTATTAAATGTATTTTGGAATGATGAAAAACTATTAAATTTAATTTTACACGCTTCAAAATTACTATTTTTACCATTAAATTCTAATTCTTTTACTGCAACATTAAGGTTTGGCGTCTGTAAATCATTATCTTCTGTACCATACCAATCAGTAACCCTTCTCCATCTTACCTTAGCAGTACAATCGTTAACAACTATTAAAGGTGTAGAACCTAAAGTTGTGGGTATTTTTATTCTCCATTGTTCAAATGTAGGATTACCTTGAAAGTTTGTAGTAAATGATCCTAAAACTGGTCCTCTTTCTTTACAATCAAAATCGCAAAATTTATCTTTTTTAATCTGACCAAATTTTCTTTTTCTCTTTTTTAGTTTATATTTTCTCTTAACCAAAGGGAAATATAGTGTACCACCAACCCAATCATTATAAAAGTCAAATTTTAACATTCTAAGAAAAACAGCAACAGGTTCCATTACACATGAAACCCAATCCTTTATTCCTGGTGTCTGTATACCACCACAATTACTACAACTAAATGGTTGTACATATTGTGAATTACATCCCGAATCATCACCAAAAGGAGTTTTTATTAATGTTAATTTATATTCTTTCCCTTCATCCGCACACTTTAATGATATTAATGGTACTTTAACACAACATTTAGAACAACAACCAAAATTATTACCACAACTTGACTCATTAGTTGGGCAACCATATGTTGGATCACTACAACAACTGTGTTGGGTTCCACCACATATGTCTTTACATTTCTTACATAATAAACCACTGAATATACACTTATATTTTAAAGATATACAATTGCCTAAAATTTTAATACCACCATCTGGACAAGCCTGTGATAAATTACATTCGTCACAGTCCAATCCTTGATACCAATAAGTTCCTTGCCCAACCCTCATTCTTCTACATCCAGCACCTGGAGAAGTTGCACAAGATCCATAATTATACCACCAATCCTCTACACCTGTTCCTGTTGCACTATTTTGGACTGGTCCTGGTCCTGGGTTACCGATATTATTAGTATTTGTAATAACACTTGGTACACCATTACCATTCTGAGGCATATCAGAAAAATTAATTGTCGCACAACTACCAGATTCTTCATCGTTAGGTGGATTCACTCTACCATTAACATCGATACAACTTGACCATGGGTTATCACCACTACCAATAGGGGTTCCATTATTACCTGCTCTGATTGACCCACAACCAGCAAATGATGCTGGATACCCATCATTTCCCGTTTCTTTCCAACATCCAGCTCCATCATCATATGATTGTGATTGAACGTAGAATCTCGCCCTACTACCTTTGTTAGATACTAAACAAATACCTACAGGTAACTTAATATTACATATTGCAGTTACTAAACCATTGATAATATTTATGATACCATTTATAAATCCTACTACGTGTCCAAATATTGATAATATGAGACATATTATACTATAAAGTGGATTAAAATTAGTATCTAACCTATTTGTGGGGAATTTGTTAACACCCTCACCATTTAAAATATCTTTAATACCTATAAACCCTCTAGCCTCATCACCAAATTTACCACCTATTTTTTGTAATCTTCCAATATATTGTTTAACAGTATATACTTTTTTCCATCTAAATGGATAAAATTCCTCTAAGTAGTTGTATTGATTGGTTAAATCGTTTGCATATGGAGTATTATCAGTTATTGTTGATAATTGTTGGTTTATTTTAAAATCACTACTATTTTTTAATTCATTAGTACCATATTCCCTAAAATTAAAATTGTTGTTAGTATTAGGTACTAAATATTTTGCCCTCTCTCTTAATCTTTTATCGTTAGATGTTGCATCCATAGATATTCTAAACCTATAATCACCTTCAGTCGCAACACCCTTTATACCATCAGGTGAGGGAATTAAGTTTCCAAACTCATCTGTCACTACCTTTCTAATATTCATAGGTACTAATACTGACCAATTACCATTATCGTCAATAGAATTATCCTTAAAGGTAAAATTTTCTATATTCCCATCTACTGTTCTTCTGATTGACTCTATTTTACCAGAACCAGTTATTACCTCATTTAATTTACCCATCTCGCGGGCTGGTTTACAGTTCTTATTTAATGAATCTTTTTCATCATCAGTAAAAATACTACCCGTAAAAATTGCGGTAGGTACTAATTCTAAACTATCTATAGAAATATCTAATCTGTTTATACCTAAACCACTACCAACATTTAAACTATCACACCAATAAGGTTCAACTCTAATTGGTATATTTTCAGAAAATATTTGCGGTAAACTATCTAAGTTATTTGAAGATTTGAATTTAAATCTATCTTTAAATAAGTTATCACTATAACCCTGATCAATTAATTCAAAAGGTCGTACAGATAAAAATCCAATATCACTAACATCCATATCATAATGGAGGAAGTGATCCCCTACAGGTACTCCAAATAATATATAATCACCCGCAGAATTAGTAGTTGTCGTATACTTATAATATTTTTCGTAAATTTCTAGTGTAGTACTATCATCTAATATCTGTCTTTTCTTAGGAAAAGTACCTACAGGTGTATGATCTAGTTTTTGTTGGTAACTAGGTAAAACGTTATACCTTATCCCATTCCTATTTTTTTGATCAGGAAATGGTTCACTATATGGATATATTGCAGACTTTACTGGATCATTTAAATCCGCTTCATCTACAGGTACAAAAACTGAAACTCTTACGTTTGGTACACCGAATCCATTATTTATAATTACTCTTCCTGCAATTACACCATATTCCGCACAGTAACTTTGATATTCGTCTTTTTGTGAAATTTTTAAACTTAATATTTCTAAATGATCATAGTTTTGAGTTAAGTCAACATTAACTTTTAAATATCCATTATCTTCGCCTGGTGTTGTCCTAATTCTATATGATTTAGACATATATTAATCATTGTTTTTTTTATTGTTATCGAAAATTTCAATATCATCAATATTTTTTCCTACATAACTAGTAGTATCCTTAAATTGATTCTCTCTTTTTCTAATCTCTCTTTTATATTTAAATTCCGCATATTTCGTAAATATACCCATAAATAAATTCTTAAACTTTTTAGTAACATTAGGTAATGATTTAGGAAAAAAGAACGAAATAAAAATCTGCCCAACTAAGACTAAAATAATAAGAGGTATTGCTATAATAATAACAAAAAATGCAATCACTCTAAATAAAAATGTACTACCCGCTAAATCTGAAGGTATTAAATTTAAAGTTTGATTTTCATTATTATCATTTTGTGTTTCTGTTTGATTACATGTATTACATCCCATAACTTATATTTTTTTAATAAAACTAACTCAATTTTCTAGAAAGTAAGTATTATGATGTAGAAATTGTCACTTTTATGTCTTTATTAGGGTATTTAATTTCAAACATACCATTAGGTTGTCCGAATAAAGTATATTTACCTAATAAGTCTACCTGTCTAGTAGTCTCATCAATATAAGGTTGGGCAATTTCATTTAACGAATATTTACCGTTTTCATTAACTTTATTAAATACTCTTAAATCTGTGACATTTAATACACCACCAACATTATTTATATTTTCAATAAGTTGTGAAACATATATATTGTCACCCATATCCCATTTATTTATATCAAAATAATCTGTGATACTACTAATGACACCTGAAATGATATCACCTTTAGGTATTGATTTTTCTGCAAAAATATCTACCTCAAAACCTAAATTAATGACTCTACCATTTTTAACTGTTACATAGTCATTAATCATTCTATAATCCGCCAAATACTCTGCGATATTCTGTTTTAATGTGGACGTAGCCTCAGTAGTTAATTTAGAGTTTGAGTCTAATGCCAAAATTGATACGTTAATTTTATTTCTCTCCTCCCATACACCAGTTCTAAATGGTACACCAAATTTACCTGGCATTAATGGTATTCTCGATTGATAATCTTTGATAGTGACACATCTGTCTTGTGCGGAAAAATTATATCTAACTAAGTTTCTTACTTCATCAATAGATGGTTCTTCTTTCCCACCCAATGCAGGTATCGGATTGTTAACCGATATACTATTTCTTATAATTCTATTTATATCTGATGAGTCACCATTAATTACTACATTTATGGTACCCAAAGTATTAATGATATTTACACCAATGTTACTATCTTCTCCACCACCTATTCTATATCTAACATAGATAGTGTTATCCGTAGGTGGTATTTGACCCAAAGATAAGTTATTAACTGTTTTACCAATTCTTTCTATTTGTCCTCTACATCCAACGAAATCGTTTAATTCTGACACATCGGCATCACCTGCACCAAATATAATTTTACAGAAACCATTATCTGTATATTCTTTAATAAATCTACGAGGTGCGTTTAACCATTTACCTACTGCGATACCCTCTCTATCTGATATCGTATTGTCATCAACAACATAAACTTCCGCCTGTGCCAATGCAGGTACCTCATACCAACTTATATCGAAATCGCTGAACTCTTCCTCTGTTGGTTGGTTAACTAAATTGGTACCTTCTTTTGTTATAATATTTTCTATTGATAGTACGTTGTCTTCAGGTAAAATAATTTCAAAAAATGGTCGGTAATCACTTCTACTTAATGTTCTTTTATAAGTTTTTGTGATACCGTTTAACATTATTTCTCTTTTAGTAAGAGTGTAATTTTGAATTATCCCACTTCCATCTATGTTTGGCACTACTAATCTATTTGGTATTCCTCCAGTTGTAAAAGGGGATGAAAAATCACAATCTTCCATCATTTCGAATACTTTACCCGCACCTGTGGCTTGTGAACCTTTTAAAATTTTAGGTGCATAACTAATATCAAATGTATCACCTTTAACTGGAATGTTAGTTACTGTCCAGTCAACTATTGTTATACTCGGTCTTTTTCCTGGTATATTTAATCCAAAAGTTCTAGCCAACTCTAAAAGTGATGATCTTTCCTGTGCGTAACTGATTTGTGTCTCATTAAACATTCTATCAGTATGGAATGATAACATATCACCAACCGCAGCGTTTAATTCCAATAACATCATACCTACAGATGCATCATTAAAATCTGAGAATATTTCTGGATAATATTTTTGTATGAACTCTATTAACTGTTGTCTAACATCTGAGAAGTTCCTAGCATTGTAATCTATTTTTTTAGCCATATTTAAAATGTTAATGTAATTGTATCTGTACTTGTGAAAGTCCCTTCAGTAACTGTATAGGTTAATTCCACAATAATTAATTCTTCGATGGTATCATTTCTAAACGATATATCGTTAATCAATAAATTAGGTATAAACCTAATTATTGTTTGATTCAAATTATCCTTAATTTGTTCCTGTGTTATTTCATCATTGGGTTCAAAGATGAATTTTTTAAGGTCACTACCGAATTCTGGTAGATATAACCTTTCACCCTTATTAGTTAACAATAAATGCAATAAGTCCGCCCTAATAGCGTCCTTATCAGTTTTATTCATTTTAAAATAGAAACCATTGTCACTATCTCTAAAAGGGAAATCAATATTTATATATCTAGTCTTAGCCATTCTCTATATAAATATTGTACTATAAATTTTTTGAAAAGAAATGGTAAAATATTAAAAATTTTATTTACACTCAACTTTCATATTAAATACTGTTCTATCCAATGGTGAGAATACTAATATGTTAATTGGCATTTCTTTTTGTTCTTTTGTAATAGTAAATGATGAATTTTTTTTCATAATATTATCATATCCCGCACGAACAGATTTATATTTTTCAACATAGACAGGTATATTTTCTAATTTTGTACTATCAATATCTATATTTTTAATTTCATCAGTAACTTTTTTGGCTTGTGTGTCACCACCTTTAAAAATAGAATCAACTTTAAGTTTTCCACCTACAGAACCAATTGCAGCGTTAATACTTTCGATTAATCCTTCTTTTTCTTTGTAATACATTAGTTCACCCACAAAATTTCTAGACATATTATTTATTGAACTTATGTCCTCATCATTTTTTACTTTAATATTATGTAGTTGACTCTTCGACTGTATATACAACATTTTCTTTTTTTCTTCTAAACTTAAGGCAACGTTTTTATATTCCCCATTCCAAACATCACCCATAAATCCACTAAAGAATTCTTGATCACCGTATTTAACATAAAATGCATCAGGTACCACTAATGAATCAAATGAAACTGTTAAAGTATCACCCTCTCCAACAGGAAAAGTACTATTAACTGCCGCTGCTACGAAATTATTAGTTTTAACACCTCTTCCACCTTTAGTTTCCGCGTTATAATTACATTTTAATGGTGGGGGTGGAGTTGCCTTACAGTTACATCCAGGAACAATTCTTATTGGTTTATCTTTAGGACAAACACATTCACCTTTATCATTTTTCACTAAATCACCTGTACACTCACATTCTTTTTTATCTACATTATATACTGTACATTCAGGGCAATTTGGACAACTACAATCATCTAATACAGGTATTTTACCTGCCGCATCACAATAACACTTATCGTTTATTGTAAATGTACCCTCTTTACATTTACAATTACCGTCTTTGTCTTTTTCCATACATTTAGGACAAGGACAACCACAATTTTCATCAGGTGCCTTCTTACCTTCTTTATCACAATAACATTTACCGTCAGAACCTTTAATTAAACCTTCTTTACACTCACATTCACCATCTTCAACCAATCTTTCCATACAATTAGGACATGGTTCTTTATCTTTTTTTCTACATTCACATCCTTCTTTAACATAATTAGGAGGACATTCACATTGTTTTGTTTCTTCGTTATATGTCATACCTTCAGGACACGTACATTTACCACTTTCGTCCTTTGTCATACAAGGATCTGGACATGGTTCTTTTAGTGTATAACATACTTTTGCAGTAACCGCAACTATTTGTCCAGGATTAAGTTTACGTGACGCAATGTCTGTTTTCCAATTCTCATCAACATTGTCTTTAGTATATAAACTACCACCATCTTCGTATACAGGTACTGTTGTTGGATCAATTTTAATTCCATATTTTTTACCTTCCTTATTTAAAGCATCGACAATACCATTATATAAATTAACCGCCCTATTCTTTGCCAATTTTTGGTTGGTGCCTTGATTACCAGGATATTTTGCCAATTTTTTACCAGTGAATGGTTTGAATTCAAATTCTGTACATACACCACCATAATCACGATCAGGTAAGACTGACCAATTTTTACAGTAATCATTAGCAAATTGTGGTTCTACCGCACCACCATAATAATTACTAGCAAATCCTTGAAGAGTGATTTCTCTGATATACATAGTACCACTATCTAAACCTTTTTTATATTCTGGATTAGAATTAATAACATTTCTTACTTCAGTTAAAAAATTATCTACTGCTGCAGATCCTTTCGGTACATTTACCACAAATCTACCAGTGGCTTTTATTTTAAAACATTCATTTTTATCTGGTAATATCGGTTCTCCCTTTTTACCTTCCACTTCACCAGTACCTTTAGAGTCTTCTTTGGTTTTTGATTCTTCTCCTTTGTTTTCGGAAGGTTTTTCCGCAGTATTTTTTGTGGGTTCGTCACCTTCTGGATCAGCACTCGTACTTACTTCAGTAATAGGTGTACCTTTCTCGTACACCATTAAATTTTTTATCCTATCTAATTCTTCAAATAAATTTCTCATACTATTAACCAATTTTTTTGGCAGTTAAAAAAATATATACTATATTTGTTATATAAATACTTAACAACTATGAAAAAAATACTTTTCACCCTTTTATTTTTAAATAGTATTTTATGTTTTTCTCAGAAAAATTTTACTATGGCTGAGTTTAATTTAATCACAGATAATGGTCAAAAATGGAATAATAATATTAAGATTTTCATTTATGGAGACTGTAGTTTTAGTGATTCAGTAACAATTGTAAAGACAATCACTGAGTTCAATTCTATTTTAGAGACAGTTCAAATAGAGTTGGTTGATGATATATCATTATCAAATACTGTAATGTATTTTACAACTGATAATGATTTTATTAAACTTTTCCCTTGGAGTGAGAAGGATGTTAAAAATTCTACAGGTATAACTTATACTAATGTTGCTGGTAAAAAAATTACTAAGGTTAGATTACATATTGATATTACTGAATGTAGAAAATACTCATGTATGCCCATAACTATTAGGCACGAAATGTTCCATATTTTAGGTTTTGGTCATATAGAAAATGAAAAAAATACTATACTTAAAAGTCGTAGTGAAGAGTTTAGTGAAAGGGATAAGGAAATGATTTCTTTATTATATAAAAAATAAAAGTCGGATTTCTCCGACTTTTTTTAGTTCAAGTTTTTTGTACCTTTTAAATGTTTAGGTTCATAGGGGCAGTGTTTACAACCACTACCACAACAACTTCCTCTTCGTTTATGGTATTCTTCAGTCATGACTATCCTTCCTTGATTATCATAATAGAATTCATCTGGTTGTAATTTAGGTCCGAACTCTCTAACATATAATTGTTGTACCCAATCTTTAGATGCGCCTACATTCATAATTACACTATTTCACATGCTCCCCCAGCACAAGCAACTTCGCCAGAAAGGTTAGTATTATCCTGTAGTTCAATAACTTTAGTTAAATCTAAGTTACTTAAAGACTTCATCATTTTTTCATAAGTTTGTTCATCACAATCCTCAAAAGGTGCTTGTTGGTACGTCCCCCCATTATATGGTAATACTGATAATCCATTATAGAATTTTCTGTTTTCCCACATCCATTCACCAGCGTATTCCCACTCATCTTCTTTCAAAGAAATTGTTGCGGATACATTATGACTATTTTGTCCACTTCTATGTCCTGGTTTAATCCACTCTTGAGATACTTTTTTTACTCTTTCTAATAAATCAAAAGAGGATTCGTATCTTAAAATAGATCCTTCAGGTGATTTTTGTGGTATAGAAATAACTGCAGTATCGTGAGGTCTGAATATTTCATCCTCTATTAATTCAGGATGATTAACAGACAAATAAGTATAAATAGCCTCATTTTTTCCAACTCTAATTCTTCTAACATAATAGTCATTATGCCAAGCGTGAATGCCTGATGAAGTACCTAAAACTAAAGATGATGTACCTGAAGGTTTTACTGTTGTAGTTCTAGCCGCATTATTAATACCAATTAATTTTGCAACTCTTTCGTTTTCTTCTTTTACTGCCTTTGCCGCTAATTTCATATCATAGCCTAAAACTACTCCAGAACCAATACCTGTCATACCGACACCAATCAATGCGTCTTTCTCTGTAGTTCTTTTCCAAACATCTCTTAGGTAATGGAAGTCAGTATAACCAGCCTGTAGTGTACCAATAAATGCGGCACCCTTAACTCTGATTTCAAAATCTTCTTGAGATTCAATATCTGAAGCATTTACCTCACATAAATTACAGAATTGGTATGGTCTCAAACCAATCTCACAACAAGGGTTAGTACCCCAATCTTTATCGTTAGATAAGTAAATTCCTGGTTCACCTGCTCCTGATAATTCAATTCTCTTCCACAAGTCTAAGAAAAATTCTTTTGTAATTTTGTGTCTAAGTAATACTGCTGAGTTATTCGCCCTTCCTCTTTGTGGATTCAATTCCCACCAGTTACCTGATTTACACGAAATCATCTCATTATCATCCGCACTAAATAAACTAATTAATGCTGCTCTTCTAATACCACCAGCCAATACCGCATCTGCAATATGACAAACTATATCGTGAACCTCAATAGATGATAATTTTTCACCATCAGATTTAGCATCTAATACTTTTTTAATATTGTGAATACAATCTTTTAACGGTTGTGGTCCAGGTGCCTTTCCACCTGATGTTACTAATAATGCCCCTTTTTGTCTAATATCTGAAAAATCAAATACTGGCGTCGATGACTTTATACCAAAATAAGATTCCACTAACATCTTAATTGCATCTGCCCATCCTTCAATAGAGTCACTAATTAAGTATCTTCTATTTCTATTAGGGTTTGGTTTTTTAATGTCAGGTAATGCCTCAACATGATGTTTTTGTACTGAGAACCCTACACCTGTACCACCTAAAAGTAAAAACATAGTTTCTGAAAATGCGTCCACATGATCAATAGGTAAATATGCGCAATTATATACTCTGTTAGGTGATATTTCTATAGGTTTACCACCGAACTGTAAACTTCTCATTGATGGTAATATTTTTTTGTCATACACCAATTGATAAACCCCTTCAATTTCATCTTTAATATGAGGGTATTTTTTTTGATGCATTTCTTTATTTCTTGTAACTAACTCTTCCCAAGTCTCTCTTCTATTTTCAGTAGGTAGATATTTTGCATATTTCATATATACCGTAATGTCTGATAGAATTTTGTTTGATAACTCCATTTTTTATTTTATTTTTTTTATTATTTATTAGGGTGTTTGTTTCCATAATGGTTTATTAGATAAACCATTCATTTTATTAATTTATAAATCAGTTATTAGTCATTGGTATATTCCTTTTATTTTGAATTGTACTCGCTATAAAATCGGAATCTTTCCTTTTCTGTCCCTTTTCATGTTGTAAAAGTGTGACATCTGTACTTTCACTAGTATCTATATTTAAAGTACCATTATCAAAAACTATGTCTGTAAAAACAACACCATCTCTACCAAATCTAGATTTAAGAACTGCTAATGTAGCCCTACCTTCTTCTTTCTGATCCAACGTCTTCGCTACGGATAAAATAAAATGCCCTATTTGTCCTTTCTTAATTGATCCACCCATCATATTTGCCTCAACTAAGTCTGCACCAATCGCACTACGATTACCTTGTACTGCAGTCCACCCAGCAATGTCTAATTCAGACAACATTGTTTCAAATTGTCTCATAACATTACCTTCACCACTAAACTCATCTTTAAATTGTTTAGTAGGTTGTACACAATCAATGTAATCTAAAAATACGATATCAGGTTTAATACCAGAAGAAATTAATTTTCTAAGATATTGTTTAATATGAGGTACAGTTGTACCATCACTAGACATTTTCTTTAAAATTAAATTACCTTCTTGATTTTGGAATCTAGGGATGATTTCTTGAACTTCCTCTCTTCTATCACCTAATTCATTTAAATCAATACCAGTGAAACAAGTTAAGTGTTTTCTTTGAATAACTTTAACATTATCCTCAAAAAATATTTGAACTACGTTCTTTCCATCCAAATATGCGGTGTTAGCCATTCTCGTCATAATGGTTGTTTTACCAACACCAAATGCTGCCAATATTACACCTAATTCTCCCTTAGATAATCCACCACCCATAAGATTATCAATTCCTACTAAACCTGTCGGTATAGGGTTTCTAAAATCATCCGATAGCACATCTTCAATAGCGTGAAACATATCAACACCTTCGTCTTTCTCAGTACCAACCGTTATAGCCCGTTTTACTAATTCTTCACACTCTTCATATCTATCAAAATCTCCATTATCTAAAATCTTTTGGATTTTTTGTGTAGCCTTCTTAAGTTCTTGTTGTTTGCAGAACTTAATGGCAACGTCTTGGGTGTGTAAACAGTCTTTATTGTCAGATTCTTTTACTTCTTTAATTAATTCAACTGCCGATTCTCTCGCTATTTCTCTACGGACTTGTGTTTTAATTAGATTAAAGATAGTTTCATAAGAAGGTATTGTTTCATACTTTTCATAGTAATCTTTCAAACTAGCCACAATTAGTCTCATATACTCATTATCAAAATAGTTTGGATCAACTATTGAGATGATGCTTTCTGAAAATTTATGATCTTCAACTAATTGTTTAACTAACTTTATTTGAAAACTATAGCCTAAATAGCCTAAGTTAATACTCTCATTTTTCGCCATTCTTATATCTGATTTTAGTTATTAATAAATATGCCATCTAAGTTATAACCGCAGTAATTTTTTGTATAATTTTTCATACTTAACCCATGTTGCAAATAATCGATGATTCTTGGAATAATTTTTCTTATGTCTACGTCATATCTCACGTTTGGTGGGTAATCGTTACCACTAAAAATTCTTTCACATATAACTCTGTCTTTCACTTTTAATTGTAAAGTAAAGAAGTCTTCGTTTTCATATATGTCAACCTTTTCAGTTTCCTCTGCCGTAGTATAGAAGTTATAATACTTTTCCATATAATCATATGTATTATTTTTAAAATGTTCTTTTATAACATCTACTACACTATCTATAGTTTCTTTTATTTCGTAAGATAATAGAGAGTCTCTATTGAAATTTTTAACATTAAAATTTCTACCTACGATTGGGTTTCCGTTAATCATAAATAAAAATTCATACGGATAACTTTGATAACTTTTTTTCATTTCTTTATTCATAATTTTGACTGTAATAACTTTTTTCTTTCTTTATTATCGATAGGAATGGTTGTAAAAAATTTATATACCCATCTCTACCTCCAGGTATTGCCATCATTAACCCATCTTCTAACATCATTTTTATTACATTTTTTACTTCCCTTCCTTCAGGATCTATTGGGGTGTTAAAAACGTTATCTAATTCTGTTTTAGTTGTTTCTGTTAATAAGGGATTACCTAGATTTATAATTCTTTCATTTATTTCAAAAATCTTATCTTTTTGAGAACCTTTGGTAACTCTATTTAGTATGTTATCAAGTGATTTCAATCTATTTTTTCTTTCATTTTGTATACTTACAATTTTACTAAAAATATATTCTAAAGTCAAAGTTTTTTCCTTAATTTCTGGAAAAAAATTAACTAAAGTTTTTTCACTGATACCTTGTATACCTTTGATATTGTCACTAGTATCACCAGTAATGATTTTTATTAATTTAAGATTTGTTGGGTGGTGATTAAAATATGTTAAATAATTGTCCTGTGTGACAATCCTTTTTAGATTAATTACATATACACCAACCCTTTCACCTATTAGTTGACATAAATCTCTATCATTACTCATTATAACCACTTTCTCATCTTCAGACATATTTTGAACATAGTGTCCGATACAATCATCGGCTTCTGTAATTTCATCTCTATATTGTCGTATGAATAGTTCTTCACAATAAGCAATAACCCTTTCTTTTTGTAGATATAATTCTAAATCAGAAGGTGGTTGTTCATTATAGAAATCTTTATCTCTATTAGATTTATATTCTTTGTAGATATCATATCTCAATCTACCACTGAATTGTCCATCCCAAAAAACATACACTCTATCAAATTTATACTCGTTTAACATTTTTCTAACCATAGTTAGGAATTGAAAAATCCCACCTATATGGGTATCTTTATAATAAAGATCCTTAGCCCCATGATAGGCGGTTTTAATCAACGAGTCACCATCAACAACAAGTGTTTTTTTAAATTTTTTCTTTTTTTCTGGGAATTTCACACATTCTTTATTGAAGGTTCAACAATCAATCGTCAGAATAATCTACAGGAGATTCAATTACGTTGTCTTCAACTACATCAAAAGATGTGTCATCAAATACACCATCAAATACTTCTGCCCAATAATCTTTATTCTCAGATTTGTATTTATCAATGTCTTTTTTATCATCTTCAATGAAACCGTGTGTGGTTGCAAGTATTTTGTTATCTGCGTAACCTAAACCATTCATATGGTTCTTATGGATACCCACTTTAGTTCTAATTGCGAAATTAACTTTTCTACCCTTATTAGTTGCAGAAAGTTTAGATACACCAGAACTCTTTTGATTTCCAAACAAAAATACTAATGCGCAAGATAGGTAAATAGAATTACCACCTTTAGGTGCAATTGTTGGTTGTCCAAATGGATTATCAGGTAAAGCAACCCATGGTTGGTTTACGAAAACCATAGTATTGGTGTATGGATAACTTTCTTTTCTTGAAGATGTTATCCTTTGTGCCAATCCCATACCCCATTTTTCAGATATAACTCTCGCAGTATGTTGGTTACCACCTTTACCGTCAAAACTCATTTGACAAGGTATCGTACCAATAGAATCCCACAAAAACACAATGTCGTGTGGAATTTCACCATTTTTTTGTGCGTCCAATACTTCGGTTACATAATCAAACGCTTGTTCGATATAATCGAATCCTAACTTATAAAGTAAGAATCCGTCCCAGTATGCAGAAACTTCTCCTGTCTCTTCGTCAACTTCTTCAATGTATTCAGTTTCTAAACCCATTTGTTTAGCGTGTTCAAAACTAAATTTTTGTTCTGTTATGATGAAAACAGGTAGAATATTTTTTTTCTGTGCATCTACCGCAGTCTGTAAAAGTGCAGTTGTTTTTCCAGTGTCTGAATGACCTAGAAGCATATTAATCTGACCCATAGCAGGTCCTGGTAGACCAGTCGCCTTCTGAAAGGCTTCCCCTAGATCAAAGTACCTTTGTTCTTTGTACTTTTCACTAGAGGAAAACTTCTTTCTTATAGACGAAAAATCAGATGCTTTTTTCTTTAGTGGTTGTTTCGCCATATTATATATTAAAACGGTAATTCGTCATCATCACTATCTAATGAAGTTACTCCAAAATCAGTATCTTCATCTTCACTATCATATTCAGATTCAAATGACTTAGAAGTTTCAGTTCTCATCATATTGATTTCATCAGTTAAAGACGCAGTTTCTTTTTCTTCTTTGTCTTCTTCTGCAACGAACTTCTTCTGTTCCGAATCCCAAATAGGTGTTTTATTAGTAGCCACAATTTCTAAATACTCTTGAGACTTTTTAGAATAAACATCTCTGTGTGTTTCATCGTTGTTAAACCAATCATTCGCCTTTTCTTTATCCTTAGTAAGGATAGATGAATCGTCAGCCATAATAGAATTTACAACACTAAAATTTTTGTCATTTCTACCTGTAGTGATGATAATATCTCTACCTTCTCTAGGATCAGTAATATCACCTTTTAATTTAAATAAAGGAATGATTTTATCCATAATACCGTCACCAGTATATTTGTGCTTAAATCTCCAAAATTTAACTCCGTGATCTTCATTCTCTCTATCAATACCTTTAACTACATAGAATTTTCTAGGTATGAAGTCTTTCGCCAATTTCTTAGCCTTTTCTGAACCATCTTCATATAAGGCGTCTTTAGCCTCACATAGTGGACAGTGTTCACCATCGTTTAAATGGTTACAATAAATTTTATCCCAATTACCATTAACTAATTTTTCATGATAATAAACCTCCGTAAATGGAGAACTACCATCTTTTGTAGGTAAGATTCGGAATGTTTTTGTGTGGGATTTTACCCCTTTAGGTAGTTTCTCACTGAAGTACTTTTTAAGTCTGTCTTCATTAGAGAGTTTTTTACCACTTTTCGCTGGCTCAGTGTTTTTTTCGTACTGAGACAGAATTGCATCTAAAGTATTACTCATTGTATAAAAATTTTAAATTATATACAAATATACTAAAGATATTCCTAAAAGTCAATAAAAATCGGGGTTTTTAGTTATTTTCTTCGTCTTTTGTGAATTGGAAAGATTTTCTAATATCTTTTTCGTTGTAGTTATCAACATCACTCTGTTTAAGGACAAACTCTTCTTCGTCTTCGGTTGCCTCATAACCTTCTTTGTCTTTCCAGAAATCAGTTAATTTAATACTATATGGGAATGAGTCCATAGATCTCATCTCTAATCTTTCTACAGGTGTTGGATTTCTTTTTTCAATTTGTTTTTCTAACTCATCGATTTTATTAATCACATTATCCATACCAGAAACTTGATTTTCTAATTCAGATAATTTACCCAACAACTCATCCATTTTACTACTCATACCTTCTACAGAAGATTTAGTCGCTTCAGTTTTGTCTACGATATCAGTCACATCTATTTCAACAGATTCTTCACCAGTTTCTGTACTAGCCGTAGGAGTTTCAGTTGCAGTTTCATCCGCATCAACATCTTCTACTTCCGCATCATCTGCCAATGGATCAGTTTCAGGTGTTTCTCCACCTGCTTCAGGTGCAGTTTCCGCACCAGCTTCAGGTGCAGTTTCATCACCACCTAACGACATAAAAGGATCATCCCCTTCTGTATCTTCATCACCCGCAGGATCCTGCTCTGTAATGTATTGATCATCTGTAAGAAGTGTACCGTTCACATCTTTTTCATTTTCAGGTACATAAAATGTGTACTCCAATAATTGTTTATATCTTTTTAATTCCTCAGAAAGTACTTTTTTGTTCATATCACATTATTAGTTGTCTACCGTCATTAGTTTTATATATCTTATTCACTCTCTCTACAATTTCTTTTCCATCATTAATAAGACATTCTTCTCCAACACAATCTTCTTTTTTTGCGTTGTTATCATTTAAAAAATCGTTAAGTGACTTTTCTAAATTATCGTTTTTTTTAGTATCTCTATTTGTTTCCATAATACTTTTATTATATAAATATTGTGAAATTAAGAAAAATGTTTTTTTATGTCGATAATTTTTAATTCATCGTTTTTAACTATTATCATTTTGTTTTGATAATCGTCCCAATTTATTTTAACATTTTTATAATCTAGATTACCAACTTCGTGTTCACTTATTTTTTCTATTAACTTATTTAATGCATTAATAGTATAAAAACACTCTCCCTTTTTGTGGACTATTATTGTTGGTGGGAAAAATGAAGATGTTTCCACTTTTTGATCTTGTTCAACCTTAACCATAAAGGTTAAAATATTTTTATTTAATTCTTCAAAATTATATTGAAATATGTTTTTTTCTTTGATTCCAAATCTTTTATATAAATAATTTTTAAAACTTTCTAATTTATCCTGATATACAAAAGATGCTAATGTTATATTTTTACCGCTCGTCTCCATTTCCATAAATGTAAGGGACATATCTATTTTTATTTTTTAGTTTGTATATTAAATCCTTACATTTATTAAATATCTTATGATCTACCAAAGTAATATCATTTATCCTTTTAATTCTACTTATTATCTTATCTTTTTTATTTTCGAAATATTCTAAAACATTTAAATCTATGCCAAATATTATATTTTCACTGTATATGTAAACCATACCGTTTTCTGTAAAATAAATTACTGGTGAACTAAGAGACAATATTTTTTTTATTATTCTATAATTTACTCTTTTACTACCATAGAGTATATCTAAAAAAACATAAGGGATGTTTTCACCAAATTTATCAAAACAATATTCTTTAAATTGTTCAAAATCACTTTCAAAATCAGATTTTCTTTCTGTTTGATCAAAAGTCCAAAATAGGTTATTACTTATATTTTTATGAATTATAGATATTCCTTCACCTAACAATTCTTTAGATAATTTTCTACCAATTATAAGTGTTGGTAATCCTTTATTAATAGATTCTAAATCATCACACACATTGAAATTATCAACGTTTAATTTAGTCTTAGTTACTATATTACCTATATTCATAATACAAATATAGTGATTTTTTTTTAAAAAGTTAAGTTTTATGCTGGTTTAAAGTAATCTATTAACGGTTGACCGTCTTTACCAACAAAAATTGTAAGTACATTTTGGAATGTCTCTATTGATTTATCAGATTTAGGTGGCGAGAATTGGTGAGCAGTGTCAAGACATTTTTTATATGTTGCCAAAGTACCGTTATTTTTTTGTGATGTGTAAAAATAAGAAGTTTGTGGATTGTTACCTTTTAAACCTTTAAAGTATTTCCATTGTACAATAGAAGTCTGTATTGCACTATCAACACTATCACTTAACCTAAATGGATTTGTTATTGAAACTTCCCCACTTTTATTAAATTCTTCATACAATTGAAAGTATTGTTTTCTTCCAACAATATAAAGGAAACCTCTAGGTCTAAATCTATATGCATCACCATCAAAAATATTATAATAATCTAATACTTTTATTTGTGATTCATCCTCTTTTTTTAATTTAGTTAAGGCTTCATTTAATAGTTTTATTTTTTCCGCTTCTGATGGTATTGACGGATTAAAAGTTTTTATCTTTTCATTAATTTCTTTTTTCTTAGCCTCTATGTTGTCGTTTTCTTTATATTCGTTTAGTGTTGGATTTCCAGCAATTTGATAGGCTTTTTTATTGTCTAAACCTGTGGTTGCGGTTGGGGTTGATGCTAAAATACCTAATCCAGTAACACTATTATAATATCTAGTTTGTCCAGATGCTATTGAATCATTAGATGGGAATTTAACTACATGTTCTTCCTTTTTAGGATCGTCCCAAGGCATTTCTTTATTTAAAAAGTTTTCTGAATTTGCTAACATTGCAGATAACAACATAGTAACCTGAGTATTTTTTATAATTTGATTACTTTTAAATTGTTGCGTTAATGAACTTATTAGTGAAGTTAATTCCGCATCAGTATAGTTTGTAACTCCTAAATTTCTGAAGTTAATTAAACCTCCATTTGTAAAATTAGTATCAAAATCAAAATCATCCCCACCTTCAATATCTTCCCTTACACCAAATCCTGAAACAGTAGTTAAATTAGTAAATTCTATTTTAGGTACATCACTTATTTCATTTAAATCTATATCTAAGTCAGCAGTAATTTCTGTGTTTGGTGCAGAAATAAACTTTGATTGCCTTACACCTTCAAAATTAGTTGTCATATGGTTTGGACTAATGTTATGACTAACACTAGTTATTAAATAAGCCCCATTAAAAAATGGTACGTTTTGTAAGTCAAAATACATTAATGGTTGTATATTCATACAACCCATAGAGTCAACTTTACAGGTATATGACCTAGTTTTAAATAATCTAAGTAAATCAGTTCCTACATATGTTTTTTGAGTACCACCTCGTTTATCCACTAAATCTGATAAAGCCTTAAAATACTCACCAGTTTCTCTATGTTCTTGTTGACTTAAGGAAACATTTTTGAAAATTGTTTGGTTTTGTGCACCAAATGCAACTCTAAAGGCGACTAAAGAATTTTGTCCATTATTAATTATGTCTGGAGGTGAGTCATTTTTACTAGTTGGATCATTAGGATTCGGAAAACTATAACCATCATTAGCAAAAAAGTTATTATTTCTTTCTTTAATATCTAAAGCCTGTGACGCTCCTCCGATATATATACAACAAAATATTGGACCTTGTGATTTATTACTATCTAATGTTGTTTGTGGTTTAAATATTTTAGCAACCTCAACACCACTTTTATAATTAATGTAAGTTGGTAATATCTGGAAAAGGAAATTACTATCTCTTAATAGTTTGGACATAAAGAAATAAACACTAGTATCTAAATTACTACCTAAGGTTAGAAAACTTTTTAAATTAAATGTTGCCTTATCACCTATATCATTCCAACCTCTATCAATAAATTTAAAATAGTCAATTAATGGTGTTTCAGAATTTCCACCACAAATATTAAATCCTTTTCTATCTGAACCAACCCATTTACTATTTATGTTTTTAAAATAATTATATAATTGTAATTTTAACTTTACTGTACTTTTATTTTCACTTTGTTTTACTTCTTCAGTATTCGTACTATTTCCATTTTTATTTGTCTGTTCTTGTTTAGTAAACGATTCTTTAAAACTTTTTATATATTCTTTAATACTATTGTTAGAAATTTTTAAACCTACAGGAACATTTTTATTATTAAATATGTCTGGGTTTAATATAATCATATCAGTTGTTTCTTTAAGTGTACTTAAAATATATGATTTTGATGAGTTAACATCGTTGGTACTACCACTTACCGAGTTTAACGTTGATACTAACGTATTAACATTCTTTTCAAAGGTACCATTAAACGTATTATTAAAATTTTGATTATCTACCCAATTTTTAAACTCATTTATAAATGTTATTTTTGTAGATATAGGTAAAGTTTTTAAATTTTCTTCTATAGATTTTTGCTTAGTATTATACCCTATTTTAGATAAGTATTCATCTTTTGGAGTTATAAATTCTGAGTAATCTTTTCCGTTACTAATAACATTTACTAATGGATCTAAAGATTCCCCATATCTCCACAATATACTACCAATAAAATAGATATACATTTTAGGTAGATTTACAATTCTTGCACCAACAAAATTATTACCAGAAAAAACTGAATTCAAAAATCCTTCTTTAAAATCTCTGAAAGGGAATGTAGATAATAAAAGATATGCCCTACTATAATTACTTAATTGTTGTTTATAAAAAGGACTATCAGTTATTAAATCCTCAAATGCATTCGCAGTTTTACTTTTAAAATTAGATATATTAATATATTTACTACCATATGTACCACCAGAAGGGTTATAATCCTCTAGTATTGTTTTGTTTAAGTCTCCAGTAATATCCCCACTTGATTTTAGTAAGTTTTTACATACTTCTAAATCCCAAACATTAAACGAATTATATGTCGTTAAATTATTAGACTTGCTATAAAAGTTTTTGTAGAATAAAGGTCCTGTTTCTTTTCTGTTTATACCATTTCCATTTTTTTCATCTGTTAAATTACCATAGAGTGAATCTTCCCTTATTTCTTTAAATAAGTTTTTTGAATTATTAATAATTCCGTTAACATCAAAGAGCATATATTCTGCTTCTGAATTATATTTACCACTTATATTAAATCCATCGATTTTTGGTAATGCGGTTTCTTCTTTTAATAGAAGTAAATCGTTATCATTAATAACATTATCTTTATAAAAATTTGTATTTTCATAGACACTACTATCTCTATCCATTTCATTCAACAAATTAGTTATAATGTCTCTAACATTTTTTGAATATATGGTTCTATTGGCAGCAATTGCCTCGAATTTTGAATAATCACTAATTGATTTTAAACCAGTGTCTTTATCAAATAATGAATAATTATCTAAAACTACTGATCTAACAATAAATTTTTCTACCAATTCTTCTTTAATAGAATTAATATCGTTTAATGTATTAATTTTTAACCATGGGTTTGTGTTATAATCAATTGGGTTAATAGGGAACCAATTATCCGTATCTAAACCATTTTTTAAAGTAGTAGCCTTAGTAACTTCCTCTAGTGTTTTTCTTTTTGAAACTAAAATATCAAACACTTCTTCAGTAAATCCCCATTCAGGGAAATCATTAGGGTTTATACCTGATACTTCACCTATATAAATTTCTTCTGAACTACCATCGGTATTATTTTGATATATTGAGGGCCAAGCAGCACTATTAATACCTGTAGGAATATCAGTACTATATCTACTTAAAATAGAACTCCTACTATTAGACTTACTTTTTTGTTCAGACTCAAAACTTATATCATAAATAGTCTCAACCATTGCCTGAGTATTATTCGCAATAATCTCAAAACAATTATCTATTGTAGGTTTAAACCCAAACTTATCTTTGAAATTTTTTAATAATTGTTCATTTATTTCTGACTGAACTACTTCCCTTTGTATCTTTATAATTTCTTCTAATTCTATTATTGAGTACTCAACTAACTCTCTTTGTTTCCTAAAATCCGCAACCAAAACTTGTGAATTTTTACCCATAGTAGGGGAATAGAAAGTACCATCATTTACTAATTTTTTAAATAATTCTATATTAAATGAGTTATTTTTTCCTGATTTATCACCATCATAACTATTAAGTAAGTAAAGATTATTTGTTCCACCACTTAAATAAAATAAATCCAAAACATTATTATATGTTGTTCCCGATATCTTTCCATTAGTATCTTTTGTAGGTGACACTATATAATCTTCCCATGCATTTTCTGATAAAATATTAGGAAATGAATTAATTAATTCTTGATCCTTCGCATTCGCCTTATTTTCACTACCACTTATTTTTTCAATCTTTTTTTGGTTTTTTTCTTTTGCTTCTGATAAAGTATTAGTAGGTTTATATTCTATTCTTTTATCGGAAGAAAGATATTCTTGATATTTTTTTATTATATCACTTAATGTTGTGATATATGATTTAAACGCACCTCTATTGACAGAATTGAAAACTATATAATCCCTTATAGAAAAATAGTTAATTTTTACTTTAAGTTCATCGTCTTTTATAGTAGTTGTTTCTATAACATTCTTATTATTCTCTAACTGAATAAATGGTTTACTGTCAGTTACATTATTTTCAATACTACCACCATTATTATTGTTTGGTTCTTTAGGTAAACTATTACCAATAAAAGTACGAATAGTTTTTAATAAGTTTAATTTACCATTTAAATCTTTAAGAAATTGGAAACTATTTGAATCTGTTTTTATTACTTCAGTTTCTACCTGTAGTTTACCAATTTTAGTCATAAAATCGTCTACTTTTCTAATGTTTAAACCATCTTGTGTGGTTACACCATTAGTGAATCCTCCAGTTGATTGTTTAATTCTTTCATCAAAAATTCTATTTAAATTCGCAAAACCTCTTTCCGTATTAACTACACCAATAATATTCCCCATAACCATATCATTGAGAAAGGCTTGTTGGAATCCTAAAAAATTGGCAGTTATATCAAAATTACCTGTTTGACCATCAAAATTAGATGTCCAATTAGTCATATGTAAACAATAATCTACTTTTTGTCCGAAATACCCTTTTACTGAAAGTCTAAAAACAGGATACGGCATTTTAAAAAATATACTATATGGAGATAACCTATCATTATCCTCAATAACATCGAATAATGCACCACCTCTTACATCGGTAAATGTAATATCAACTACTGGAACTAAACTAGCATTGTATTTAATGTCTATTGATTTAATACCAAAACCTTCTAATACTCCCGCACTTCTTGTTTCAGAATTGTTTAATCCGCCAATTTGTGTCCATTCAGTTGTTGCATAACTTTTTTGTAGTGCAGGATCTAATTTTCCTGCATCATTATAACTTATTTTAGTGGATATGAAATTGACTTCATCTACCACTCCACTATTAAAAATTATTGGATCACCCGCCAACGTATTTCCACCATAAGTTGTTCTACTTCTAGGATACGCAGAAAATTTAACATATATGAATAAGTCTTCAGGTGGAACAATGTCCATACCAGGTGGGTTTGGGTCAACAACAAAAACACTTCCCGTATTTTTTTCATTACCTTTATTAGATCCTATTTCTTGAACATTATTATCCATATTTTATTGTTTTTGGACATACAATGTCAAGTATTTATTTACTTGATCGATGTATTGTTGTAAACTATCTCTCAAAGGAAAAGGTATTCTTATTATTTCTTTATCACCAATATTTTCTTCAACACCACCATATTGTGGGTTAGCCAATAATATTAACCAACCATGATATGGGTTATCATAATACTTTTGACTTAATTTATCTAAACGTGACGTAAGTGTACTATAAACCACTGATTTATCACTACTTTTTGTAGGTAGTATTATATAAGGTAATGGTAAGTATTTACCATCAAACTTAAAACTTTGATATCTGTCGTAATATTCCTTTCCCATAGTATTATTTTATCCCATTTGCAGTAACAGTAAAGTCTTTCTGAACTTTTGTCTTACTTTTATTTTTAGTAAAGTATGCCTCTACTTTAATTTTTGTCTCTACTCCGTTTAAATATATATCTTTATTACTCTTTATATTTTTGACTTGAAATTCCGCATCTTTAACTGCCTTTTCGGTTGCTTGGTTTTTATTTGCCTCAAAAGTTGTTTTTGCAGTAGTTAACACATTTTCCGCAGTAGTTATTTTATTATCATAATCTTTAATTTTATTAGGGTCCGCCAATTTAGTAAATGAAGATAATGGTTCACTTATTTTTATATCATTTTTAGGTCCAACTTCTTTATTTTCACCACCAACTTTTATTATCATTTTCATTTCATTATTTTCATTTGCACTGTTTTCTTTATCAGTTGGGTTCGTTTCACTTGGTAACTTATTCCCTCTAGTTGTTGACATAATTTCAGTGTCGTTAATTGTTATTTCAATAGGATTATCCGACTCAACTTGTTCAGTACTAGTATTTTTTTCATCTTGTTTTACTTGATCGATAGTATCTTGTGTTTTTAAACTACCATATATAGTCTGAACCGTATCCTTACCAATTAACCTTTCTTTTAATTGCCCTAATTTAACACCATCTTTTATTTTACCATCTTCAATTGTATCAGAACGAACATCATACATTTCTGTATTTGCGTAATAATTAAATGAAACTGCGTTTTGTAATCTATTAATTGGACCAACTAATGAATGTCCACCAATTAAATCAATACTAAGTGAAACTGTCGCAATCATAGGTTGAACCCCAATACCTTCAGGATTAGTGTCCCACTTAGGTCCATCATATGTTATAGATAATGTGTTTATTGCTACTTTGGTGTGGAAGAAATCACCTATTCTTAAAATACAGATTGGTGGTCTACCAAATGAAAGGTTTTGTGGTTGTACCCCAACCTCTACACCATCTTTAGTAGTGTTTTTATCATAGATACTAGGACCCTGTCTCATACATTGATTTAAAAATGTTAACCTACTATTAAAACCTTCAGGTGTTATACTGTGAAAACCTGCATGAAAGTATCTAATTTTTTCAGAAATAGTTTTAAAGTAATTAGGGTAATTTGCATCAATAAAATCAAAATAAGGTCCCTCATCAATAATTAGATTATCAATTAAGTTGATTGCCTCTACAGGATCTATTGGTTCAGGATCTCCCTCACCTTTTTCTGGAGGTAGCGCTTCTGTAGAATTTTCTGTGTCATTTTCCATTAATACATCTACTCTATAATCTTCTATGTTATCAGTTTCTATAGCTTTACCAGGTTCTATTTTTATAGGTGATATGTTTTTAAATGTTTTTACATCTAATGACTGTTGTAAAAATGTAGTAAGTTTATCTTTTAAATCTTTAGAAAATGAGTCTGCTAATGATACTGGTTGAGCTGGTGATATATCATTTCTTGCCACCTCAATACTTGCAAAACCATTAAGTGTTATTAAAACTTTAGGATTAGTGTTACTTAATTGTTTTTTTATAAATTCTAAAACTTCTATTTTTAGTTTATTAAATCCTGATTCATCAATTTTTCTAGTTGCCTTACAATTTTCTGTTGTCTCAGTACAATTCTCTACATAGTTAACTGTTCCTTTCTTTTGTTCTTTTTCAGGTATATTTATTTTTGGTTTTTCCTTTTCATATATTTTTTTCTCAACCTCATCGATATCTGTTTGTGGTACTGCACACTCCAACGCCCTAATAAAATCTTCAGGTGTGACACAACCCGCAAAGAAACGCTCAACAAGGTTATTATTCATTCCTCTGTAACAATTTATTACTCTTGGGTGATCGACTATTATTTTAAATGATAGTGACCCACTTCTTTTGGAATTATTATATGTGTAAACAGGTTCACTTCTACCGATAAACTCAGTTTGTGTCCAATTGGCACTAGTATTCTCATCAAATGTTAATTCATATGGTGGGAACCACATTATCCTACCCTTAGTACCTGTTAATGGATCACCTGGTCCAATTTCAAATAAAGGTAAATCTGCCAAATTGTCTGCCCAAGCCAAATTTTCCAATGATAACATGAATTTCTTCCTAGTAGTCTTAGAATCTAATATACTAGGATGATATTTAGGTATCCCATTCTCCATTAAAACACTAAGTGATGCCTTATCCTGTCTTGAAGAAAATCCTTCACCAGGGCTCTCTGAATTGAAAAATAATCCTGTGTTCCTAATTGCGTTGAAATAACTGTATCTATCATTTACAGTCCATACTCTACAGAAATTAGTGTTACCATCAACATCTATTAATGCTAATTCTCTAATTGCGTTACCTCTACTTATAATTCTATCTTGTTCTTTATCTCTAAAGTATTTTTTTGTTTGATTAATGAAAACATCGTTCTCATTATTATTAACTAATTGTTGTGTCTTATATAATAACGTTTTAGGGTTAAAGTTTTGTTCACCACCAGTTGTCCAGAAAAATTTATTTTCTTCACCTGACGGTTCCCCAATACCTTCTATGGTAGTTCTTTGACTATTACCAGTATTATCTATTTCACCGTTAAAGTCTTTACTCGTAAATCTAGTGGTAATTCGATTACCTCTATTTGTATTTCTTTCGGTACCTACATAATATCTCGGATTAATACCTGCGTTATCTGTACCAGCCAATCTACTATCAACATAGTTTGGTCTATAATCATTTCTATTTAAAAGACTAAATGCGAAAGATACTTGTTCGGTACTAGTTCTTTCGAATAATACCTTCATTCGTAATTCTGTCGATAAAGTTGGTTCAACACCTTCTTGTATATCTAAATTTGATTTTAATAATTCATCACCTGATTTTACACTACTATTGTATTCATTCCAACCAACTGCCCCATTTGGTAATGTATTAAAGAATTGGGTACTACCCCTCATTCTATTTACATACTCATCAACTCTATCACCTAATGGTGGTGTAATAAATCCACGTATATATCTTTCATCATTGGTAAATCCCTCAACCTGTGCAATTTTATCTATTACAGTTTTCTCTAATTGAACTCCACCTAAAATACCTAATGAAGATTCTTTTTGAAAATTTAAAGATTTATATGTATCAATTACATTGAAAGGGAAAATTACACCTTTCTTAACACCAGTACTTACTAGTGTAAATTGATTTTGATTATATGATGTTGGATAAAAACCTCTTGTCTTAGGTCCGAATGATGTTGGTAACGGATACCATAAATTAGGTGGTACCGTTAACTCATAAGTTACATATTGATCATTTTGTGGGATGTATTTATTTAAATTGACATTTTGTGTCATTCTAAATAATGTACCTAAAGGAAATAATTTCTTTTCTTCGTTATAATGAACAGGTATATTCTCATTCTCAGTACCCATTACAGGCACATTTATAACCTTACCAATATCTTGTAATTTTGATACAAGACCAGATTGTACTAATGTTTCATTTACTGGTGGTGGTAAATTTCTATTTAATAATCTATTCCTAAATTCTTGTGTAGAATAAATACCTTTATTATAATCTAATATTCCTGCCATATATAATAATTTCTTATTATATAAATATTGGGTCTATAAAATTCAGGTGATTATTTATTATTTTATATATTCAAGTATTCTTGTTTTATTTATAAATCTAGAATTATTTCTTGAATAAACTGGTCCTTGCAATAATAGTAATAATTTTCTGAAAAGTCAATAGTAAAATGAAAATATTTTTTATTTTTTTTACACTGCCATATAATCAGTGGCTTCTTTACTAGAAGGAACACCACCATTTCTAAATCTACCGTTTAAGTGAGAAATAATTGTTTTCTCAACCATAGGTTTTATAGACGCCATATCTATATTATTTGTAGAACCATCAGGTGACACTAATTCTATTCTACCTGTTATATTTAAATTACCAAATTCAATTGTAGTTGATTCAGCCATATTATTGTTACCACCCATCATAGATTTATCCATAAGTTTGTCTAATGGTCCACCTTTTTTTGCACCAATAATATCATCTTCATTAGAAAAACTAGTTATCTCACCTGAAGATCTTAACATAAAGTCACCACTTTCTTTTTTACCTACATTTTGACCTGGTGCTTTAATTACTTCTTGACCCGCAACTGTTCTCAAAATTTTTAAAATTTCCTCAACGTCCATTGCTAATTCAGGATTTTTTAATGCCTCTGCCAAATCTTTTGCAAAATTACCCTCAAAAATTTTAGATACTCCTTCTCCTGTTGATAATCCTAATTTTTCTGCCTGTTCTAACATCATTTCTCTAAGATTACCATACGGTGTAGTTTGTAAATATTCAATTGTTTTTGTAACTTGATCTTCCGCACCTTTCAAAAGTGACTCTAAACCAGGTCTCATTATATCTTCAGTTAATTCATAAACATTAGATTCTGCAACATATCCAGTTTTCATTGCTTCTAATATGTTTGACAAAATTTGATTAGTAGTCATTGAATTATAGGCTAGATCCATAATTGCCTCTTCTTCATTTTTAGGTGCTGCCAATATTTTTTCTGCTAAATCTACACCAATGTCTTCAATACCTACTTCTTTTCCATCAAAATCAACAACCCACTTACCATCTTTCATTTTAGCCATACTCGCTAAACCATCTCTCATATCCTCATCTTGAATATTTCCCGAAACGTTCATCTTAATGTCTTTAATTTTAGATGATTGTCTAGCAATTTCTATCATACTATCAACGTTGACACCTAATTGTTCACCAGCAGCCTTTAATTGCATTCTAGCCTCAGCAGGAAATTCATATTCACCAGTTTCTTCATTAAACTGAATCATATTTTCAGTCATTGTCTGAACTTTCTTTGCTAACTCCTCAGGTTTGTTTCTTGCGAGATACATAGTTTCAAACGGATCACCAAAGGCTTCTGCAACATCACCACCTAACATTTGTAAATTTGCGACTGCTTCTATTGCAGCTTCTGGCTCATAAAACTTTTCAGCCATCTGCAACATATCACTAACATCCATTCTCATCTGAACCGCTAATTTAGCCATTTGAGTCATGCCTTTTACCCCACCTTTAAATGACATAGATGACATTTGATCAAAATTGTTGGCTAATGTTTTTGCAACTTGACTAGCATTTAAACCTAATTTTTGACTTTCTACTGTTAATGAGTTTAATAATTTATTTGAATTATCCACACTAACACCCATTAAGTCCATTCTTTCTACTAAAGCACCTGCACTTTGATTTGTTAAATTTAACCCTTTGGTTAATAAAAATATGTTTGAAACCTCCTCAGGTGAAATTATTCTAGCCCTACCACTATTTTCCGCAAATTCCTCCATTATGCTTGATACATCACTAGCAGAACCACCAAATTTTTGTACTTCCGCAGTTGCTCTATTAAATGATTTAGTAAATTCTTTACTTCTACCTACTGAAATACCAATATTTATTGCGGTTTGTTTAGATTCTTTAGCCAATTCTTCCGCATATTTATACTGTGCTTGTGAATCAGTTGCAAATTTTCTGAATTCTGTTGATATGTTCTTTACCGATAAAACCGCATCTTTTAATAAATCATTACTATCGCCTATATTTTTACTAACACTAGCCGATTTTTTATCAATCTTGTCCATATTATCAGACATTTCATCTAATCTATCATTTAGTTTTTGTATCTGATCCTGAAGGTCTTTTATATCATTTTCTGTAGGTGCTGCCATATTAACTATTTTTTGTTTTCTTCAAAATCCTTTCTAATTTTTTCAAAATCTTCTTTTATTCTCTCAAAAATTTTTAAAATTTCATTAAATTCCGATTTAGTTTTAGAATTTTTTACAATTGTTTTAACGTTATTTCCTATATTTTTTAACATTATTTAGTTTCAATAATTTCAAAAATAACATCTTCTTTTAAACCACTTCTAGTTTTTTGTCCTGAAGAAATATTTCCGAATTCGTTATAAAAAAGTTGTAATTCACCTATTTGTCTAGATCTTCTTTGAAGTGTTTCATAAAATAAAAATAAACCTATTCTATAGTCCCAATCGTTCTGTTGTAAAATCATGAAATCGTTATTAAATCCTAGTACGTTAAACTTTTCTAAACCATTAAATTCATACTCAGTTTTCTTTACTGCGGATCGTACAGAAGTTTTTACTGTACCTACAAAATCTATAGTTATTGATAAAAATGGTAAAGACTCAATAGTCTCTTCATATGCTAATCTACTTTGTATTTTAGCATTTAATATATCCATTTTATCTTTAGTTATATTAATATTACTCTGAACGTCCTCAACATCTTTAGTAGTTACATTTTCTATGAGAAAATTTAAATAATTAACCGTATTCAAAAATTTATCAATATTCATTTATTTTATTTTATTAATAAATATCTTATTTTTTAAATTATTCTTTAGGTACTAAGTATGATATGAAATATTTGCGCATATAAGTGGGCATAATCAGAATATCTGAATATGTAAAACCTTTACCCACTAAAAATAAAATTTCTTTTAAAAGATTTTGTTGGTGGTTAGATGTCAGGCCAAAATAAGTTTTTATTGACCCTAAGAAAGGTATTTACGGACTCTCCCCCCTGAGTCCTCGCAGTAACATTAAAGTTTATACCTGGTTCTATTTCTGAAATATATTTATTTAAACTCCTAATATCAACTAATGGTAGTGTTTTAAGAATATTCGATATTTTAATTTTATCTCTTTCACCATCTATTGACATTATTGATCTTTCTAATCTAAGTGTTGTCTTTGTGGAAATTTCACTTTTAGTTCGTTCCATTAATTCAGAATCTAAAATATCAATCTCTTCTTCATCTTTACCACTTAAAAATCTAAATTTAATATTTTTATTAGATTTTGGTAATAAAAAATCAAATAAACCACTTTCATCTGGTTTTACAGTTAACTTTTTTTGTTCTAATTTTGATAAATCTATATCACCCTCAACAATTTTTTTAGTCACTGGGTGTACCACTGGTTGAATATAATTTTCACCAAAGGCGGAAACTCTTAAAAATAGAAGTATTGCCATTCTATCACCTTCTAAAAGTAACTTATGATCAAAACCTAAATCTTTAACTTTTCTCTCAATCAATACATCAACTAATTTACCACTAGCCAATATATTTGGTGATGTGAGTACATTTTCATCGTAAGCAGTTAAAAACTCAACTTTAACACTTGATTTTTTATTCGGATATAATAAACCTTGTGATGGTAATTCAATTACATCATAAGGTACTTTGTACTCATCGGGTACAAAATTAGGGTCCATAAAACTTTGTCTTTCTTCCATATTATAAAACTATATATTTTTTATTTAAAGTAAATGTTATACTATCTGTATTGGTTCAATAACCACTTCTATACTACCATATATATTTTCTACATCCTCTTTATCGTATCCGTCATTTGGATTCATCGGTGTATTCTCTTCATCAGGATCAGTAATTATAGTTGACTCACTTTCTTCACTTTCAAGATTTCTTTTCTTTGCCCAGTAATCAGCACAAGCCTGATTTAATTTATTTTCTAATTCTGTTAATTTTTGAACATTTAAAGGTTGTCCATCTACGGTAGTTTCAGGTAAAAGTTTTTCCATTAATTCATCTTTAGTTGGTAGATTAGGTAATCCTGGTAAAACTTTTTTGAATAGTGATACAATACTAACCATCCATTGGTTATTATCTAAACTAGAATTACCTGAATTAAATTGTTTATCTACTTCACTTTCTAAATTTTCTATACTAGTTTTAAGTTTACTTATTCTTTCTTTAATTTTAGTCGCCTTACCATCTTTATCCTCACAGAAATCCTCTATATCCTGTTGTTTCCATTCACCTATATTATTAAGATCAGAATATTCTTTTTGGAATTCTTGAAGTTCATTTTTAAAATCATCTATTTTATTAAATAAAGAATCTACTCTATCTTTACATTCTTTAAAACATTCACTATTAGTTACTTCATCCGCAGGCATTTCTTTCTCACAATTCGCTCTACATCCCGAATATGCATCTTTTCTTAAATCGGCCAAATCGTTATACACATAAGACAAAGTGGAAGGGATGATACCTATAGGGTGATACTTCCATATATCACTTTCCCAATAATCAGCCAATGCGGTAACAATTATAGATTCGTCTTTAGGTATACCTCCTCTTTGGTATGTTTTATAACCTTCATATAACGTTATTAATGCGATTTGTTCCGCAACTATTCGAACAGGTGCCTCTACAAAAAATTTTAACCTTTTATTTGTGGTAGTACTAAAATCACCTTTCGCTGGTAAAAGAGTATCAACAAAACTAAATCTTTGTTTTGAATAGAATTTTTTACCAGGACCTAACAAAGATATAATTTTTAAACCTTGTGATGCGGTTGGAAAAGTCCATCGAAAACCTTGACCAACTACACCCGCAATGTTGGACCCAAAATTTCTCTTTTTACCATCTGTATTATCTACAACACTTGTTTGAGTTACTGGTGTATCACTATCATTAGGTTCAATAATATTACCACTATCATCTTTAATAGGTGATTTTGTAGGTGTAGTATCAACAGGTTTTAAAGATCTTTGGTTGATAACATTACCAGACTCATCCAAAGTCAATTCAACCAATTCTACAGTATTAATAATTTTTATTTTACCATCTGCGGTTCTAACCATTAATGATTTACCACCGTCAATCTCTTTCAATACTTGATCTGCGGACATATCTTTACCAGTTTTTTTACCTAAATTTTCAAATCCTTTTTCGATTGCATCTATTATCTCACCCTTAATTACGTCAGGATTACCAAGTGAGTTAATTTCATCAGTAGTTACCTTAGTAGTACCAACACTACCATCTGAACCGTCAAAATATGCATTAACCTCATCTGATGCCAACTTTTGATCATAATTATTATCCTTAGTAATACCATTATCATCAACTTTATAAGTTTCAATTTTACCACCAGAATCGGTATCTACTTTATGTATTACATTTTGACCATCAACACCCTTAGTTACAACAATAGTTTGTGATTTAGTTTTTGGTGGTATGTAAGAACCTTTACTTTCTTTCCACAGATCAAATACCATACCCCTTAAATCACCTTGCGCTGGTAAATCGTTTATTATTGCTAACATATCACTATCAGAAATATTTTTTAATCTTCCACTTTTTTCCCAACTATTCAATGAAACGACAACATCATTTGCGTAATCCCAATTTATACCCATAGATTTCCACAATGATTTATAATCATTTAAATGTCTCGCTAAATCATCAAGATTTTTTATTTCTGAATTTAAAAAATTAGTTGCCAATTTAGGGTCAACATTTTTTATTGCCTTAGCAACTGAAGATCCTGCCGAATCTAATGCATCTGCAATTCTTCTACCAATCCCTTGTTCAGTTAATAATAAAGATTCATTAATATTACCATGTACTCTACTATTATTAAAAAGAGATTTCATCCTATTTATCTCCTCATTTAAATTTATATATTTTTTTTTCATATTTTTTGTTTAAATTTTTATGTGTATTGTAATATTGCCAATATGTGAGACAAGTTCAACCCATCATTTAATACATTACCTCTATATAGATTAGTAATATTTAAAAAATGTGTAAGTGTATCTCCATATTTTAAAGGTCCTTCAGGTATTTTCATAGATGCAGCCTCAGAAGAATTTATTTCTACATCAACCAAATCACCACCAGAATTTTTCTGAAGAGTTCCATTTTCCCATTTAGTGGTTTGACCTTTTACTGTACCAAGATATTTAAACATTGACGTACCACCTTTTATAATGATGTTAGATCCATCACATTCATATTTAGACCTAAATAATAAATTTCTATTTTTATTTTCCTCATTTAGTAACATTGTTAAAATTAATTGGTTATCGGAATAAAATGTAAAATAAAACGTAGGTAATCCATCAGTTTTATGTTTTCCTTTTGCCAAAACAAAACAATCTTCTATCGTGTTTCCAGCGGAACTTACAGATAAATTAGATGCAACTGCTGATAACGCTTCTTTTACACATTTTATATTTTCATTATTATCGCAAGAAGATGCGGTTTCAGAAGGGCTAAAAACTTTGTAACCTTTCTCTTCCAAATCCTCCTCACATTTATTTAGATCACCACCACATTGTTCTTTAATTAACATTAAAGATTTAATTCTATTTACTTGTTCCGTTAAGTTCCTCATCATTTATTTTTTTTAATAATTCTTTATAGGAATTTATTTCTTCTTTGAAAGTATTAATACTTTCTTTATCATTTATATTATAAATATTAAATAAATTGTTAATTTCACTTAATCTATTTTTTACCATATCTATTTTTTCTTGTATTATAGAAACTTCCATTTTTTTAATTTTTACTATTTAATTCCTTCTTTAATCTTTCCAATACCTCATTACCATCCTTACCATCATCTACACCGTTTAAGGCATCCATTTCTTCTTTGTTGTCAACGTACCTAACATTTTCCTTTTTTTGTTTTGGGTCGGTAGGTGTCATCTCTACGTTACTTATTTCTTTACCAGATAAACTTTGATTACTTATTTTTGACATCTCAGTATTAACCCAATTTTTAAATGAATCTGTTTGAAATTCAATATTATCGTACAACCATTTTCTAGATTTCTCAATATCAGCCTGTGTAGGAGTTTTAACACCCTTCTCCCAAGGTCTCCAACCTTTGTTATATGCATTAAATAACATTGTATTATCTTTTACACTACCATCTGAAAGAAATATTTCTTTAGTGGCTTTCCATTCATAACCATCATTCTGAATAGTAGTTTGTACTGTTGGTTTTAAATTGTGTTTTACTGTATTAATTTGGTTATTTAACCACATTGCAACTTCAGGTTCTTTTAATACCTCTGTAAGTACTACAAACATACCTATTTCAGTTAATGCTTCGATACCAGCCTTTGTTTTTATATACTTACTCAAAGATGTAACAACATCCCCATTATTAGATAAAACTAAATTTTTAAATCTACTATCATTCGCAACTCTTCTTAAATTTGCCCTACCTATTCTAGAATCTATTTTTGAAAGTGCATCACTATAAATTTTTGCTGCAGGTAAATCAATTTTACTAAAATCTTTAATTATTTCGTGACCAACCGCAACATCTGAACTATTTAAACCATATTTCAATTTAGTTTCCTCATAAATTTCTTCTAATTTTGCATCTTTTTGTGCGGATTTTAAATTTTTATAGGATGGTAACTCTCTTTCAGTTCTAGAAATTACTTCATTAGCGTAACTATAAATTTTTGGGTTTTTTTCTGCGGCACTTAATATCCTTTTTGTTTGTCCTACACCACCACCAAATATACCACCTAATAATGTCAAACCACCTGCCAATATTGCAGCATCCCTTTCCTCATTTGTATCCGCAGTTACCGCCTCAACACCATACGCACCTGCGTTTACAAAATCTAACCCCATACTAACAATGGGTCCGACACCTGGTATTGCTAATGCTACAATAGACGCAACATCTAATGCACAATGATAATCAGTAAAACAGTCACCTAAATAAGACCAAATAGATGTTCCAGTTTTATATTTATTAATACTATTAATATCATTCGGTATGTCATTTGAAGATATTGATCGGATGTTTTGTGTAATAGTATTTAAATTATCTGTACCCCAATAGGCATTAAACCATCCCCACCATCCGTCAGGGAAAAGATTAGATTTATAAGCGTCTTTATCACTTTTAAATGCATCATCTAAATCTTTTTGTAGTTTACCAAAATCAAAATAAAAATTAGAAAGATATACAACAAATTGTGCGGGATATTTACCTATTGTTTTTGACGAAACCACTTTACCCATCTCATAGTCAAAATATTTTGCAGTATAAAATAGTGGTGGTGCACAAGTACTTCCTACTGAAGTTACACATACCTCCACATTACCTTTAACACTTGAAATAACTTTATCTGAAATTAAACCACTTGTTAAATATCTTGTCGCATTTAATGCACTCTGAGCCATTAAATGATTTCCTGATAGTGGATTCTTAGGCATAATGTCTGGAAATCCTCCAGGTGTCACCATATCAAACCCTAACCCCTTTAGGAAAGTCCTTACATTCTCAATGTTTGCATCTGAAGATGCCTTAGATTTATCTAATAATTCTTTTTCTTTTTTTAATGATGAATCTACATTAGAAATTGTTTTATTAACATCTTTAGATTTAACTGAATTAGTATAAATAGATTTTAATTTTTTAATCTCTTCTGCCCCATTATAATTCATTTTTTCTTTAGGGTCAACTTGATTACTCAAAGTAGTACCATCCATACTTGTATTAAACCACCATTCTTTTCTTTTATAATCGTAAGAATACTGATATTTACCGCCCTTTGATAGATTTATAAAATCTGAACCGTCTGAACTAGCCAACCAAGTAGTATCAAATTTAGATTTACCTACCTTATAGGATTTTAAAAATGTACCACCATATGGGTTATTACTTTTTTCATCTAAATCATAAATACTTTTTTTACCATATTTTTTACTTAGTTCATCTGTAGAATTAGCCCATAACCTATATAATTTGGCAATTGTCTTTTGTTCTGTAGTTACAACTCCATTTCTAGTTAAATCCTCAATATTAGATGTGGATTTCCAATTTAAAAGTGAATTACCGTCAGGAACTTGCCAAGTAACTGGTTGTTCAGATAAAAACACACGTTTATATTGTTCTTCAGATATTACTACTCTTTTTTTCATATTTTAAACATTAGTTAATACAAATGTACCAACATCCATTTTATCTGTTTCAGTTGCCTTTTGAATAACAATTCTTTGTTTATTTGGGTTAATGTTTAATTCTTTATATATGTTACTAATATATTCTTTTGTGAATTTTATATTTCCTTTATCAGTTTTATCAACCAAAGATACATTCATCTTAGAACGGAAATTAAATTTGTTTGCCCCAACCTTTCTAACAATTGCAACTTTAGTACCATTTTGATCCTTAACAACGTATCTTTCCCCTTCTACACCCGCTTCTGCCTTTGCGTCGTCAAATGTGTCTCCAGTAATTTCTTCATCATCTTTACCCGCACCAAGTTCTATCATTTTTTCGGTTGGTTTAATTCCTAATGTTTTATACATTATTCGTATCTCATCACCCTTTCTAAATAAACCCTCCTTTTCAAATGTCGTATAAAAAGAATTCATACAAAACTGTACACCTTGTATATCTTCTTTTTGGAATTCTTCTTTGGTTTTACCCTGTCTAACTTGTTTGTACATATCCTTTACGAAATCTCTACACTCATCTTTACTCCTGTTAATTTCTTTTTTGGTTGCACTAACATTGTCTTTTCTTTGTTGTTTAACATCACCAGCGTCTTGTTTTGTGGAGAATTCGGGATTAGTTCCAGCCTTAGACTTAAACCAATCTGATTTTAATGATTCAGTAAATTTAGTTTTAAATAAATCAACACCATTTCCTCCAGAATTTTTAGAGTCTATTAAGTTACCAATTAACTCAACTTGTTCTTTACCCTCCTCATCAATGTATGGGAACTCTAAATAACCTACCCAGTTACTCACAACTTTTTGATCCATAGTTAATTTAACTGAGTATCTTAGTACTGCCCTATTAAAATCAAAACCGTTTTCTGTTTTTTTTCCTTTACCATCTAATCTCTCTTTTACTTTAACAATATTATATGGTCTAAAGTCTCTACTATAAATAGGTTCTGCCGCATTTGCGTCTTTAGTTTTAAAATCGTTTCCAGTTAGAATATCTGTAAAAGATTCCGTAGGCTCACTAACATCTTCAGTTATCAGATTACCGAACATTCTCTCTTCAGTAAAAAGAGATTTCATTCTATTAATCTCCTCATTTAAAGTACTGTTATATCTTTTCATTTTTTTGTTTATATATAAATATTATAAAATTATAAAAAAGGTGTTATAAATAAAAAATCCTTACCATATAATATATATACGATAAGGATTTTGTAAATATGTAAATAAACCGTATTAGAATACGTTTATCGCTCTGTCAAATCTAAGTGTTGCAGTGATATCTGCCAAATCAGAAGAAGAGTAATCTAACCCACCAAAGTCTACATCATTTAACTGAGTACTTTGAAGAATCCATTTTTGAACAACAACACCTGTTGGGTCCAACATTTCTAACTCTACATCTTTTTTGTAACCTGCAGCATAACCTTGTCTACCTGTTACTGATTCAGAGTGTAAACGAACCCACTCCATTAACGCTTGTGTTGCAGAAGGTCCGATTGGATCTCTAAACGTTACGGAAATCGATTCCCATCTAAATCTACCGATAACATATGTCTCAGTATTTAGGAAAGGTATTGCTACCTCATCACTTGTATATTTTGGTCTAGACGTAGTAGATACCCACCACTCTTGAATTCCTAACTCGTCAGGAAATCTCAAAATAAACCTATTCTTTCTTAATGGTTCATAAGGAACAGGCATTCTCATTAATAAATCCGCCATTTTAAATTGTTTTTAATTTTTTTGTTATAGTTGTATTATTTAATATATAAATATTCTGTTTTTGAAAAAAATTATTTTTTTATAATTATTCTTTTCTTTTTAGGGTTCTTAGGGTCTGATGTGTCGTAAATTATAAAATTAATTTCAGGATACAATTTATGTAATTCATCCTCTATTAGTTTTTCTATTATTTTAACATTACCTTCATCATCGTCACTAAATCCAACACTAATCCCCTCAAACTCAGAATTATTTTTAATATCCCCAATTTGTTTAACCACCTTTTCTACAAAACTTCTAAATGCAATCTCCTTACCTTTTTCGGGTTTAGTTCCGTCTACATCTAAACCAAATTTATTTATAAACTCTTCAGAAGAAACTGGATGATAATCTTGTAAATTTAAATACTCATCAATAGATAACCCATTTAGATTATTTTCCATTTCTTTTCTTTCGTCATATTTAAATGTTCTGTCGATTAAAATCTTTATACCATCTTTTATGGCTTGTGGTGAATTTGATCTTGCGGTAATTATTGAAAAATCACTACCACTCTTTAATGCCTCTTTAAATTTATTAAAACTAGGACCATAACTATAAGAACCACTATTTAATGCATTTTTGACATCTCTAATAAATGCATCGTAATCTCTGAAATCTTTAAAGGATTGTTTTATATCATCGTTAAGATATCTAAACTCTGTACCTATTTTGTGTCTTACACTTCTAAATTGTTCAGTAGAAACAGATACTGGTACCCATAATAACCCATTAACACTATAGTCTAAGTGTATTCTTGTCGGCATATTTAGAATATTGTCATCCCAGTCAAATGAGTATACTTTTTTCTTAGTTTCCTTTAAAATTTTGTACTGTGATTCAGTAATTTTAATATTCATACTATATAAATATTTGTAAAAATAAAAAAACCCATCGTTAAGACGGGTTTTAAAAAATGTTTTTTATTTTTTTTTAATTCATAACAGGTGAACCCGTTTTATCTTTAAGACAATTTAACGCAGTTACCGCTTTCATACCCATACCAAGTGGATCACTCATCACCATTTTACCCAAATCTTCCATACATTTGGCGGCATCACCTGACACACAAGACATAGGTGGTTTAATACCCGCATCTTTACAACATTGTTCTAAATCTTTTTTTGGGTCATTTTCTTCTTTCAATACGACACCAACAATTCTTTTTAAATCTGATTCTGAAAGTGTAATAACTTTACCATTTTTTTTAATTTTCATCTTTTTTTATTTTTTAATAATATTATTACCATTTAGCACACTGAGTACTTAAATTTTTCTGTGTTGGTTTACCGTGTTTATTAAAAAGATTTTTAATTTTTCTTTTGAATCTTTGTAAGTTTTTAGGTAATTCACCCTTAGTTAAAAAGTTTTCTACTTTATCTAAAATTTGTTGTACTTTAGTTGGGTCTGGATTGTCTTCATCCACTGCATCTAATTCTACATCCAAACTTGTATTTTCAGTATTCTCTGATTCATTAGCGTCTTGTTCTCTAAGTAATTTCATAGTAATTCTTTTCAAATCACTTTCAGACAAACTAATTATTTTTCCGTTTTTTTTAATTTTTAATCCCATTTCTTTTTATTTTATGTAAAATAGGGGGGTATTAACCCCCCAATTATTTTTATTAAATATCGTCAAAACTTGCTCCAGTATTTGTGATATTGAATTCTATCGAAATGTATTCTAATGATCTTGTTGGTTTAACAAATATTCTACCATTTAACTCATTTCTATCAATAGATTCTGGTGTATCATCTAACACTACTCTAAAGTCAGTTAAACCTCTTTCTTTTCTAATATTATCTAAGATTGGGTTTACTAAACTTAAGAATTGGTTTCTAACTACCTCATCGTTTTGTTCAAACAACAATCTGATAGATACTGCAGATATAAGTTTTCTTGCTTGTAACAATAATCTTCTTACGTTGATTCTGTTAAGTGCACTTTCTCTAACTTGTAAAGTTTTATTACCGAATATTACAACACCTACATCTGAGAATGTTGCCATTGGGTTAATTCTACCCTCATACAAATCATCTCTATCGTCTAACTTAAGTTTAAGTCTTGCCTTAACTGCGTTTGTCGTACCTCTATTTAAACCAGCTGCTGCGAACCAAGGGAAAGCAACGTTATCTGTAAGTGCGATATTTCTCATAACCTCTACCGTTGGAGGTAACCAAACGTATCTGTTATTTTCCGTATCATTCATCTGAATCCAAGGCCAGTAAGTGGCAGAATAGTTAGAATCAATACCTGAATCCTCTACTAAATCAACTGCCTCATCTGGTGTTATAGTTACACCATCAACATCAGTATCAGGTGTTGTCATAACATATAATGAATCCGCTCTATCAACTTCAACCATATCTACTGCATTTTCAATCAAACTTACGTTATCTCTAAGGTCGATACCTGGTGTTGCAAATACGTTAATATTAACTGCCTCAGGATTATTGAATGTATAAATACCGTTTAAGTATGCGTAGTAGTCAGAAGTTATACCATCATCACCTTCACTTGTTGTGAATGTTGTAAATGTACCGTTAGTTAAACCAATAGAACCTTTAGATCCTGTTTTAGTGTAAGAATCAATGTTAGTTCTAGTAGTTCTATACTCATCCCATCCATCCCATCCACCAAATGGTGTTAATGTGAATTTTCTTGTTGCTAATTTTTCATAAGGTCCATTAACCAAACTAGCGTCAGTAGTAAATGCTGAAATACCAACCTGTAATGTAGGTACATAACTATTAACACCTAAGTCTATAGTTGCACCACTCGCATTAACGTCTAAGTGGAAGCCATCTGTTTTACCAGTATATTCACCGTTGTTAACTGCGTTCTTACCTTTATAGTCGAAGAAATCTTGATCTACTCCGATATCACTATTCAATCCTAAGTAAACTTTTCTTAATTTATTAGTGTTAAAGTCAGTATATCTTGTTTTGTATTCAATCTTCGGTGGTAAACCTGTTCTATTACCAATATAAGTTCTATTAAGTACACCCTCAAAACCTGCTGGGAAATGGTTACCTAAGTCAGGATCATTCGGATCATATAACTCAACCATAATGAATTGACTTCTTAATGGATATTCACTATCTACCGTACCAATTTTTCTACCGATAAAACCTGATGTAGTACTATCTAAGTTAATTGAAGAGAATTTCTCAACTACATTAGGGTTCGCATCAGTATCGTAGAATTTTCTTACTACTAAATCAAATGTCTTATTATCTGGTTGAATATTTAAGATAGATATTTTTATATCTTCATTCGCAGCGTTACCATCAGATATTGTTACAAATCTAAACAATCTTTGTAATGTTGCACCTGATCCAGTACCTTTTAATTCTGAAAGAACCCAAGGTGAAGCCGCAGATTTCCAACCTTCTAAATAATTATTAAAGTTATTAGTTGATGTTGCAGAAATTTCTAAGAATGAAATATCTAAACCTCTTACTTGATCTTTAGCGATTAAATCTTCTAAAACATTAGTGTAAATCTCTTCTACCCACAATTCAGTTTCTTTATCCTGTACTGCACTACCGAATACTCTTGGTAAGAAATTCTTTTTAGTTCTATCCATAGATACGTCATATGTAAATGCGTTACCTGTAGAACCAGTACCATTAATACTGAACGAAGCCAATGCATTTGTTACAATATTAGATGTATTAGTCATAAATGCGTTTGTAGTACCAGTGACATCATAAATAATTTCCTGATTCGCTTGATCGTAAGTACCTCTAGGTCTTAAAGTCGCAATTACACTACCATCGATGTCAGTAAAACATGATGCAGTATAAGTAACAACTGTACCACTTGTAGTTCCTGTTATGAAACCACCTGGTGAAGTACCACTATTTGTTACCGTCATATTAAAGGTTGCCCCACTAAAATTACAATTAGTTTTATTGTAAACTGGTGATGTTTGACTAATAGTTTGTCCAGTACTTAATAAACCTATAGTTGTAAAACTAGAACTAATTTGATTATTATTATATAATGATTGTAAAGTTGTGTCACCCCACGTAAGTGTAATTGGGTTACCTGTTGTTTGTGCAGAATACGTTAATAATGTTGAATATGTTGTAGATGTACCTGAAGCCACCGTATCGGGATTCTCACTAGAATCCAAAGTAATTGACCAAGAATCACCCGCTTTATATCCTGACAAACCTAAAACCCTACTAACATATAATTGATTAGTTTGACTTAAAAATGATTTGGCAATATAATTTAATTCATATTTTTGGTAACCGTTACCCTTATATTTTTCAGGGTTCAAACCACCGAAATAGTTGATAAACTCATCGTAATTAGAAATGAAGACTGGTTCAAATGCTGGTCCCTTAGGTGTCTCACCCAATAACCCCAAAGTTGTAACCCCAACCTGTCTAGTAACGAAAGTTAAATCTTTTTCTGATGTAAATACACCAGGACTCACAAAAATTCTATCTGTTGATGCCATTTAAATTTAATTTATTTTTTATTATTGATTTCGTTTTTTATTATAAATATGCCGATATTTTTGAAAAATTTATTTTTAAAGTCCCATTTTTAAAAATAGTATGTTAATTATCATACTTTTATCATACTTATATTAAAAAGTGTTATGAAACGGGATAAAAATCTGAAAATTACCCCCCAAACCCATAAATTATTGAAGGAGTACTGTGAGGATAATGGGTTAAAGATGTTTGCGTTTGTTGAAAAACTAATTAAAGATAAATGTAAACCAAAAAAAGATATATATGGTGATGACGAATAATATTTATTTTTTTCATTTTATACCTTAATATTGTTTTATGAAAAAGTTACTATTAATTACCCCACATTTATCTACTGGTGGTGCACCTCAATTTACTTTAAATAGAATTGAACTATTAAAAGATACTTATGATGTATATTGTGTCGAATATAGTTTTTTATCACCACACTTCGTGGTTCAAAGAAATAAAATCATAGACTTATTAAAAGATAAGTTTTTTGCCTTAGAACATGATAAAGATAATCTTTTTAATATCGTTAATTCAATTAATCCCGATATCATATCTATTGAGGAATTTTCAGAAACATTCATAGATAACCATTTACTAGAATTTTTATATAAAAAAGATAGGTCGTGGAAAATCTTTGAGACTACACATAGTTCTTACAACAACTCAAATATTAAAAGATATTTTCCAGATAAATTCATATTCGTTTCAGAATGGTCTAAAAAGATGTATTCACACTTCGGTGTAGAATCTGAGGTAATAGAGTACCCAATAGATAAAAAAGAAAAAAAGGTAGAAGAATCGAGAGAAAAGTTCCTATTAGATAATGATTATGTACATATTTTAAATGTAGGTTTATTTACGTCAGGAAAAAATCAAGGATATGCATTTGAGATTGCGAGAAGATTTTTAAATGAAAAAGTAATTTTTCACTTTGTTGGTAATCAGGCAGGTAATTTTGAGGATTATTGGGGTCCTATTTTAAAAGATAAACCAAGTAATTGTATATTATGGGGAGAAAGAGAAGATGTGGAAGATTTTATTATGGCTTCTGATGTATTCTTATTCAGTTCAATTTTAGAACTTAACCCATTAGTAATAAAAGAGGTGATGAAATATGACATACCAATTTTTATGTTTAATTTGGAAACATATTGTGGTGTTTATAATAACAATGAAAATATTACTTTCTTATCGGGAAATGTTAGTGAAGATGTTAATAATATAAAAAAATTATTAGGTATCAAAAACGAAAAACAAAAAGATAAGTTTGAAAATGCATATGTATACTATGCCACAGAAAAATATTTTGATATCGTTAAAAAATCTGTAGAATCTGTTAGACAATTTAGTAATTTACCTATAATTGTTTATTTACTAAATTCTGATAAGGAAATTGATGTTGAAAATACTATTACCGTAAATTGGAAATGTGATATTAGTGAATCCGAAAATATGTTTATTAATGAAAACGATAATTTTTATATTAATAGATCTAATAGTGAGATATATAACATTTTAATACAAAGACCTTTAATAGTAAAAGATGCCTTAGAAAAATATTCTAATGTTGTGGCGTATGTTGATAGTGATTCAATTGCAACTAAAAGTGTTGACAATATTTTTAATATGTACGATGAGAATCTTAACTATCCTTATTTTGTTGAGGGTATTTACGATTATTTAATTATAAACGGTAGAGGAGGTGCATCCACTAAAGACGATTTAACAAATACATTAGAACACTCAACCTGTGAATTATTTAACGTTAACCAAAAAGTTAGGGAGAAATATAGACAAACTGGTTATTTTGTGTCAGGACAAAATACAACTGACTTTTTAAACGAATGGTATCAAATGTGTACACATCCTGAAGTACTAAAAAACAATGAATGGTACGCACCTTTTAATGAAGAAACTATTCTTAATGTTTTACTTTGGAAAAAAGATATAAAAGATGGACTACCATACATTTATGTTAATGGTTCTTTAGATACAATAGATAAAGTTAATGATATAGGTTTTAATGGGGTAGACTCTCATTATGGTGATTGGTTTAAAATACCTAAAAAAAGAGAGAATTTATTGTTTTATCACGGAGAAAAGAGAATTGACGTATTAGATAATATGATAAAAAAATTAAAAGGTTTATATTATAAGAATATAAAAATTGCGGACGCAGGATATGTTATTAATTTACCACATAGGGTAGACAGAAGAGAAAGTGTGATAAAAACACTTAATGATTTAGAAATTACTGGTTATGAATTTGTAGATGGTACCATTATAGAAAATCCTGAATATAAGAAATTAGGTTGTACTGCCTCCTATTTAGAAATTTTTAAAAACATTTTAAGTAGTGACTTAGAAAATATAATTGTTATTGAGGACGATGTAAAACTAATGAATGGTGTAGATAAAAACCATTTAGATAACATCTTTAACGAGTGGAATTCAACCGTAAAAAATTATGATGTTGTTGCATTAGGTGTAAAACTTTTACCGAGAAGTGAGATTGTAGTTAATGGGAAAACACATGGTGGTTTCGAAGAAATGTTGTGTAGTCAGTCTTTATTTTATCATAGACACTTCATTGAACATTACGTTAGTCAAATGGAGAATTATATGAATCCTAAACATTATCTTTATAAATGTACAGTAGATATGTTTTTAAATGATTGTTCTTGTGAAGAATATAGATTTTTACACTCCACAAATCATAAAAAGTTTAATTTTGGTATCACCTTACCTATGGTATTTACACAAACAGATAGTTTTTCGGATAACGAACTATTCTTACAAGAGTACGACAATGTTATGGAAAACTCATTTTGGGAAAGTTTAAATAAAAACGGTGAAAAAAATAATAAGTTATTTGAAAAAATTGGATCGGTAGATTCACAACAAACTAAAGAAAAATATATTAATGTTATGGAACAAACAAGTATGAATCACAGTGAAAACATTAGGTTTAATGTTAACTTTGTAAATCAACCATTCTTCGAAATATTAGGTAACTCAGATAAAAAATATAATGTTGAGTTTTTTGATACAAATGGAAAATCAACATATACTACGGTATTGGGTGCAAATATGTGGTCAAAATTAAATCGTAGTTATTTTGAAAATTGGAAGATTAAAGTTACTTCAGATGATGGTTTTGAACAAACTATAAATTATGACGCAAAAGGTAAAAGAGTTTATGTGGCATTTGATTCTGCGGCATTGGGAGATACTATTTCGTGGATACCATATATGGAAGAATTTAGAAAAAAATGGGATTGTGAGTTAATAGTATCTACTTTTTGGAATCATCTATTTGAAAAAGTATATCCTAATATAACATTTGTTAAACCAGGGAGTACCGTACATAATTTATATGCGATGTATAAATTAGGTTGGTTCTATAATGATGAAATGGAACCTGAATTACCTAATACTATTCCGTTACAAAAGGCGGCAACAAATATTTTAGGTTTAGAATATAAAGAGATTAAACCTATCATTGATTATAAAGTGGGTGATAACCCAGTAGGTGAAAAATATGTGGTAATATCCCCATACTCAACCGCAGGATTAAAACATTGGGATTTTGAAAGGTGGGAAAAATTATCCGAATGGTTAGTTAGTTTGGGATATAAAGTTATAAACATTTCTAAAGATGCAGTTAAATCAAAGTTTATTGATAATATTAAGAATACGTCCATAGAAAACACTATAAATTATATACATCATAGTGAATTTATGATTGGTTTATCAAGTGGTTTATCTTGGTTATCGTGGGCAGTAAATAAACACGTATTTATGATTTCTAATTTTACTGAACCTGATCATGAGTTCACAACCAATTGTACTAGATTTATAAACAAATCTGTTTGTAATGGTTGTTGGAATAATCCTAAATTTAAATTTGATAAGGGTGATTGGGATTGGTGTCCAGAACATAAAAATACTGAAAGACATTTCGAATGTCATAAATCAATAACTGTAGAATATGTTATCGATGGTATTAAATCTTTTTTAGGTAGTGATATTAAAAATATTGAACAAAGAAAGGTGAGGAAAAATAATATAATTTTTAATGTTTATGAAACAGAACAATGGTCAAAAAACTTTTGGGAAAATAGATTTGAATATTGGGAGAAAGAAACATTTAATTTTATAGATAAACATCTAAACAAAGACAAAACTTTTATTGATATTGGTTCTTGGATTGGACCAATGTCCTTATATTCTAGTTTTAATTCTAAAAACTGTATTGCGTATGAACCAGATCCAATTGCCTACGAAGAATTTAATAAAAGTATTGAACTAAATGGTATTAACAATATATTTTTAGAAAAAAAAGGTGTTTCAACAACCAACAGTATTGAAATTGGGGCTTTAGAATTAGGTCATAGTGTTACAAGAGTAGGTGTTTCAGAAAATTCTTTTACTGTTGAATGTGATACTATATCAGAAATTTTAAATAAAAATAATTTGGACGAATCAAAAATTTCTATGATTAAAATAGACATTGAGGGTCACGAAACTGAATTATTAAAGGATGAGGTTTTGGTAAATTTAAATGTACCTATGTATATTTCATTTCATCCTGGATTAACGGATGTAGAAAATTTCTTTGAGGAGGTTAAACCTTTTTTAATTAAAAAAGGGTATGATATAAATAATTACCCACACGATGAATTATTTTTTGAAATTGGTTTTGAACCTTTAAATAAACCTAATGTGAGTAAAGAGATAGAAGTTTCTATTGGTGAGATAGTAGATAAGTTATCCATATTACGTTTAAAATTATTAAATATAACTGATAAAGAAAAATTAAAAAACGTAACTAAAGAATATGATTACCTATACAACATTGTTTTCAATGATTTAAAAATTGAAAGTTTTGATTTTGATAGAATGGTTGATATTAATAAAATACTTTGGGATGTAGAAGATTCTATCAGAGATAAGGAAAGAGAAAAACAATTTGACTCAGACTTTATTGAAATGGCAAGAACCGTTTATATCACAAATGATCAGAGGGCAGAAATTAAGAAAGAAATTAATACAAAATACGGTTCATCTTTTGTTGAAGAAAAGTCGTATTCTGATTATAATTAACTACAACCCCTATTTACATTCAATGTATAAGTAAATCTAACTCCAGATCCAGTTGTATGTGCGCCAGTGATTCCAATACCCTTAAATCCTAAAACTAAATGGGTATCACATCGTGGATAAGTATCTCCTATTGAATGAGTAAAATTAAAACAAACTATTCTAGATTGACTTTCAGAATTACCAACTGCGTTTGTAAAAAGTGAAGTAACTGGAAATTCATCATCTAACACAGTATAATCACTACACCTAAAGTAACCCACCCCAACACCTAAATCCCAGTTATCAGGAACGGATGTACCACCAGAAAGATAGGCTGATCCACAAACAGTTAGTTCATCGCCTGGAAGTAAATCAAAAGGTATTGGTATTCCTCCAAAAACTGCTTCTCCAGCAATTGGATCTGATGATTCCCTAGTCAATTTTGTATTGGCATCTAAATTACAACCATCCCATCCACAGTCTCTATCACCATACCAATAAGCTCCACTATTATCTTCAATAAATGCTCCTGAGTGAGAGGCAATTAAGTATTGTGTCCCTATTGTTACTATAACCTCACCTGGAGAAGCACCATCCACTGCGTTAATACAAGAACCTTGAAAATCAATACCAACTACACTTGTTTCTACTAATGCCCCCTCATCATAGATAGAAAGAGATGCGCCACCACCTCCTGAAACACCTGAACTACCAGATGTTCCTGATGTACCTGCGTCACCTTGTAAACCTGATGTACCCGCAGTCCCACTAGTTCCAGAAGTTCCTGTTGTACCTGAAGTCCCACTAGTTCCAGAAGTTCCTGTTGTACCTGAAGTCCCACTAGTTCCAGAAGTTCCTGTTGTACCTGAAGTACCACTAGTTCCACTAGATCCTGATGCTCCAGTAGCCCCATTCACACCACTTGTTCCGCTAGTACCTGTTGTCCCACTTGTACCTGAAGTACCACTAGTTCCACTAGATCCTGCTGCTCCAGTAGCACCATTAACACCACTAGTTCCAGATGTACCTCTTGTTCCTGAACTTCCACTTGTACCACTAGTTCCTGTTGTACCTGAAGTACCACTAGTTCCACTCGACCCAGATGCCCCATTTACACCGCTAGTTCCTGATGTACCTGTAGTTCCAGATGTACCAGATGTCCCACTAGATCCTGATGCACCATTAACACCACTTGTTCCTGACGTTCCGCTCGTACCTCTAGTTCCTGAACTTCCACTTGTACCACTAGTTCCTGTTGTACCTGAAGTACCACTAGTTCCACTTGATCCTGATGCTCCATTAACACCACTTGTACCGCTAGTTCCAGTTGTACCTGAAGTACCACTAGTTCCACTCGATCCAGATGCCCCATTTACACCACTTGTTCCAGACGTTCCACTAGTTCCAGTCGTTCCTGATGTTCCACTTGTTCCTGTGGTTCCTGATGTTCCACTAGAACCAGATGCCCCATTAACACCACTTGTACCAGAGGTTCCAGATGTCCCACTTGTACCTCTAGTTCCTGAACTACCACTTGATCCACTAGTTCCCGTTGTACCAGAGGTTCCAGATGTCCCACTTGTACCTGTAGTTCCAGATGTACCAGATGTTCCACTAGATCCCGATGCACCATTCACACCACTTGTACCACTAGTTCCTGTTGTACCTGAAGTACCACTACTACCACTTGTTCCATCTCTACCACTTGTTCCAGACGTCCCACTAGTACCGCTAGTTCCAGATGTACCAGATGTACCAGATGTTCCTGAAGAACCGTTCAACCCACTAGTTCCTGAAGTTCCAGTTGTCCCTGAAGTACCACTAGTTCCTGTTGTCCCACTTGTCCCACTACTTCCATTCAGTCCTGAAGTTCCACTAGTTCCACTTGTACCTGTAGTTCCGCTTGTTCCTGAAGTTCCTCTAGAACCTGAACTTCCACTTGACCCAGACGTCCCACTAGTACCAGTTGTTCCTGAAGTACCACTTGTACCACTACTTCCATTCAGTCCTGATGTTCCACTAGTACCAGTTGTACCTGATGTTCCTGAACTTCCGTTGATACCACTAGTACCTGATGTCCCAGTTGTTCCTGAAGTACCGCTTGTTCCTGAAGTTCCTGTAGTTCCCGAAGTTCCACTTGTACCGCTAGAACCATTCAACCCACTAGTACCTGATGTACCACTAGTTCCTGTTGTTCCAGATGTACCGCTTGTACCAGTAGTTCCTGAAGTACCACTACTACCATTCAGTCCTGAAGTTCCACTAGTACCAGTTGTTCCTGATGTACCCGAACTTCCGTTGATACCACTAGTACCTGACGTACCAGATGTTCCACTAGTACCTCTAGATCCAGAACTACCACTTGTTCCACTAGTTCCTGTTGTTCCAGAGGTTCCTGAAGTACCAGTTGTTCCTGAAGTACCACTAGATCCATTAACTCCACTAGTACCTGACGTACCAGACGTACCAGTTGTACCTGATGTTCCGCTAGTTCCAGTAGTTCCTGATGTACCACTACTTCCACTAGACCCCGATGTTCCACTAGTTCCAGTCGTACCAGAGGTACCTGAAGTTCCTGTAGTTCCCGAAGTTCCACTTGTACCACTACTACCATTCAGTCCTGAAGTACCTGATGTACCAGACGTTCCTGATGTACCACTAGTTCCAGTTGTTCCTGAGGTTCCACTCGATCCTGAAGTACCATCTCTACCACTTGTACCACTTGTTCCTGTTGTACCTGAAGTACCTGTTGTCCCACTAGTTCCACTAGTACCAGAAGAACCATTCAACCCACTAGTTCCTGAAGTACCACTAGTTCCACTAGTACCTCTACTACCTGAAGATCCACTAGATCCTGAAGTACCAGATGTTCCAGATGTACCAGAGGTTCCTGAAGTACCAGTTGTACCAGAAGTTCCTGATGTACCACTACTTCCACTTATTCCTGAAGATCCACTAGTACCTGACGTACCAGAGGTTCCTGTTGTTCCACTTGTTCCTGAAGTACC